AGTATCTTGAAAGGATGTGTCCCATATCTTCGTATAATCCTGCCATTCTTTGGTCAAGTGCACGAGCTTCAAGAGCAACTTTATCGAATTGTTTACCCAACTTATCCAATTCACTCATGTTTCTCTTAACAGTATGTTTATCGAACCAATCTCCTGCTTCTCTAATAGCAAGTGTTCTAGCAGCCTCAGTAATTCCACCAAGTGTTTCTGCTACTTGAGTAATATCTGATTTCCTATCCATTGATTCTTGATACTTGTTGTAAGTAGAAACAATTTCAAGAAAATGTTTTTTAACCTCTGTTGATAGAGGTCTTTCTTCATTTTCTTTCATTAGTTGGGTTAGTTTCATTGTTCTCTCCTTAAAATAATTTTTTTAATTTTTTATCACCATAAACATCAGCGAAGTACCACTTCTTATCTTTCATATTGTATAAATATACATATTCTGCCATACCGTTTCTATCAGCAGCATCTACATATTTACCAAAATCTTTTAGATTACCTTTAGTTGGTTTTCCACTTTTGTAATATTCAATATCTTTATCATTATAGATTCCTCTTGCACCACCACTCTTAATTAACTTAAGAACATCTTTTTCATTCTTCATGTGTTTTTTAAGGCCTGGTTTCATATTTGATGGATAACCATCGTAGTGAACATATGCTGATGCAATCTTACCACTTCTATCAATGATACCAACTTGTGAACGAGTTCCTTCGTTGATTATATTTTCTTTAACAAGATTTGAAATACTAATTCTACCTTCTTTCTTCATATATTCTTTCTTATCAAAGATAGATTCGATTTTATCAGCAAAATCACTCATACCATTATCTCGTAGTTGTTTAGTTAGAGTTCCTACTGATTTAACTCCATCCCATTCAGCTGCATCTGAAGTTTCTCTACCCAATGCCGATGAATAATCATCTCTTTCACTATATGTAGAAGCATATTTTTTTCTAATATCACCCATTTTCTTGTCGAAATCTGGGTCTGATATTGAAGGATACTCTGGTCTTTTTGCAAGTTCTGGTTTATCTTCTAAAACTGCAATTAACTCTCTTGCTTCAGTATGGAAGTTAGAATTAGTTAATGCCGAATAAACAGCTCTACCCATTGCAACCTTATAATCTTCTTCACCCATTTTTTGAGGAGTGATGCCATATTTTTTGGAAATCTTATCAGCAACTTTTTCAGCTTGAGGGTCTGATTCTAATTTTGGTTGAGATGGTTCTGATTTTGGTTCATCTTGTTTTGGTTCTGGCCAAGTATCATACGGACCAAGTACTACTTCCATAGCTTTAGCTGTAATTTCTGATGTTGCTTCTTCATATTCATCATCATCTCCACCCATCATCATTTCACCTTCTGCATCTTCCCAATCTGCGGCTAAATCTTTTAATTTTTTTCTTTGTTCATCCGATAAACCTTCTTTTGATTCTGCATAATCTAATAGTGCATCAGCTGAACTTATTTCTTCTATCTCATTGTATGCATCATCAGAGTATGGTAGATATGATTTAGAAGGTTCTGAATTTGGTTCAGATTTAGGTTCTTCTTTATCTTTGTTGAAGATGTTTACTTTAGGTGTATCTTTTTTAGATGGGTCTTTGACTCCACCATCTTTATCATCTTTTCTTTTTTCATGAGTTCCTGCTTTTATTGCAGCATCTCTCGCAGCTTTAGATTTGAATACAGAAGTTGTACCAGTTTCTTTACTTGTAGCAGTGAATACATCTGCTTCAGTAATCGGTTTTAAATCAACAAGACCACCTAATTTAATCATCTTACTTTGTCTCCGTTTTATGTGTATATAAATCAAGTTTACCATCTTCGGTTAACTTAACTTCATAATTAGTTTTTCTTATATCGTTGTGTCCACCTTTGAATGGAGTTTCTCCTACTTCTCTGGTAACTTTACCCAACTTAAATTTATTTTTGGACATAAAGTCCTGTACATTAAATGCCATAATTTTAACTTAATTCTGTTATAATTTCTCTCATCATATCTTGTGCCTTACACCATTCGTTACAAACTACTGTTTGTTTTTGAAGTTGTTTATTCACAGATTCATTCATTGGCACCATAAATGCACCATGTGTAGATGGATTGGATACAAAATCCCAACCAATCAATTCAAAATCTTCTCCTACTTGTACTTTACCACCCGATAAAGGTTCTACCGAACCCATACCACGAGATGATATACCAAGAAGGATTCCTGCTTTTAATAATTCTTTTAAGATGTTTCCACTTGGTGTAGGTAATATCTCTACTGTACCAACTAAATCTTCACCATCCCAATGAATCTCTCTTACATTGTGAGATACATTCTTTAGGTTGATTACAGAAGAATCAGGATGGTCTAATTCACCCAATGCTCTTCTTTCTTTAATAAGTGTTTCGTATTTTTTTGCTTCTCTCATCAGAATCTCTTTTGGGTAGATTCTTCCGTTTTGATTTTCCGCACCAGCTCTTTGTAAAATACCCTTAACGATAGTTCTTCCACTATCATCTTCGTTTACTCTACCTTCGAATAATCTGGTTTCTATTAATAGTTTACTCATTACGCTCCCCAAGTTTTTCTTTTCTTAAACAAATCAAAAAAGATTGCTGATACCTCTTGTCTGATAATTTTTCGGATTAAATCCTTATCAGATTCATTGAGTTCTTCGTTGATTGTTCCTTTTTTAAAATTAACGATTTCCTCATTGATAATATCATACAACTCTTTCTTAGTCATTTTATTTTAATTTACCTTTTTTTGCATCTCTCATTAAATCTTCGAGTGCTCTAATTTGGTCTTGTATTGCTGTTGCTAAATCTACATTTCTGTATTTAGCTTGTTTTCTTACAGCCAACAATGCTATTCTTTTTTCTTCAGTAGAAGGCCCTTCGTTTATTGATTCTTCGTTTACTGATTCAAACTTGATTGATTTACCGTATTTTTTTTGTAATTTTTTAATAAGTTCTTCTTTACTTTTAGCAGTTTCATTACCTCTATCAAAACCAAACTTTTGGATTGGTTTACCTGTTTTAGGATTTAAGGCTGCAGTTAGTTCTCTGAATCCCTTATTATCTCCAACAATTTGAACCATAGTATCATTATCTACTTTGATTGGTTTAGATACAGTTCTTGCTTCGTTTACTGATTCTTCTTCAGAACCAAATGTTGGTCCTTCATGTCCTCTACCAAATCTTTCTGTTTTATATTCTTTACCATCTACTTCAAAAGAATCATCACCATCTTTTTTCGCTTTTGCTACAGCAGCTCCAAATGCATTACCTTCAGATTTCTGTCCTCTACCTTGCCAAGTTTTTTCAATCTTGTTAAAGAATGCCTTCTTTTCTTCATCAGACATAGAAGGAATAGATTTTCCAGCCTTTTCTAATGCCTTTTTAAAGAAAGTTTGATACTCTGATTCTTCTTGTAAAGTTTCTCTTACAATATTTTTAAGTTGTTCTTTAGTAATTTTCATTTCTCAATCTCCTGTATCGTTTTAGCGATTTTGATTAGTTTCTCTTTTATAGTATAAATATGATTATTTGTTCTTTTCCAATAGTTCTGAGAATCTAACTCGTTCATCGTTTTAATTTTATTATACCAATTGAAAAACTTTTCTACTTCTTTTAATTGATACTTTAATTCTTTTAAACCCATTGCCATCTTCTTATGAGGATGCATGGTTTCATCGTTTTTTAATTCTAACCAACGATTTACTGGTCTTTTTATTTTAGCTTCGTTTACTGATTCTTTTAAATATTTTTTCCAATCTGAAAATTCTGGTGCCTGAGGAACTTCTATAAAATTAGTTTTATACCTTAACTTAGGTTGTTTACTTAAATCATATCCTAATCGAACAGCAACTTTCTTTTTTAAATCTACATAAAAAAGTGCTCCATGATAATCAATTAAATACGCACCCTTTTTACCATCAATAAATCCAGGTATGTTTTTCAATAAAACTCCAGGAGTTGTAAGTCCTAAACCAGAATGTCCTGCAATATATTGTACAGGTGCATCTTTAGTAAGTTGAAAGTATTTATGTCCTGATTTTGGAGATATCAATCCTTCTGCAAGAGTATATCCTGCTTGAGTAGCAGTTTCTTTTTCTTTCTTCTTATCTTTTTTACGATTATTACCAAAAGCAAAAGGAGTATTATACCCAGCAACATTACCTGTTGTGGTAGCCTCTTCTAATTCTTGTTCTACTTCATCAAGAATTTCATCTAAGATTTCTTTAAGAGTTTTTTCCATTGACATTTTTTATCTCCTTAATCAATTCATAAGACATCATCAAAGCTGAAACTTGCTCATCGGTAATCTTTTTACCAATTTTTTGTTTTTTCAAAACATTAATTGTTTCTCTCAACTTGATTTTTGTAATCTTATCTTTCATTCCTTTATACATTTCGTGTAAAGAAGTGATAGTTTTGATTAATTCTTTTTCAAAATACTCGTTGAACTTTGAAGTGTTATTAACATTATTAATATACTCTCTCAATAAACCTTTTTGAGATTCATTTAAGTTTGTATATTTTTTGTTAAATGTTTCAACAAGAATCTTGTACGTCAATAATCTTAAATCTTTTTCTTGTTTTCTGTATTCTTCTACTAACTTATCTTCTTTTTCTTTTAATGTAGCTGGGGAATTAGATGAGATATGTTCTACAAGAGTAAGTTTTGAATCGAATACATCTTTAATATCAAGGATATCATTCTTTTTACCTTCAAATAGTTTGTGAATTGAAGCTAAAATTTTATAGTTTGTTACCGGGGAAGATAAGAAATTATTAATTTCAAAGTTTTCCTTGATAGCTTTTACAAGATTATACTTTTCTCGTTGAAGTTTTTTATAATCTAATTTAGTATGTGCCTCCAATACAACATCAATAAACTTTTCAGCCTTTGAATCTGTATTATATTTTTCGTTTATTAAAAGGTTAAATAATCTAAGTTCTTTAGATAATTCAGTACCTTTACCATAGAATTCTCTGATAATTCCTTTGGCCCTTTCCTCATTACCATTGATAATTTCAAGGGTAACTTGTCGAGTTAATAGCTCGAAAAGAAATCCTGTGTTTTTAAATTTTGAATGCTTTATTTTTCTCATCTTTATAATTTCCTATTATGATATAGTAAAAATTCCCATATATAAATATAAATTTATTAAGTTAAAGGAAATTTTTACTCTTCGAGTATGTTATCTTCATCTAACATACCTTTTATTTCATGTAAATACTTTCGTTTTGATGCAATACCACTAATATATTCTATAGCTCTATCTTCCGAAGTACGAGAACGCTCTTTTTTTCTTTCTTTATCCCCAAGTGGGTCTCTACCGTAAGGATGTTTATCTTTTCCATATGTGTTTCCTTCTCTTGGTCTACCACCCTTATCCTTAAGTTCGTTTTTAAGATTTTCTAAAGATTCCTCAATATCTTCTGGTTCCTCATCTTCCATTGCAGGGTCATTACCCTCATCTTCAATAGAACGGAATCTGAATCTATCTTTCAAATCATCTAACATCTTAACTCTTTCTTCATCTTGTTCACCTTCAGATAATTTAAAGATGTTTTCATAAACCCAATCTTTAGATAACATATTTAATCCTGCAATATCTTGAGCCAAACGAATTTTTTCTGACCAAAGGTTTACTTTTTCTTGTTCGTAAATTGTAGATGGATTAACTAATCCTAATTCAAAGTTAGTCATTTCAGAATCAGTAACACCCTGTGAATACAAATGAACAATTGCAATCTTAGTTAATTCTGAAACTACTGTTCTTTGGATTCTTTCGATTGTTCTTGCAAATCTCACATCTTCTGCAGCAAGAGTTGCTTTACCATTTACATTTTCTTCATATCCTAAATAAGCTTTTGGAATTTTAAGAGCCGCGAATAATTTATTTTTTAGGTAATCAATATCTTCGATAGTTGCGTACTCTAAACCAGCAAGGTTATCAATTGATGTACCACTATCACCACCCCTAACTGGTAAGAAGAAATCTTCAGTTAGGTTTTGCATATTGTACTTTAAGTTGTAATCACCAGTATTTCTATCAACGAAAGGAACTTTCTTCATTTTGTTGATAATTCTCTGCATATAGTTATCCACTTCTGTTGGTGGGATATTACCAATATCAATTTTGAAAACTCTTTTTTCTGGTGCTCTCATGATTCTATGAATTAACATAGCATCTTCCATCAGAGATAATTGTTTCCACAATCTTCTTCCATTCTCAATCATGGATTTACCATAAGGCAACCAGTTAGTATCCGCTAACAATCTAAAGTGAGCGATTTCAAAGTTTTCATATTCTTCTTTTCCATTCGGGTCCTCAGTAATTTTAAATTTTACTGAATTTGGATTTGATGGGTCTGTTCTTTCTAATCTTTCTGTATTGTAAACAGAGTGAGGAGTAACATTTACGATACCTTTACCTTCAGCGATTTCTAAACCTAAGAAGAAATCTCCATACTTACACATATTTCTTACCCATGGCCATAAGTTGAATTCAACGTTAAGGATATCGTAAAATAAGTTGTTTAATAAATCTTGTACTTTTTGATTATCTGAATGAACCAAGAGAGTATCACCAAATTCATTTTTTAGTGTTGATTCATCTGCGTATATATCGAGTGCTGATGCTAATATTGGGTCATTATCCATTGCATCATAATCACGAAAAACTTCTCTACGAACTTGTTGGTATGCCATTGATTGAGCACCACCAGCCTGTTCGAAGAAAGATTTCTGTAATTTAGTGTATCTATCTCTTAAAGATGATAGATTCGTTTGTTGTCTTTCATCAGTATCAACTACTCTTCTCTTACCTTCTTTATCAACAGTAACAACTGCTTGAGTACGAAAGAGTTTAGTTAATCTACCAAAAAATGAAGTATCTGCCATTTTATTCCTAATTTAAATTATAACCTTTATTTGTTTGTTTTTACCATGCTCTACATGACCAGTATCTAGCTTTGTGTCTTGGGCCTGGATTATCACAATTATGTCTTGCTCTAAAAGATTTTCTCCTTTCAGGATTATTCTTTTTGATTGACATCGTTTTCTCTCCACCTTTTCCTTTATGACCAAAGTTTACTTTTACTACATTACCTTGGGGATTTTTAACATATACTTTGAACTTTTTAACATCACCTTGCATTGGTTTACCAAGTTTTACTGTTCTACCTTGATATTCCGCTTCGTTAATATCTGGTTTATACGATTCCATGAATTCTTTAAACTCTTTGATATCGTGATAGTTTTCTACGAAATATTCATTGCAATATGATTCGTTTTCATTAAGTAAGTTTTTCATTGAAATCATAATATTTTTCTCCTTATAATATAAATATAGATTTATTTAATTAACCAAGTTAAATCCTCATTTGTATCACCAACTCGTTGTTTCCATGGATTTTCTTCGAGTGCAGAATTACCACCAAATCCCATACCTACTATATCTAATTGATGTGCTCCAATACCACCCAATGCTTGTTTGGTTAAATCAATTCCCTCTTGTCTTAATCTTAATGCTGTATCACGAACCCAAAGACCAATTGCAAATGACATAGTTAAATCATCATTGTATCCAGTCATTGCTTCTGCTCTATTTCCTTTCCATATGAAAGTGAATAATTCATCGATTAATCTTGATGAACGAACTGTTACTGATTTATCTCTAAAATAATCATCCAACTTTGATATAATCAAAGGTCTTGTTTTGGATGTAGTACTAAATCCTGCAACCATACCTCGTTCTTCGGCACGGTATCTATTTGATAGTTGATGTTCAACATCTACATATTTTAAATCCTTACTCATATAGAATAAGTTCTGATATCCTCTATCAATTACTTGTTGTATAACCGCCCATCCAATGTTTGCATTCTCAATCACAAGTAATGCTTGATTATAATCTGTTGCAAGTGATACAAGGAAGTTTCCAAAATCCTTTGTATCTAATTTACCTTTATATTCTGCTACTTGAGATGCTTCTTCAACATCAAAAACATGACAAGCTGAATAATCCGATGAATCTCCACGAGCAACATCGGCTACAACCATGTAAGATTTATTGTAGTTTGGGTATTCCCATTTCCAAAGGTTTCCATCAAATCCTGTCTTTTCTATTGGTTCTTGACAATAAGATTCTTTGTAGAACATTAAAAGTTGTGGGTCTATTACAGTATCACCAGAAGAAACGAAATCACAATCACATTCTTGTGCCGCTCCCTTTGGTCCTAATAGTTTTTCCTGTTCATCTCTCCAATCTTGGTTTCTTTCAGGATGAACTGACCAATGTAAACGAATTGTATTGAATCCATTTTCTTCTTCTTCTGCACCTACCCAAGTTTTGTGAAAGAAATTTCCGACACCATTGGGTGTAGAAAGAATAATTGCATTACCACCAGTAGATAAGGTAGATTGAGCCGATACCCAAATATCCTCAATCTTATCAATAAAAGCAGCCTCATCAAATACTAAAAGTGATAGTGCTTCAGAACGACCAGCATCTCCAGCGGCTGAAGTTGCTTTTATCTGAGAACCATTTGAGTATCTTAGGGATAATTTGTTATCTTCTACTGTTGTTTGTTTTAACCACGATGGTAAGTACTGATTCATTACACGAACCTTCGTTACAAGGTTCTTAGCAACTTCTTGTTTAGTTGCAATAACTAATACATTAAAATCTTGATTGAACAACATTTTCCATAATGCAAATCCTGCAGTTAAGGTTGAGATACCTGTTTGTCGAGATTTTAGAATTATATTGTATCTGTGTTCATTGAATTGGTCTAAAGTTCTTTCTTGGAATGGATATAAGTGAAAAGGAATTTTGCCTCGGACTGGATGTTGAATCATACAATACTTCTTCATGAAGTGTATTGGGTCTTGAGCACATTTTTGATACTCAAGTTTAATTATTTCCTTTAAACTTTGTTTAGCCATTTTATTTTTTGCCTAATTTCCAATATAAAGATGTCCCAACGAATGGTTTGTATTCACCAAGTTGATTTGATAAACCTATATTTAATCCATAGATATTCATCTTCTTAGTTTTTAACAACCCATTAACACTAAAACTACCAAAACCATTTACTTGGTCAACACCAAGTCCTAATCCGTAATAAAATTCATTTTTCGGTAACTCTTTTACAATTGTAGTGTTATAAACAGTTGGAATTCTAAAGAACCAATCAATTTCTCTTGATTGAATTGTATTTTGTGAGATTACATCGGTAAGAATACCATATCCTAAATTACTTGGTGGTCTATTACCAAGAGAATCAGTAACTTCCGTTGGAAAATCATAATCAAGTTGTAAGGTATCTGTAACTTTATAAGATGCGAAATAATCTCTTACAATTGCAAGTGAATCTACATCAGCAGGTATTTCCACTTCTTTAATTACTTCTTTTGTTATGTATTTGGGTACATACTTTGTTACCTTTACTTCTTTTTCAACGTAAACTGTATCAATTTCTTGTTTTAATAACTCATAATCCTTACCATCTACTTTTACAATTTCTTTATCTTCAAAATCAGTTCCACATCCTCTCATTAAGAAGATAACTGATACCAAAATAAGGATAAGTAGTTCTTTCCATCTTTTTGAAAGTAAATTAAATATAATGCTCATAGTTTTTTTCCTTTAATTGATTAAAGGCTTCGTTTCTTTTTTCTACAATCACCTCTAATTCTTTTTCTCCGTTGTCTATCATCTCTTGAATCTCTGCCTTTACCTCTTCAATTGGTTTCGGTAGTTTCCAAGTTTCTGTAACCTTACCATCAGAACCAATCATTTCATATTGTTCTTTAATTTCTGATAAAGATTGTTTTAATTCTTCTAATTTAGTCTTTCCATACACAATCATACGAGTTGCAATCTTATAATCTTCATATGGAATCCATAACCCTGCCATTTTTATTTCGTGTTCTCTATCAACCGTACAATTTAAACAAAATCCACCTTTTTGGATAAATTTTAAATCTTTTTCACTTTTTTTAAGTGTTTTACACTCCGAATTCTTACATTTTGATTTTTCTTCAAGATATTTTCTAATTTCTTGAAGTGCTTCTGAGTTTTTACCTGTTTTTAAGATATAACCTTCCTTTTTCTCATATCTGTGGGTTTCATCTTCCCAAGTATCACCAACTTTTCGTTGTTCTTCAGTTTTTGTCCAACCAATTTGAGTATTTTTATCATACTCACCAGTATGAATCATATCTACCAACTTTCTACGAGTTGGATGCATATATTTTTTTTTGAAATCTTTACCCATTGTTATATATTAGGTTATATTATTGTATATAAATATATAATAATCGGAAAACCGATATTTTTAGAAGAAAATACCAAGTATTTGGTTTACTGATGCAAATGTACCTGTAAGTTTGAAGGTATTTCCATTATATAAGAAAACTATACCTTCATTCGGTACTATTTTTTTAGAACCTCCAATAGAATTTAATCTTTGGAGTTCTAATTTAAGTTTTTCTATCTTTTTTGGGTCTCCTGATTTCTTAACATCCTTGATTGTTTTATCAATTCTCTTTTTCATATCACGAACTGCTGCATCAGGGTTTACAGTTAGAGCAGATGAAGTAAATTCTAACACTTCTGCTCCTAATCCTAAGAAAATCTGTTCAAACTTCATTAAATTCTGTTTAGAAATCTTCTTTTGGTCCTCTTTATCTATCTTTTTAGCCCATTCAAGTGTTTTAGAATCAGTAATATTCTTATTATCTAATCTAAACTTCTTATCCATGAATGCCCATCTCTTAACTAACCCCATTTTAGTTTTGTTATCAAGTGTTGATGGTGAATTTTTATCAACCCATTGTTCCCACCATGCTTGATGGTAGTTTGCAACACCATCCGTATCCTTTAATCCGAATTCTTTTTGTAATTTAGAGATTTGAGATGAATATTTACTTCTTTTCTTTGATAAATCGGTAGATTTAGGTAGTTTTACAACAGGTGGGCCTTGAATCGTATAATTATCTTGTACATCTTTGTTAACTTGTTTAATCATACCTGCCAAGATTCTTGCAGCCTCACCATTTTCACCAATTGCAACACCCTCATCGTTATATTCCATCGTTCCATGGAATACAAGTAACGCTTGACCGTAAGGAATTACATTAACTGATGTTGGATATATCACTTCAAGGTTCATAAAACACGCACCTTGTTTAAAAATCTTATCTCTTTGTTTATCGTTAAGAGAAGATATAGCATTTGAAAGGTCTTTCATTGCATAGTTGTAAGCATCTGATAATCCACCTCTACCTTGGAACTTATCTGATACACCTTTGATATCTAATGCGTTCTCACCTTTGTTTTTAAGGTGTCCTTTGTTCCTAGCTGCTACTAATCTTCCATCTCTCCATGAAATTGCAAGAGCTTGACCATCAGTTTTCTCTCTTGTAAACTCAAGTGTACCTTCGAGTGCACGATTTACGATATCTTTTAATTGTCCAAAGGTTAAATTGATATCAGTATCGAATGGGTGAGACATATGTCCATACGCACCACCTTCTGTAATGATACCTTCTCCTAATCCACCTCTATCATGTTTAGAAAACTTACTTAATTTATCAAAATTTGGATGAGATTTTAAATCAGATTGTTTCTTAGGTCTCATATCAGATAGTTGTTTGTATCTCATATGATTTTTTACTATATAGTGAACCGTATCTACATTACCACCAACTGATTCAATCCATTTTTTGTACTTATTTACTAAATTAGCAGATACTTTCTCATGTCCAAAGTGTGTGATATGTCCTTTCTTTGGATGAATTCCCGCAGTTTCATCTTTTCCTATATCGTGGAACATTGCTGCGATTGCAATATCGATATCATCTTCTTTGATTGAACGATTTACAACTGTGATTGTATGTTTAAGTACATTCCCTTCAGGGTGTTTATCAATTCTCTGTCCAAAGTTCTTTAAGTTATACACTCTCTTTTGTAAATCAGATGGCATTTTCTTAAAGAGTGATTTGAAATCGGTGATTCCTAATTTTTTAAGTTCTTTACCTTCTCTAATTGGTTCATATTGATACTCTTGATTTGAATCAGTATTATTTCTTTGTTTCTTAACTCTTTTTTCGATTCGTTTTAAATCATCTTTAGATGGATATCCCATACGAATACCACTTTGACCAGTACCAACTCCTACTTCCTCTATGGTTGCAAGTTTTGTGTAGTATTTTGGGTCCTCGAATAAGTGGTCTTTAGCGATATCGTATGCAACTTTTACATCTGAAGTGTGTTCCATTTCAACTTTAACACCTTTTCCTGCTTCTTTCTTTAATTCTTCGAAAGAAACTTCGTGTTTTTCTGCAATATCTCTTAAACTCATACCTTTTGCAAGTTGTTCAAATGCAAGAACAGGGTTAGATGTTTTAAAATCATCCTTTCTCATTACTGTTTTTGCAATAATCTGATTTGCTTGTTTAACAAATGGAATATTGATATCATGTCTTTTATCTTTTACAACGATTTGTTGATATTTTTCTAAGAATTCTTTAAATTTCTTTTTATACTTTGATAATCTTTTAAAAAATCCCGTCAATTCTGCATCAGAAATTTCTTTTCCATTACGAGGGTCGTTCAATCTATCGAAAAAATGTTTTGTGAACTCAATATCTTCTGGTGATAATTGTTTCTCAGCATATTTTTCAATCTTATTAAGAGTAGATTTAGACATTTCATTTGTTTCTTTTGGTTTATTAAATGAAATGTTTGATTTGTTATCAAATTTATCTACTTCTGCATCTCTAAGTTTAGGTAAGAACTTAAATCTTGCTCTTTTTAAAACTCTTTTCTTTTTTCTAAGTACATTTTTATGAACTACCTTTGCCTGTTGAATAGTTAATTCTGCTTTTGTTTTACCAGGAAACAAATCTTCCATAAATTCTTTGTAAACTTCTAAGTATGCTTTTTTGTATGCAATCTTTTTAAGTTTATCAATAGATTTTCTTCTTTTCATGGTACGAGCTCTTCTTCGTTGAATCTGTGCTCGTTTACCAGCCATTTTAGCCTTTCTTCTTAGTAAATCTGCTGGTCTTAACTTTCCTTTACTTCTTTCATCTATATCTACATCTTCAGATAATCCCATTTTTTCTTGCCAAGAATCAAATGCATCAAAATCATATTCTTGTTTTTGTGAATCCCAACCACAAGAATGACATAAGTATTTTTCAGTATCTTCTGATTCTATTTCCCAAGAGTGATTACATTTCTCACACTTAACTTCTGTTCCAGCAATAGATTCTCTTAAACCAATAGATTCATTCTTCATCATTTTATCAACCAACCCTACATGAGATTCACCTGCTATGACAATTGGTATTTTTCCTTGAGAAGATAATTCTTTACTTTTTTTAATAAGGTGTTCATCTCTTGTTTCATTAAATGCATCTTGAATATCACCTATCTTTGTTTGTTTATCTTTGTTATCTTCTGGAAATGCTAAACGATATAATGTTCCTTTATCGCCACTTCCTTTCCAATCATTTTCATCACTTGGGGTTTCACCTGTTGGATTCTCCCAATTTTCTATTGGAGGAAATCCTGCCTCTTTTGCTGCAGATTGTATGTATTCTTTTCCTTCATCATCTAAAAAATCATCAGGACTCATGGTATCAGTTCCTTCACCCTGTCCAATCATACTTGCCCAATTACCTGCATTAACTTGTGATTGATTAAGACCAGTTTTTTCCATTTGTCTTTTATACAATTTGGATTGGTCATTATGAACATCCATTTCATCACCATCCCATGTATCAATACCTGCACCCAATTCTTTGAATTTAGGAACAGCATAATCCATTTCATCATTGAATTCTAATTCACCATTATCTCCAGTTGCACCACCTTCACCTACGAATACAATATCTTTCCATCTTTCTTTTGGTATGTTCTTTTTAACATCATCAAGGATATCATCAACCATTGCGGTTTCTCCGTGCTCCGTTCCATATACTTTACCACCACCATCTAAACCAAGATTTTGAATTTCTTTACCAGACTTTTTTCCTTGTAAAGTTGTTACTTTTGATTTTGGTTCTTCTTTGGGTTGTGGTTTTTCATTTGAAGTATCTCCACTAATCTTTTTTTGAATCTCTTTTTCTTTTTTTACTTTATTGTCATACCCACCTTGTTTTAAAGATGTACCTTGTTTTGGCTGTGGTTTAGTTTTACCATCTTTATCTAACTCAATATATTTTCCACTATCATCTTTTTTGAAAGTTGGGTCATCTTCACCTTCTTTACCTTTTAGTTTATAGTTACCATTACCTACATGGGTATATTTCTCATCTTCTTTTTCATCTTCAAATATTGCTTGGAAACCTTCTTTCATCAATCTAAAGGTTACTACCTTTTTACCATTGATAGTTGGCATTCCATGTTCATCTTTACCAATTGTTTTTACAGTTACTTTTTTATTTTTAAATCTACCCGTTAGGATAGTATCACCAACCTTAACAGGTAATACAATATTTTCGTTTAAAGAATTTTCAAATTCATCTTTCAATTCTTTATCACCTTTTGCTAAATTACCAGATTGATTTTTATCTTGAGAAATATCAGCTTTTGCAGAAATTGATTTTACTAATTCATATCCAGCTAAAGTTGCCTTACGGGTTGCATGTTTAAACCATTGTGAGTATGCACCACTTGAGTAAATATCTATCTGGTTGTTGGGAGTCATATTACCAATAATACCTGCTGGAAAGAATGAAGTTGCCTTAACAGGTCCATTTGGATAGTTTGGGTGGTCATAATAATCTTCGATTTCTTGTGTGGTAATCATATTAAGAACTTCCCAACCTATTTTCTTAGCTCTATCTATATTTACCTTTGAAAACACATCGTAATTTGGAAAAAAGAAGCTTGGCCCATCATCAACATCACTTCCAGCGTTCCCACCTAAGTTAGAACTCTCATTGATGAGCCATTCTTCAATTACTTCTTTAGGAATCTCAATTCCTTCATTAAGTTTATCAGTAATCATTTTGAAAATCGTCATATTGAACTTTCCATATGCACGATTCTTAAAGAAGTTTTGTTTTTGTTCATCCGAACCAACTGATAACCCATTACGAGTTTCAGTTCCACTTATACCCCTACCTTGTGATGGTGAAGCATAAACATATCCACCCTCTTCATAACCAATTTCGGCCTTTCCTTTCCATGGTCTAAAATACTTTCCACCTAATCTACCAGAATCTTTCTCACCAACAACGGTTACGAAGGCAGTTGTTTCTTTATCGTATTTATCGAGGATTTCTTTCGGTGCATAATTGTTTCTTACCTGTACTATTTTTGATTTAGGTATATTGAACATCGTAGTCATGATTTTCACCTTCTCTTTGAAGTTAAAAGGTGATTTGGGTTTTTCTACTTTGTTGGAAGTACTGATAAAAACATTATTCTTACCGAATTTTTTGACAAGGTGTTGGTATGTGCCATAGTGTCCTTTATGGAATGGTTGAAATCTACCACCATAAATTACTACGACCTTTTTAATAGGATTTTCATCCTCTAAGAGCATTTGCTCTACGAGATATTGTGAAAGTTCATTCATATTCAATATACCTTATCAGTATATAAATATAATATGTTTAAAGATTAGTGATTCTTATAAATGAAAGGGTCTCTTTTACGAAGTTCTTCTAATCTTTTTTTATATTGCTTATTTAACTTTCTTTTTTTTAAGTATTCTTTAATTTTTTTTATCAACCACATAATTTTTTAAGTTTGTTATAAATTCTCTTTCAGTATCTTGTTTACTTTCAGCATATTTAAAAAGTAAAGATTGATTATGTATAAGTATATCTTTAATTGAATCATACCAATTATGTATTTCTTCAGTTGATAACGAATTTAATCTTAGTATTTCATCAGAAATCATTTTTATTCTTAACGCATCATTATGTTCATTATCATACTCTTCATTTATAAAAGGTGAAAATGTTTTAAAACCTATATTTCGTAATTCTTGTAATGCACCAGCTTTATTAACTTGTATAAATGGTTGTAAATGTCCTATTGGTTTCCAAGTTTTTTCTGAAAGGTATAAACCATCTTCATAAAAATTTGTTTCGGTACAAATATTAATATATGAATCTAAGTAAGGTTGTTTGTTTTCAAAATTAAATCCCCAAACAGAATTTATATCATCATAATCAATAGTTTCTTTTTTATTGTTTATAATATCAAACGATTTTTCGTAAAGTTCCTCACCTATAACATCACCTGCATGATGTAAGTAAAATGATAAATCATTTTCTCTATCAAATAAACTTATATCATAAGAAACCAAGTTTTCTTTTATAAAATCTAAACCTAACAAACATAACAAAATCATTCGTTGAGGTCTTAATCTTCTATTCATCAATAAAAACTTTGTTTTACGAATTTTTGAATCTAAATCTTCAGATTTAACAATACTATTTTGTTGGTCGATATCATCCCAAAATTTATAATCAACCCCATCATAAATCTCTTTTAATTCTTTTGATTTAAATCGTAAAGACCATGGCCAGTAAACCATTTTTACTTTTTTCGGATTATGGTTTCTTACTTTTTTATGTAATGTTTCAATATCAACTGCGGATGATAATAAAATTACTTTATTTTCTGGTATTTCATATTTTTCTAATACTTCATACAAATTAGAGAAAAAATCAATAGGAAATACTCCCTCAGTGCCATAGTTTATAATAAGATAAAAATTATCATTTGTTTTAATGTTATTTAAACTATCTTTCGAAATAAAATCTATAAAACAACTTTCTGAAAATCCTCCAAATTGTTTTCCTAAAAAATGATTAAAATTACCAAATGGCTCTACGAGATAAAAACACACATCATTTTTATATCTTGTATTATTTAAGTAATCATGTATTGTTAATTTATTAAACAATAAATGGTCTGAATTTAAAAATACATTAAATACAGATGGTTGTACAAAATTTTTAAAAAAATGATTTTGTAATTCAAAATCTGATACGAAATCTTTTTCAAAGTATTTTTGTGAATAATAGTAATTTAATGCATTAGGAATCCAGTCATTTGGTCCTCTAAAATCATAAATTATATTCAGATTTTTTATTTTTTCAACTTGCATAATACAATTCAGGATATTCTACTAATATATGTATTCCACCTTTAGATAAAGCTGTTTTGTAAGCAGGCAATATTTGTTCTGATGATTTTAAATCTTGAATGGTAACATTTGTTAACATTTGTTTGAATGGTTCTGTATAGTTTGCTTTGTGTTGATGGCCAGGGTCTAATGGTTTATCAGAACCTTTACCAACTCTTACAATTACGTTTGGTTTCCACTCACCATCAGACATCGCTTCTAACTTATCCAAGTGATTAATAAGTTGGTTTGCTGCAAGAATAAGAAAATCCCATCTTGGGTAGAAAGTAACAACTTGGTGTCCTGTCATTGCAAGACCCATTGTCATTCCCATTTGAGTTTCTTCCATTACTGGAGTTTCAATCATTCTATCTTTTGGTAAACCTTCAATGGTTTTTGACATTGGGTTTCCGTAATACACAATCTGTTGGCCAATAAAAATTGTAGATGGATTGCCCATACAAAGTTTCATAGCTTCTGTAAGTGCATCTACATATGGTGTAAATTCTGGTTTACTCATAATATATCTGTTATTTTATTAATTTTTAGTTTTGTATCGAATACCACAGATATTCTTGTATTTGTTTTGCTATTATTTTTAAAATCATGAAAAGTATTACCTATGTATAATATATCATCATTAATATTTTCTATTTTAGATATTTTATTATAGTTAAAAAATTCAAAAAATGAATTATCTGATGGCTGTATTTCATAAACATATCTGTTTGAATCGTGTGTCGAATCTTGATGGTATCCTAAACTATAATTTGGTGGATATTTCATTAACCAAATATTTAATAATTTAAAATTTTGTAATTTTTTGATTACATCATCAATTAAATTAGTATCAGTCAAATCTTCATCATAAGCAACATTATTTTTATCAACAGAATATAGTAAATATTGTTTTTTATCATTATGTTTTACAACATCCAATAATGAATCAAAATCATTCTTATTAAAAATTTTATTTTTTACTAACTTTGGTAATTCTATTTTTTTAACATTTTCGTAATTACTTTTTTCTAATTCTTCAATAATAATTTTTGTTAAATACTCATGACCCTTAAGATTAAAATGTGTATCACTATTTGAGAAATCCGCACCAATTGTTCTATAATCTCTTTTTTCGTTTACTACTAACATAGTATGATAAAAATCCAATTTATTATCATATAAAATAGTTCTACTTTTAATTTCTTCTGAAAGTTCTAATGTAGAATGCTCACCTCCCAAATCCATGTGAATAAATCTTATTAAGATATCTTTTTCTTCTACAAACTTAATTAATTTATTAAATTCATCTATTTGTTTGTTATCATCTCCAAGTTGATTATATCCTCTTGCAAAACTTGTACTCTGAACTATAATACAATCGGTGTTTGGATTTTCTTTTAACTTTTGATAAATCCATGTAACCATTAATGGATTTGAATTTCCATTCCTAGCAGCCACGATTGGTTTTCTTCCAAAGTAATCAGCAACTTTTGTTGCAAATCTATTATCTACATTATATTGATAATGATGTGGTAATAATAATTTGTCATAGAAAAACCCATCACGAGGATGTTTATCATCATTAAAACCACCATATAAATGCAAACTTTGTCCCCATGTATAAGAACAACCTGCAAATATCATTGTTGAAATCATTACGGTCTTGAATTTGGGTCAAACTGGTCTTTGTTTTCTTTATACCAACGAAGTGCATCTTCTAATCCACTTCTTAAATCGTATTTTGGTTTCCAACCAAGTTTTAATAATTTTTCATTTGATAATAATCTCTTTGGAATCATCGGTGCTTTATTGTTAACAAACTCAATTGGATTGTCGTTCCCCTCAATCTCTTTGATAAGTTCTAACACTTCCATTACAGTATATCCTTTACCAAAACATACATTGTAGATATCATAGGTATCCACATTTTCTGCAACTGTGATAAATCCACTAACCATATCATCAACATGGATGATATCTCTTACCTCAGTACCATCGCCCCAAAGTGGAATTGGATTTAAATTATCTGCAACTTTTCTGATATTCGCAGGTGTTACATGACACTTTTCAAAATCGTACTTATCATTTGGTCCAAACGAGTTAGATGGTCTGATAATTACACATTGCATTGGGTCATGGATTTGATTTGAAAAGAACTCACAAAGAGTTTCTCCATATCTCTTCATCCAACCCACTGCTTTGTAAACAGGATAGATGTTTGGTGTTTGTACATTCATATCTTCTGTGCAATACTCTTCACCAACATCTGGATATGTTGTATTAGAAGAAATAAACATAAACTTACGAACTTTGTTTCTCCAACTTTGTTCCATAAGGTTTGTATTCATTTCAACATTAGGAGTAACATGAAGAAGTGGATTCACTTTTGTATCTAAAGCATTTGAAGTATTTGCTGCTGCATGAAATACAACATCTACATCCTTTGATACTTCTTCACAAAATTCTGCAGTTCTTAAATCTCCTTTTAAAAACTCAACATTTTCACATCCTTCGAAATCGTTTCTTAAATCTCTACTCCAAGATGTTGCTCTAAGGTTGGTGTACCCATTTTCGTATAACATCTTGATTAATCGTGAACCAATAAATCCACTTGCACCTGTAACTAAAATTTTATCTGTTTTGTTCATAATATTTGTATGTTTCTTTTATACCTTCTTCGAATCCAAGTTTTGGTAATAATCCGAATTGTTCTTGTATCTTAGTACTCATTCTTCTTCTCATATCACCATTGGGTTTGGAAGTATCCCAATTTATTTTTATTTCTTTACCACTAACCTTAGCAACAGTTTCAATCATTCTTTTGATTGATATTTCTTCACCACTACCTAAGTTAGTTGTTATATGTAATTTATCTTCTAAACATTTGATACAACCATCTGCAACATCTCCAGCGTATATGAAATCTCTTGTTGGTGTTCCATCTCCCCATGCTTCAATCTCACCATCGGATTCATAAACCTTTCTACAAGTTGCTCCGATTACAGTTGCACCTTCACCGAAGTTATCATATTCACCAAAAATATTTGCTGGTCTTACGATTGTCCAATCTTCCCAATTGTGTTGTACTTTATATGCCTCCAAATAAATTTCTGGTATTCTTTTACTCCACGATGGAAACCAATCGTTTGGTGATGGAAGTGTTTTCCATACTGTATCTTCTACAAATTCTTCTGCTGGTTCATAAACGCCAACCGAACTCATAAATACTAACCAACAATTGTGTTTGTGAGAGTTTTCTATAATATTTGTATTAACTTTTATAGATGGTTCAAGAAAATCCAATGGTCTTTCTTTTGCTCTGATTGGTGAACCTTTGATTCCAAATGCATTTACAACTCCATAAAAGTCAAATTCTTGAAAAAGAGCTTCAACCGTTTCAACATCTCTTAAATCTAAGTTTAAAAATGTAAAATTTTCATTTTGTGGTAAGTTTGTAGATTCTTTAATATCTACACCAACCACTATGTATTCTTTTTGTAGAAGTTTGTTTACCAAGTGAGTTCCAACTAAACCACTACAACCTGTTACTAATATTGTTTTACCACTCATTTTCTATAACCTTAATATTTTTATCCATCATATCTTCTTTGTATATTTTTTTAAGATGGTTTCTGTTATATATACATATATCTAAAACAGAAATGTATAATTCATGTAACTCATCTAATGATAATGAAGATAATTTTTTAATTTCATTTGTAATTTTTAAAAATCTCTCAACATTATCTTCTTCTTCATCATAAGATTCATCTATAATTTTATCAAAAGTTTTAAAACCAAATTCTTTTAATTGTTTTAAAAATCCTTTATTGGAAAAAACAATAAATGGCTGTAATCCAATTATTGGTTTTGAAATCTTTTCAGTAAAAAATAATATATCATCTTCAAATGAAGTTTCAGTTACAATATGAATATAAGAATCTAAATATTCTTTTTTTCTGTAGCAATTTAGAGTAGAAAATCCCATTTTATTTTGAAAATCATGTGTATCAATCTCAATTGGAATTTTTTCATTCATCTCATCTACATATTTTGTTAAATGAGATAGTTTACTACCTTGTGTATCTATACTATATTGTTTATCTATTTTTCTTATTGCGGATAATATAAATTTATCTAATAAGTTTTCATGTCTTAAATATAACAACAACCAATGTCTGTGAAATCGTTGTGTGTTTCTCATAAAACACAAAAAATGTTTATTTCTTTTTGTATTTTTACATTCTGATATATTTGGTACTGAGATTGGGTAACCCAAATCAGTAATTCCACCATCTAATAAATTAAATGTTTCTGCAGAATGTATAAAATAGTGATTTGAACCAAAAAATCGAAATTTTGTTTTTTCTTGTGTATATCTAAAGTTTGATTCCATGCAGATTAAAGATTCATTTTTAATATCAAATCTTTTTAGTTCTTTTTCAATATTATCTATTATTTCGTAATCAAATGTAATCGATTCTGAAAGCGATGTTAGAAGGATTTTACACTTACCTTCTTGTATTTTTTTTAATAACGAGTTTGGTAGTGTATCTAAAATAGTTTTCTTTGTATAATCATCTTTTATATAAAAATTTTTTAATCCTTCAAAACATTCAATATAAAAAATGTTTTTTTTACCTTTTTGATACTCATTACTAATTTGATATGAGGTGCCTGTTAGCCAATTTTCAAAAATAGATAAATGAAACAATGGAACATTATCATCTTTTTTATGAACTAACCCCTCACCATTATATTTGGTATTTGGTAACTTAATAAAATTTAAAATACTACCCATTTTCCCGTTCCATAATGTGGGTACTTAGATTCGTATTTATAATATATCACATCTTCTGGTACATCTCTCTGAATCCCATTCCATGTATCCAATGTTGGTGTATTTGTAGATACACCATTATCTTCTACCACAAAGTGAAGTGGCAAATCATAGTTTCTTGCATATTTGTGAACTTCATAAAAGATTCCACTTTCAAATGCCATATCACCCAAAAATACCCAAACTTTATCATCACCACCATTGTACTTAATTGATTTAGCAACTCCCAATGCAATAGGTAAAGTACCAGTTACAATTGCAGATGCATAGAATTTGGAATCTTTATCTACAATTGTGATTGATTTACCATCAAGAATTTTTTGTTTTAGTTTATCTTTTTCCACACCATGTAAAAGTGCATGATAGTGAGACCTCCAAGTTGAAAATACCCAATCAGTTGGAGATATTTTTTTGAATATTTCTATTAGTTGTTCTTCGTTTCCATTTGATAAATGTATAGGACCTGTAATTTCTCCATTTTCCCAATGAGAAATGATATCATCTTCAAAATTGATTAAATCCTCTTTTGAATAATTGCCTTCTGACCATCTATCTTCGTGATAATTTAAATTTTTAATTTCCATTTGCATCTCGTTTTGATAAGATTGGATTTTGTACTGGCCAATCTATGTTAAATCTTTTATCGTTAAATAAAATTGTCTTTTGTTTATTTTCGTCATTATATTCACCTTTATATGCCATCTTATAATGAAAAATAGAATCATCTTCCATTACAAAGTGTCCATTTGCAAACATAGGCGGTACAAGAACTTGTGTACCCGTTTCAGGTGAAATTATAAATGATTCCCATTTACCATAAGTTAATGAGTGAGGTCTAACATCTAATACTACAAGATAAATTTTACCATGTAAACAACTTACTAATTTCCAAGTTTTATCATCATAGTGCAATCCCCTTAAAACCGCGAACTTAGATTTTGAATATCTATCGTGTTTAAATTGCAATCCTTCGTTTCTTTCGTTAGCAGGTAATAATCTATCATAGTAATCTGAATGATATGTTGTAGAAATACTACCCCTATATTCATGATATATTGAAGGTTGTACTATTTTTATATCATTAAGAACACTGCCATTGTAGAAGTGAAAATCATTCCAGCTTCTTTCTTTATAAAATATACTTCTATTTAATGCCATAACCTAATGGAAAATCATTTCTATATTTTGAACTTAAATCTGAAATTAGTATTGTATAAGTTTTAATCAATTCACTAATTCCATCATCTAAACTATATTGAGGAATCCAACCATTAGATTCTAACTTCGAATTTGAAACAATATAATCTCTCTTATCGGGGTCTTGATAATTTTCATTATAAAATATTTCAAATGAAGGAATCTGTTCTTTGATTGCTTCACACAATTGTTGTTTAGTTAAATTTGCTTCTGTTAATCCCACATTATAAACCTCACCACTATGTAATGGATATTCTTCAATCATTTTTCCAAATACAAGTGCAACATCTCTAATGTGAATAAAGTTTCTCACAAATTTTTTCTCGAAGAGAACAATAGATTTATCAGTAAGTGCTTTGTAAACAAATTCGTTTACCAATAAATCCATTCTCATTCTTGGTGAAGTTCCAAATACGGTTGCTAATCTCAAAGAGATTCCACCAATACCTAAAACTTCTTTTTCGGCGTTTACCTTAGTAACTCCATAGTGTGAAATGGGGTTAAGTGGACTTTCTTCAGTGCACACCCCATTCTCTCCTATCCCATACCCACTATTGGTGTTCGGATAAACCACCCTTTTCTCTGTATTTTTTACTAAATCACAAATAAACTTTACATGGTCGTAATTTATCTGTGTTGCTAATTCTTTATCTCTTTCACAAGCAGGAAATCCAACGATTGCTGCAAGTGGAATAATCAAATCATTATATAAAACTAATTCTTTTAATAGTTTTTTATCTCTAACATCACCATATACAAAATTAAAGTTTTTGTAGTGAGTATAAATTATAGATGATGTTTGGTTATACATAAGATTATCTAAAATAGTAACCTCATAACCTTTTTTTAAAAATAGTTCAGTCATTACTGAACCCAAATAACCTGCTCCTCCTGTGATTAGTATTTTCATAAAACAAAATTTGTATTTTTTGAGACACATTCAATTAACTTAGATATTGTATCATCAACAACACCATCAGAATGTGCCAATTCTCTTATTAAGTTTTTATTATGTTCTAATATATCCATAATACTATGATATACTTTATGTAATTCTTCAATTGGCATATTGTTTAATTTTTTAACTTGATTATAAGCAAGTTCAAATCTTAGATTTGTATCAAATTCATTATCATAAGATTCATCAATTATTTTATCAAAAGTTTTAAAACCAAAGGTCTTTAAAGTTTTAAGAGTATGTGGATTGCCAAATACAATAAATGGTTGCATACCTACCATTGGTCTTATACATTTTTCAGTAATAAAACACCAATCGTTACTAATCGAAGTTTCAGTTACAAGTGAAAAATAAGTATCTAAATAATGAGAAGATTCCGATAAAAAATTATCAGATTGTGCAGCTGATTGTTGGTTATCAAAATCCAATCTAAGAGGATATTTTTCATTAAGTGTTTTTTTCATCCAACTTACATCAACATAACTAAATTCCAAACCTTCAAATGAATAAAACAAATCATCTCTATCTATATCATTAAAATATTCGTTTTCATATAATGATACCATACAATCATCAAGTATATTATCTTTAAATAATTTTGAAACAAGTAACAACCTATGTAATCGAGATGAATTTCTGTTATAACATAAAAATTTATATGGTCTAATTTTTTCTTTTTGGTTTTTAATATTAGTTATACTTGGAGCTGATTTTGTATTTCCATTGCAATCTATATTTTCATCCAAAGTTCCTTGTAAAATATATGGATTTATAGGAAATGATTTAACAAAGTTTATTTTTTTATTGATAAAATTATTACAATTTGAAAATATAAATTTACGTCTATTAATATTATTACTATCTAAAAAATTTAATATATTTTTTCTAAATTGTGGTTCGAAATCATATGAGCCTTCTTTATCATCTACTACCCAAATAAAAAAGTTTTTAAATTCTTTGAGTAAAGATATTGTTTGTTTACTTATAAAATTTAAATCTAAATAGTTTTTTGAAATTTCTCTCTCTATTGTATAAAAATGACAAGATTGAATCATAAAAATATTTAACTCATCCTCTTTATCTTCTACATCACATATATGTCTATAATCAATTTTTGTTTTTTCAGGTGTATGAACATATTTTTGTTTATAAGCTGATATTAGATTTGAAAAATGCGAATAATGAGATTCTGTTCCCTTATAGTTAGTTTTATTTGCCTTTAGTATATGATTATCAATAGAATCTAAATTATCTAATATTGATAAAAACAAATCAGGCATATCTTCCTTATTTAGTGATGGAAATATTGGGCCGAGTGGTGAATTGTACTCGTAAACTAAATTTATCTTATTTATCAAAGTATTTGATTTTTAGTATTTTGTTTTTCTTCTGGTGAATTATACTTTTTATATATTTCTTGTTTTTTAAATCTTGCATGATTATTATTATTTGAAATATCAAAAATAGAACTTTCTGTTTGTCTTACTCCATCAAATATAAAATAGGCTTTATCATTTTTAAATTTAGTCAATTCATCCATATCAAAGTATATCATTTCATCAATAGTTTCTCTATCAACATATTCATCTATAATTTTAAAGTATGAGATATCTCCAGCCCAAAAGTTGTTATGTGGCCAACCTTGTTCTTTATCATGGAATGCACAACCTATATATGTAGGACACCAAGTATAATCACTTATGACACCTTCATATGTTGTACTTTCATGTATTCTTTCATCTTCCTTTTCATCATAAATAAATAAATCTATTTTTTTATTTTTAGAATCATGAGATACAAAAATGTTTATAAATTCTTTTCCTTCAGTCATTAATCTTGATGCTACTTGACCATATTTTATTTCACCATCAACGTTGGTCCAAAAATCAAATTTAAAAATATGTTCAGGAGTAACCATTAATCCAAGATGCATTCCTGGTTTACCAACTATACAACTAGCTGTATTTTCTCCCTCTTCTTTTACAAGAGCATCCCAATCTGTTTTACATCTTATAAAAAGAGTAAATGATTCTTGGGCCCAAATTGTATGGTCTTTTTTTCTAAAATTGTGAGTATCATCGGTATCTATTTCATACCAATCTTTATAATTTATTTTTATCATAACTTAGTTTCTTTACAAATATTATAAAAGTTTTCAAATTCTGGAAATGTTTTTACAAAGTTTGTTCCTCGTCTTTCATCATGATTTTTAAAATAATGATAAAAGTTATATCTTCTCATTTTTTGAATATGGTCCTCTTCAGGTGAAATCATCCAATCATAAATTCTTTTCATTTTTATGATTTCCAAATCACCATACCCAGCTTCTTGTTTAGCAAAATAAGGAGCTTGTAAATAGTTCATGAGTTCGGCCTGTTTAATAATATTTTGAGACCAATCATATGAAGTATCTCCCATCGCAACTTTAACTGCCTGATGCTGTGGATGTCTTAAATAAGAGGTGTCCATTAAGATTGCACCAGGCCAATACCTATCAACACCTTTATGCAATACCTTTAAATCATAAACTTCTTTAATAAGTTTATCATAATTTGGTAATGATAATGCATTATATGTTACCATAAAGGTTATATTAATTCTTGGACAAGCCTTTAAGATTTTATCCACATTATCCATAAACTTATTATACACCAAACCATTTCTAATATACTCGGCTCTTTCACCATGAGCATCTACGGAAGTAAATATCACAAAATCCTTTACTTTATTTTCTTGAGTAATTTTATTTACTTTTTCAATAAATCTATCTATTAAAGTATCAGGTACTCCTAAATTAGAGTTTATTGCCAATGATAAGTTTGTATTTGGATTTTCTTCTTCAATAATATAATCAAGAACTTTCCAAGTATCTTTACTCATCAAAGGCTCTCCACCTGTGATTCTAAATGTATATAAATCTTGGTACAAATCTGGCCACCATTTCCAAAATGCCTCCACATAAGGGTTATGTTCGCTTTGAGGAATAGGCATTTTGTTTTCACTCTCTAAATAACTGATACTATTGAAATTATCGGTTGTAGGATAACCACCATGTTGTTTGATTTCTTCCATCCATTTAGTAGAAAACTGTGGTGAACAATATGAACATTTAAAATTACAAGCATTTGAAAAAGAAACCTCAACATATCTTGGGTTGAAATCATCTTTCCAATTTGAATTTACAATATCATCATAATGTTTTATAGACCAAGGTTCTGATGATTTAAAAGTTCTATCTGAATACTCATTTGAGTTATCTTCAACATTCCAACAATAATCACATTCAGTTGGTCTTTTGTTTTCCATCATTTCTTTTCGTTTTAGTTTTTTAAAACGAGTGTTATGAAGTGCAGATGGATTTCTTCTAATTTCCCTTTGTGGAATTGGATGTGTACCAGGGTGGTGGCATGAATGTGTATGACCTATTTGAAGGTGCATCGTAACTTGTGTCCATTTTGCCAAACAAAATCCACATCCAACTCTATCGAGTTTTTCTTTTGTTTCAACTAAATGATTTGATAATTGATTATCTACTGCCATGTATTTTTTTCTTTATATTAATATATATCACAACTTAATGTTTATGTATTTTGCTTTTGGTGAAATTTCTTCGATACTAACCAACTCATATTTAACTTGATTAATACCATCAGATTTGTAATCCCAATTTCCTTGTTGCATTTCTTTTACAAACCTTCTTTCGTTTCTTGCTGTTGTTTCACCTTTAGCCCATTTATCGATACCATTTATATTTACTAACCCTTCATCTTCATGAGGTAAGCAAAACATTCTACCATTTACTCTGTGTGGTACTTTTGTAAAAGGAATTTCAACTTTTTCTTTTTTATATTCACAATTATATGAAACACCATCGTTTCCATTGTTGGTTTTATCCAACACTAACCCATCTTTGAAATCGTAATGTAGGTATAACCCATCATCTAAAATTGTATTTGGTATTTCAGATACTTCATCAGATGTTAGTGCTCTATTCCACATTCTAACATCTGCAATATCTCCTTTAAACCACTTAGAAGGCTCATCATCAGATACAGAAGTTGTAGTTCCTAAATAATAATCAACATTACCATATCTTTTTAACATTCCTTCAAAATGTAAAGGTGAGTGTGTTCCTGTTCCCCATCTAGCATCTGATTCCTTTCCGTTCATATAAAAATGAACATTGTTACTATCAACAACAAGTGTAATCCAAGTCCATTGGTTTTCATATCTTTTCATCCATTGATAAAGATGCTCTCTTTGGTTGTTCCAAAGTTGTGCGGTATAAGCTCTTGAGTTATTATAAGATATACCATAATCATAACCTGGTCTACGAAATATCGGATATTCTACAAATCTTCTTTCAGTATCTCCAATTAAGAAAACAGGTACTTTTTCTTCTTGTTGATGTGCTCGTACCAATACTGAAATTGTATGTGAACGAGAAGTTAAGTTACGAAGAGAACGAGTACATGGAATCCGTACATAAGAATCTTTACCATTAAATGATATAAAATCTTTCTCTTGTTTTGTATAATCTAAGTAAGTATCATTTACATATCCTTCAAGAACACATCTCCAAAACAAATCATCATCTTCCATTCCCCAATCCCAATAATCATTGGAATATCCATTGGTTTTTTCAACTTGTTCTTTTGAGAAAACAATTGCACCACCGAAGTATTCTTCATACTTTAGTTGATAATTCATTTGTGAAATTTCAGTTGCAATATGTCTTGGGTTTTCTTTTGGAAAACTATAATCTGCCCCACCACCTTCTTCTGGTATCATATCAATATCGTGCCAAACGATATAATCACAACCATCTTCAAATGCGTGTTTTGCAGCGATATTTTTGGTTGCTCCTCTGTTGAATAATTTATCATCAACTTGGTGTCCAAAATAAATACAATAATCAATTCCTTGAGAATCAAGGTACTTACTAATTTTTGGTACAAATTCTTTTAGATGAGCCTCTCTGTTTCTGTATGGTACACAAACTCCTAATTTCATATTGAATCTGCAATTAGTTTTTTAAACTTGGTTGTTGACCAACCATGGTCTCTATTTAAATAGTGAATTGGTATATCTAATTCGAAACCTGTATATGTTTTACCTCTATAATCATCTCCTAAAAATCTGATATCTGGTTGTAATCCTTTTAATAATTCTACCAACTCTTTTTCATAAGTGTAATATGCAATTGAATCTATCCACCTAATTGAAGTTAGAATTTCTGTTCTTTCTTCTTTGGTTAGAATTGGTTTTAATTTTTCTGGTCTTTCAATTGATGGGTCTACATGAAGAAGTATTACAAATTGTTGACAATATGATTTACATTCTTTAAACATTTTTATGTAACCAGGATGAATAACATCAAAGTTACCTGCAATTACACCTGTTTTGTACATGCTCATCATAATTGTATTGAAATTTTTGTAACTAATCCCTTTTCTTCTTTTTTTATTTCATCAAATCTCAATGTATTTAGACCATCTATTCTAAAATTATCAAAATTGTTTCTAACTTCATTGTAATACTTGATTTGATTTTTTCTCGTTTGAGAATGAACCCACTTATTTCCTATTGAGGAATTGTTTTTGTGTTTAAGTGATTTAAATCTGCACTTTCTTCTATGTGGCTTTGGTAAGAAACTTTTAAAAGATATCTTATCTTTATATAAATATATATTATTTAAAGAAACATCAAATTCTCCTGTTATATCAACACAGGTATCCTTTGTGGATAAACTTGGTATAATTTGAGAAAGTAGATATTCACTTGATTTGAAATCACCAAAGTTTCTTAGTTTTGGTTTTGTAGTATTTTTTGATATTTCCATTACTTCTTTAGAAGTTAATGCTATATCGTATATTTCGATATTTGATATCAACCCGTAAAAGAAACTTTTATTTGTTTTTTTATTATTTGGTGCACCAACATATATTTTATCTGAAGGTACTTGTAGGATGTTAGAATTTATTTGTACCGAATCAACCAATGTACCATCAATATATAAACTTAAATTTCCATCGGTATTATAAACCATTGTTAAATGAACCCACCTTTCTCCTAAAATATCACTTGTAACAGAATATGATTTTTTATTCTCATCATACATTTGAGAAAAAAATCTTCTGAAAGAGTTGTAGAACAATCCCATATTAAATCCAGGTATTGATATTATTGAAAATTCATCATATTCTTTATTTTCACTTAACTTTACATTTTCTGGCTTTACTAAAACAGATATTGAAAATTCATCTTCTAACAAATTTGTTTTTTGTTTATTTGATAATTCGATATATGAATTGTTTCCATTTAGTTTAAAAACTTCAACTTCATTTATTTCACCACTTCCTGTTTCATCCTTATCAATATCTAAATCAGATTCAACACATCTTATCAATAAATCATCATCTTCGAATCCCCATCCCCAATATTCGTTAGAGAATCCATTGATGGTTTTAAAATCTTCTTTGGTAAACATAGTTACACCACCAAAGTAATCAAAGAAAGTTGTTTCGTAATCGTGTTCTTGTAAGTGAGTTGCAAGATGAAGTGGTTTTTCTGAATACGAATAATCTACATCTTCAGGCAACATATCAACATCATGAAATACAAAATAATCACACCCTTTATCAACGGCGTACTTATATCCTGCATTCAGAAGTTTACCTCTGTTAAAAGGTTTATCATCTGCCTGTTCTACGATGAAGATTTCGTAATCAATATCCTTGATATATTCTTTCATATGAGATAAGAACCTTTTGAGTTGTTGTTCTCTATCTCTATATGGAACGATTATACCAAGTTTATGAGTTATCTTCTTCTTGAGTCTCTGTTGTCTCTTGGATTCTCTCACTTCCTCTTTCTGGTCTGTTTGATGTTCCTACTGTTTTTTGTTTAGCGATTTGGTAGAACTCGTTTAAGTACCACTCTAATCTTTCTTGCCACATATCAGCTTCTAACTCATACATCCAATCGTTAATATCACCGAGTGATGTTGCAATAGATTCAAGAGCCTTTACCGCTCTTTCTTGAAGAACTTGTTCTTCACTTTTTTTAGATGTTGCCATAGTTCAACTTTTTGTTTTTAATTAATTCCTTTTTTAAATAATCTGTTAGTTTTCTTTCACTTGTAGATTTATTTTGATATGAAGAATTTAAATAAGCTTCAAAGTTTTTCTTTTTAATATCCGAATCTTTTAAAAAATCTTCATATTCTTTTTGTACGAGTACATCTTTTGATACCGTACTTCTTCCATTTTCGTTTAATATCATTTCTAACATCATAACAACGGAAGGTACAACATTTGAGAAATCATTATCTGATTCTGTCAAATCTTGTATTTGTGTTGCTATATTTTCTAATTTAACAACAACTTTTTTATTATGTAACAATTCTAATAAGTTCATATGTTTTCTTTTGTTCTTTATGTAAAACCTTATAATTTAATGTATTCAATCCAATTGATTTATAATCTAAGTTATTTTTCAATACATCTTCAAAAAAGATATCTGCATTTTCTTCTATATCAGGATTATACTTATAATATTTTTCTATAATCTTTTTATCTCCTTTATGTTGTAATGATTTATAAACACCATCTGTTCTTATTGGTAAGTACAATTCATTAGGAATTATACTCATATTATTTACATCCAATGAATCATAAACTTTTATATGATTTTTACATTTTCCAAAATCTAACAAAATATTATTTTTATATAATGAATCATATCTTAAATTTAAAGATGGTGTAATTCCTAAATTTGTTTCTAATGTATCTAAAGCAAAGTTTCCTTCATCACATAAAATTCGTATAGATGATGAATCAAAATATACATCATACAAAAGAACATTTGATATATCTACTTGTGATTCTCCATCGGATATTTTTATACAATGTTTTTTGTAATCATATAATTGGAAACCATCATTGAGTTGGATTTCTTCACTTTTATCATTAATCGTTAATCTTATTTTTTTATTTTCTGAATCATATGAGAATGTACAATGATTCCAACGATTTCTTGCATAAGATAGTAGAATTTCAGTATGGGTTTCTAAGTTATCCCAAATTTGAAAAATTAGTTCATTTCCTTTGCTTAAAAATACACCAGTATCACATCCTTCAAAGGTAACTAAGTTTTTTTTATTTTTTCTTTTTGCTGAATCATTAAACCAAAAAGATACTGAAAAAGAATTTTCTAAAACAGATTCTAATATAGGATTTATTGGGCCGTATATGTAATTTGTTTTTGAAAATTTGTTATAATGAATTGTTTGACCTTTTTTATCTGAAGTAATTTTTACATTTTCTATTCTGTATGGTAAAATATCTAATTCATCGTAAGTTGAATAAACATTATTTAAATCATAAAACTTTTCAAGATAAGCACCACTTCTTTCTAATCTTTTTAGTAAATCCAAATCTTGAAATCCATAACCCCAATATTCATTTGAATAACCATTAGCATTTTCAAAATCTTCTCTACTAATTACAACCACCCCGCCAAAGTATTGTGGATAAGGTAATTCATTGTTATGAACTTCTACATTGGTTGCAAGATGTGTTGGAGATTCTGGATAAGCATAATCACACTCATCATTCATTGGTAACATATCAATATCATGAAAAGCAAAGTAAGTATATTCTTCAGGTATTTCTTTTACTGCAGCGTTACAAAGTTTTCCATAATTAAATGGTCTATCATCAGATTGTTCAATAATAAAAATAGAATATCGAATACCTTTATCTTTAAGAAATTCGTGGATATGTGGAACAAATACATTTAAATGTTCTTCTCTATCTCTGTAAGGAACTATTATTGCTAATTTATCCATTATATCTTTACTATAACATTAGATAAGTTTTCCCACTCTGAATATTCATCGTAGTTTTTACTATTCATTTTTTTAATCATAAACGCAGGATTATTAATATTAATTTTCCAATCATTTATTTGTATATTTCTATACATTTTTTTGTACTCTTTCCAATAAGAATAATCTTCTTTAGTTTCCGAAACTTCTTTTAATCTTTTCAAGATTGTAGAATCCCACTTGAAGTGATGAACTTGAATTAATCCTTTTTCAATAGGATATCTTTTAGGATGATTCCATCCTCGTTCTCTCCAAGTATCAGTATCACCAATTACAGCAAAGTGTTGACCTGGTGTTACATTTATCGAACCTTTCATTACACAACATTTGTTTGGCATTGCTCCACTCATAGGGTATCTAAAAAATCCTGCAAGTGGAAACGATTCCCAAATATTAGTTTCTTTTGTTACCAAAGGAAACTCACCTCCCTCTCCTATCCTATCGAGGAAACCTCCTGTGATAAATTCCCAACCATTCTCATCACATTCTGTGATAAGTTCCCTTAAGGGTTTTGGGTAAACATGAAGTTCATCATCATCCGAAACCACCCACCATTCTTCTGGTTTGGTTTGTTTTACCTCATTATATAATTCTGTTACTCTTTCCCAATTAAATTTTGGCTCTGTAACTACTTTATATGGTTTGATACCAAAATTTACTACTTCTTCTAAAATACCATCTAACTCGTTTTGACGATACACAACTACATAGATATTATCAACAATATCTTTGTAATAATTTAACATATGTGGTAGAAGAGTTGTGTTGTGTCCAACAACTGTAACCAAATTTATTTTTTGCATCTCTGAACAAATGTTAGACCAGTAGAAGAAGGTCTACTTTTAAATATACCATTATTAAAAAAGTTGAAAATTTCCCAATTGTTATTTTCTTTTAATTCTTTGATTAATTTAGATGGGCCATTTGCAAATTCATCATGATGTTTTTGTTCCGAAACATCATTTGTAACTATGTGTTCTTTTTCATAACTCTCATCAGTATCGTGTATAGAAATAATACCACTCGGTGAAAGTATTTTAGAATATAATTCAAAATCATTTTTTACATCTTCATATGAATGTCCAGCATCAATATGTAAATAATCAATCTTAATATCTTCTTTTACAAAATAGTTATAATAAGCATTTTCAGTAGTATCTAAAATAATTCTACATGGAAAATGTGTTCTCAAAAAAGAATCTTTTTCAGTCCAATCAGTAAATCCACCAACTCCATTATCAGCATCTACAAGAATTGTTGTACCAATATCACCCCATTCCATTTGTTGATTTCCTTCAAATATTTCTTGGTCATGTAAATCCATTCTTGCTTGAGACATGATTCTTGGAATGAATCCACCACCACTTCCTAAACATACACAAGTTTTTGCTCTCATGTATTGGATTGTAGAATAAATTAATAACCCATCGCCTAAATGTTTATCAGTTGCACCATGAGTCCAACGATATTTTAAAGGCGTAAGTTCCTTGTACTCTTTACCATTAACATCTTTTTTTATAGTGAAGTTGTTTGTAAGATATTCTTTTACGAGATTGTAGTTTAGGATACTACCCATAGTGCTTTAGTTATAGGTGTCTAATTTTATTTTTATTTTGTTAGTTGTCTTAGTGTCTTGCACTACCCCCTTACCCCCATTATAAATATACGAATTTTTACCAAACGTATATAAATATATAAAAATATATTATTTTAAAATAGTACTTCTAATTTTATCAACCCATTCTTCTTTATTATCAAACTTTTTCATGTAATCTTTTAGATTGTTAAAGTTTTTTTCTATCTTTTGTTGTGGGTCTGTTTGTATTTTTTTAGCAATCTTTTTAAATTCATTCATGGTAGAAGCTCGATAATCATATTCTACTTCTTCGGCCCAATCTTTATTTATAATTGGAACTTTACCATAATCAACGGCTTGAAAAATAGAATATCCAAATGGTTCTTTGAAATATGCTCCATGAAATATACCCCAATTTTTTAACATAAAATTATGATGAATATCTGGGTTCCATTGAAATAAATTAATTCTTGGTAATGAATAAGTTGTAGTATCTCTAAGGTTTTGTAAATCCATTTGAGATGTTAAAGCATATCCTTCTAATTCATTCATCCAATGAATACACTTTCTCGATTCGATTCTCGAAGCAAATCCAACCTTACCGTTTTCTCTATGAGTTGTAATTGGAATATTGTTTTTAAATTCATAAAAATTTGGAATATTGTAAGTATAGTTCGGAAATTCATCAAATAAAGAAGAATAATTATTTCCAATCCAAATTCTTTTTTTGAATGTCATTAAATATTCTTCATACCACTTTACATCTACTTTGGTATTAAATTGTAATCTTTTAAGTTCGGGTATACTTTCTACCACCTCTGACATTTCTCGTGGATATGCGTGAACAAAAATAGTTTTAAATTTATCTTCCCAATGCCAAATATGGTCTCTCTTGTGATAATGAGAATGTAGTGAATGAATTTCTTCACACTCATCCAACCACCTATCTGTTAAATCAGGGTCATCAAAATGAAAATGATATAATAATCCTTTTGGTAATGATTTTGGGTCGAACTGAGTAGGTCTTTTAGAGTCAATTAAAAGTTTCCAAGTTTTTTTATTTGGAAGTAAAGGCCACACTAAGTTTAAAAAATGATTTACCCAAATATCTGCTCCACCTTGAATAGTATTACCAGCACCTGTGGTGAGTAAAATTTTTATGTGATTTTTCTTTTCAGTAACTACTTTTAATTGTTTATCCTTATCAAGAATTTTATTCATCAATCTTGCAAGTTCCACCGCATCGATATCATCGCCTTTAAGATATTCGTTAATTCTATCTTTGTAATTTATTTTCATAAACCTTTAATTTTTATAATCTATTTTAAGGTAATATAATTACCAACGTCTTGGAACATCTAAACTACCTGTTGGCCATAAACTATGTAATTCATCAATCGTGTCAAATGAAGAAGTTGTGATTGATGAGGGAAAATCTCTCAATAAATTTTTATCAGAAATAATATTAGTTTTAGATGAACTATCATCTGTTTCTAATGCTTTCATAAATTCAACATCAAGTTGTTGAAACTTTTTATTTCTTTCTAATCTGTAAGATTTAAGAAATTTATCTAATGCTTTATTTTTATCTATTGACCAACTCATAATTCTAAACTTTGTGATAAATAATTATCCCAACTTTGGGTAAAAAGACTTGAACTACCATAACCATCAAAATTTGAGTAATCCCATGTATAATTATCAAAATCAGGTGGAAATTGTGATTGAGAAACAAATTCATATCTAGCACCTGCATTTACACATTTTTTCGCACACCATTCTAATCGTGTAAAGTGTATATCTTCAGGAGATTCTTCCCAATTACCAGTGAGTGTTGATATACAAGTATCTTGTTCTCCAAACTCACTTTCGTGTATAATATATAATTTTTCCATAAATTTTATTTTTTTTTATCCAAATACTACAAAATGAACCATATATGGGTCATCATTATCATTCCTATCATTATCCTTAAATCCTAAAGTGTAACTATCGGCAGTTGTATTGTGTTTTGCTGCCATATTACTTGTAAATTCAGCATCGCTTGGGTAATACGATGGTGAATCATTTGCTCTACCATATGAACTTATAATTGGCAGTCCTTTTTGAATACCAAGGTCATCTTCTAATGTTATTGTATATATTCCTTGTGCACTACGGCTAACAGTTGCAACATTTACTTGTGGGTTGTTTATACTGGGTACATAAGAAGTACTTACTGTAAATCTACACATTGCCCTTGTTACAGGATACGCTCGTTTATCATATCCTAATTCAGTATTGTATTGTCCCCAAACTTTAGATTGTGCCGTGTGAGCGGAGTATTTTGGTACAAAGTAATCCACATTCATACCCCCAATAGCAGTAAGCCAAGGACCAGTTGCCGCGGCCGTATCTGCTCTGAATACACGGCTTGTACCTGATAAAACTTGTAATCCTGCGTTATTTATCTCAGTACCCGCATTAAGGGAGTTTCCAGAATAATTACCATCAAAATTCATATAATACCCCGCATTCCTTGAGGAGGTCCAAGTACTACCTACTAAAGTACGTGTCCAATCATAACGAAGTCTTAAATAGTAAGTTGTACCAGAAGATAAGTTCATAGATGTTGAACCAGTTCGGTTAGTAAAATAACCATATTGAATTATCGGGTAGTCATCTCCTGCCGGGTTGTGAGATATTATATTTTCAGAAATATAATTTTCATATTTTGGAATTTTAAATGTTATAACTTGTGATTGTTTTTCCAACACCCTTACCGAAGTTACTGTTTTTAATTTTATATTTTCACCATCTTTTACATAAATTTCAGTTTGGTTTTCTATTAAATCTTGTACTTTTATTTGAGCCCCACCATCAATCCAAAATCCATGATTTTCTGATGTTACTAATTTAATATCACCAACACATACCTCATATACCCTTTCAACTATTTTTTTTCTAATATCACCAACACCTGATGCTTTAAATGAATTTACAGATTCATCCCAAACTAACAAAGTATCATTTGTCTTAATATCTTTTGCAAGTTTTGTAGTTCCATCTGATAATGTAATTTTAGTATTTTCATCAACTGAAAAATTACCTGAATCAGTACCAGCAGCATACTGACTTTGAATATATGCGGATTTTACAAGAGTTCCTCCACCATTTGCACCGGTTCGAACTTCCAAATAAACTGATACTGAAGAATAGTTACCAATACCGGTTGCATATACATAAGAACCATTTCCTTGAGTATATGAATATCCAATAGACCAGGTTCCGGTTGTAGATGGTGTGAAATTTGCTATATCCTGAGCATCATTTCCTTGAGTAGTTGAATAATATTTTATACCATCAGCAGCAACAGTCTCCTCATCAGTCTGTACTGTTGCATTTGTAGTACCAGAAATACTACCTCCAGCCGCTGGTGTGGTTAAGGAACTGTCAATATTCAAGTTTACTTTTGTTACAAGACTTGAATCTTTTAATAATATAGTACCATCAGTTGCGTTCAACGATATTTGACCATTCTCAGCTTCAATTGAATCCGGTCCTACTGACCATGCACCAAGTGTAGCATCCTCAGATGTTATCTGTCCACTTATAACGGCATTATTTGCCGTCATTGTACCAGATGAACCTACATAAAAATTATCATTAATATTAATAGTACCACCATAGATATCAGCACCACTTAAAGTACCTCCAAACAACGCATCACCTGAAGATGATACATAGAAGTTTTGTGCTGATATATAACCATTTCCACTAACACTTTCTATACCAAGTATTATACCTGTATTTGTAAAAACACCATCACCACCTGAAGTAGGAGCACCTCCTTTAATTTTATATTGTTCAAGGCCCCATCCACCAACTGAACCACCTGTTCTTGTTGCGGTGTTGTTTTGATATCCAGATGTACTGTTATCTGCCTCTGATAAATCTACCTCCGAAGAATTTTGTATAGCAGTAGCTCCAGCAGAAGCACCACTTACAACAGTAGATGCCAACGTAGCACCAATATTAACATCACCACCTATTGATAATGAATTACCATCCCAAGTTATTCCTTTAGAAGATGCATTACCAATTGAAAATTTATATGCACTTCCGTGATATCCCAAAAAGAATCCGGTACCGGTATTGTAATTAGTTTGTCCACCTTTAATATTTCCACCACCACTTAAAGTTATACCACCACCAGTAATTGTAGTACCTGAAATCAATCCACTCTGAGCTTGATTTTGTGCATCTAAGTTTTCAACATTACCTAAATCTACATCATCAGCAGTTGTGTTAGCATTTAAAGTATTACCAGTTGTTAAAGTAGTTCCACCAATTTGAACTGTACCTGTAAATGTACCTGTTGCACCAGTAATGTTTGCACCAGTCAAATCTCCTTTAAAGAAAGCACTACCGTCTGGTGTTATCATAAAGTTTTTAGAAGCAAGCAATCCTTCATCTAAACTAAATTCTGTACCAGTATTTGTAAACCCATCGCCAGAACCAGTTACATAATTTGTAGATATAATTCGACCAGTTGAAATATTATCACCATTTATAAGTGTAGTACCCGAAACACCAAATGAAAGGTTATTTGTACCATCACCAACGGTTTCGTTTGCAGTAAATGATACCAATCCACTAAATCCAATTGCCTGAACCGGTGTTGAGAAAGAAGGTACGCCTGTCCCACCACCTGATGTTGTTTCGGTTACGGTATAAGTTGAATACCAATATTTGTTTGTATTACCCGAAGCATAAGTTGGTGCACCAGTTGCCCAATTTGCAGTAAGGCCAGTAAATGAATTTGTACCAAAGTTGTATGATGTAGCAGATGGTGTGGCTGGAGCAGAAGTTGATGATACCTGGTAATGAACCATATTAGCAGCAGATTTTAATCCATTTGTACCAGGGTCACCAGGGTCACCTGTGTCACCCTTATCACCATCGTTGGATTTTGTAACGGTTATAACAATATTTTGAGAACCATCAGTTCCCTCACTATCGGTATAGTTTACTGTAAGAGTTACCGATGCACTTGTATTTGCGGTTGTTATAACAGCAGAACTCATTGTTAACGTATTTGAAGATATAGTTGGATTGGTACTAAACCCACTTTGGGTTTTAGTCATATCTACAAACGTACCATTGGAAACAGAAACTACAACATTATTAAATGTACCAGTCTGAACACCACTTGGATTAGCTGTGGTGTTTTGAGTCTGTGGAGTAGCACTAACCAATACAACAGGTGTTGCTGCTTTGGCTTTTGAAATGGTAGCAGTTAACGATTTAGTTACGGTAGTTCCCTCACTATTTGTAGTTGATGCCGAAATTGTAATAGTTCCAGAATCAGAACTCATAGCAGAAGTATTAACCACAATAACACCTGTCGTATATGTAGCTGATGTAATAGTTATATCACTATTTGCGGTTGCACTTAAAGCGGATAATGTTCTAGCCGAACCTCCTTCATTTGCGGTAACTACAAGATTTGTAGCCGCAGATGGAGAATCTCCAGTTGAATAACTTGTTATAGTTTGAGCACTCGGTGTTACTTGAAATTCAACATTCGGTGCAGCATCTAATGTTTTTGATAAGGAAATTGAATCAGATACACTTCTACTTGTTCCCTCACTATCTGTTACAGTTGCTGTAAATTGTACTTGTGTAGAATTAGTTGCATTTGCTAAGTTTGAATATGAAAGTGTTAAATCCCCATTATCAGTTGCAATAGTACTTGGGTTTGAATCAAATGAAATTGCAACATCACTTGAAGAAAATGTAGTTACCGAACCAGTATAAAATTCTCTTACAGTAATTGTTGAATCTTCAAAAGAAGTTAATTGTACACCCGTTGATTTTGCATCTACGTTTTGTGTTTTGTTAGTAGTATCAATTATAATAGATGGTTGTGCAATTCTATTCTTATTATAATTTACTTTCTTTTGGAAAGATTGAGTAGTTGAATTATCACCTGCAAGATATGAAATATTTAATACAAGAGAACCACTATCTGCACTCATTGCGTTAATACCATACTGATTTGTTAAGTAAGATGAATAAGCTTCTGTTACATTCGTTGCCGTTGCAGAAACAATATCAAATGTATTTGGTGATGATAATCCATTACTATGGTCTATTTCTTTATCTGCAATTCTTACTTCAACTTCACCATCTCCACTATCAAATGAATCTAAAATTAATCCTTGACCATTTGACCTAAATGCAGTTGATTCATTAGAAAGAGTTATAGAAACACCATCAAAGTTTACTACCTTAGATAAAGTTATTTCATCAGTTTGTTCAATACCAAAAACATCAGAACCAGTAAATTGATAAGTTACTTCATCAAATGAGTTTGCTGAGAAGGATGATGAAAATTCTGTAGCAGAAATTGTATAAGTATCAATTCCACCAACAGTATCTACATAAGTTAGTGCAGGTCTGTTACTACCACTATTCACCGTAATTGGTGTTACAAGTGATGCTAAATTTTTTCTCTGAGCTCTTACTGTAATTGATTGCCCAACTGGTTTTGGAATTAATGAAGTTGGTTCATATGTAAACTGATTTGCATTCGAAGTTACCAATAAGGTAGGAGCATTATCTCCATCTTCTAATCTATAAACAGTTTCAAATTCTTCCAATCCTTCTAAAGAGGCGGTATAAACAATAGAACCTACTATAACAGATTCATCACTACCACTAAAATCAGCAATTCGTAAAATAGCACCAGCTGGTGTAACCGATGTAAGAGTACCAGGATATGTACCACCATAACTCGATGGGTCAATATAGTTACCATCTTCATCAAATGCAGATGAAGCAAATGACACCGAACCTGTTAGGTTATTTTGAGTTACTTTAAATTGTAGTTGTTGAAATGGTGGACTTCCTATTGAACCACTTGTAAATCTAAATGCATTTCTATCTGATTCAAATGTTAGTAATTTACCACTTGTTGGGAAATCATTACCACCATCAAATACTCCAACTGCAGTTACATCAACAGGAATATAATTGTTGTTTATATCATAAAACTCAAAACGGAAATCAAAAGTTTCAGATGCTAGTTTTCTTGGAATATCTTGTATTAAAGTAAATTCATCTGGTGAGAAAGAAGTATCTTGTGCATTTTTTAAACTTACATTTGAAACATACCAATCATCACCTTTTACTTCAAATACTAAATGTGCATCTCCTGTATTTTCTGATAATATATTTTGTGATACATTTTGTCTTGTTCTATAAATAGCTGAACCACTTGCTGTTAGGAAATCTTGTGTAAAGTTTGAAGAACTAAAGAATGCTCTTACACTTTTACCACTATCATCTAAACTACCACTTAAAAGAGTTCTAAAGTTTAATGTATATTCTACATCTTTAGATATTGAAAAAGATTGAGATGTAATTAATCTTTGTACACCACCTTGAACTGAATCATAATCAAACTTAACAGCCTGAGATAAAACAGAAGAATCTATTGATACTTCATGGTCAGCTGATGATGTAATCCAATATGTAGATAAGTTTGATTCATCAAATCTTCCATAAGGAATTTCAGTATTAGAAGGTGTTGTTACATCACGAAGTAATTCTGTTGATTCTAATTTTGATTCTTGTACAAATTGAAAATCACCAACAGAGTTTCTTGATTTTCTAAATACCTTTACTCTTGCTACATCACCAACAAAAGTTTTTAGTTGTGTAATATCAATTTTAGCAAAAGAACCTGTTAAGGTGGATTCACCAATAACTTCGTTTTGAAAATCAGCATAAGAAACCGAATATGAGCCTGATGTAAAGTTTGATACTAAATTATTTATCGTATAAGGTACATCAACCAAAACATCTGTATCGTTTAAAACTTCTACGATATTAGCGGTAAAACTTGGTGATGTAAACGTAATAGTATTTTCATCTACATCTCTATCCCAAGTACCACTCGTTCTTCTTAATCTATATATAGTACCAGTTCTCCAATTTCTAATATCAGTTCCATCAATTGGTGTTTCAGAAATACCATGTGCATATCCTGTATCGGTTACTGTTGGTATTGATTTAGAAAATATTGGTTTTACAAGTTCTGTTATATTAACAATAGGTCTTTTGTAAAACCGAACAATAGTTTCGTTATTTAAATTTTTATTTACTTGGAAGGTTCTTTCCCACTTTACATTATAGATTCCCTTCCACTCATCAGGAACAGGAACAACCGCACCATTTTCATCTATATAATTTTTAAGTTCACCAAGTATTGTAATTTTACCAGTTCCAATCGGAGTATCATCATAAACATGAACTGATACTAATTTAGAGATACCTTCGTAATATTCGGGAATACCATCACCAGGTTCAAAGTATATAGGATTGTTTTCAACATCAAGTAATTCTACTTTTACTTCTGTTGATTCTTTTAAATATTCAGAACCTTCAATTAAAAATCCATTCTTACCACCAGTAAGCGTATCTTCAAACTCTGTAATTTTAAAGTACTGAGAAGTTCTTTCAGTATCATTTAAAAATACTTGAAAGGATGATAAGTTTTGAAAGGGTGAAAATTTTTTAATTATAGCCATATAGATTTCCCAATTACTAATATAAATATATTAAACTTTTTTTTGTTAATATATATTATATAGAAATCTATATACTATGGGAAAATATACTACAATACAAATAAAAAGAGAATTGTATAAAGAACTACACGAGTATTGCTGTGAACATGGATATTCGAAAAGTGGGTTGATTGAACGATTAATTAAACAAAGAATTGAACAGCCTAAACCTCAGAATGTTTTAAGGGTTAAAACTTAACATTTGAGAATCCATTTATTTTCTTTATCTCAATAAGACCATCTACAACATCTCTCATAGAATCGATGTGTGATATTACCATAACAAAATCAAACTGAGTTTTAAGGTATGTAAACAACATAAATAAAGATTGTAGGTTTTCACTATCCAAAGTACCAAATCCTTCATCTATCACAAGGAAGTTAGGTCGTGGTAGGTTACATACATTGATTAGAGCAACTCTAATGGCTAAACCACTAATAAATCTCTCCATACCACTACACATCTCTAAAGACCATCTCTGGTCTCCATATACAAGATACGCATTGATGTTCTTACCATCAATCTCTAATTGCATTCCAAACTCTACGATTTGTGCTAAGATATTATTCACCTCACCTTCAATCATTGGTAGGGATTTCTCGATTAACTCATACGATACACCATCTTTAGAAAGTGCATTCAAATAAAAATCAAATAGTTTAGATTGTTCTTCTAATTCTTTTACTTCTTGGATTCTATCTTCAATGGTTTCTTTTTGATTTTGAAGTGCTGAAACTTTTCCATTTAATTTAAGAATATCACCATTAACAGATTTTAAATCATCTTTAACAATTTTGAGTTTATCACGAACACCTGTAATCTCTTCTCTGATTTGTTTATTTATCTTGATTTGTTCTTCGTTCTTGTAATATTCTTCGATTAACTTCTCTTGTTGGTCAATTTGTGTACTTAAACGAATTTCTTCAGTTTCAGTTGTTGATAACTTGTTGATAAGTTGAGAAATTTCTCTATCAAGTTTATCTTCTTTTTCTTTTGCTTCTTGATATTTACTCCACTCATCTTCATACCCCTTTAATGAATCTATCAATAACATTAAAGATAAACGAATCTTATCATTTTCTTGAAACAAATCTTCATACTCTGATATTTCTGATTCTACCTTTTCTTTTTCTTCTAAAATAGTTTGTGAGTTTTCCATACAGATATCACATTCTTCATTATATTTGTGTTTATCTAAATGGTCTTTTCTTTCATACAAAGAATCTTTTTTAATATTGATTTTATCGATAGAAGATTCTACATCTCTTAACTTTTCCTTTGCATCTTTTAACTTACCAATCCCCTCTTCTAAATCTTCTTCATCAAATTGGTCAAGTATTTCATCTAAAGTGATTTGTAATTCCTCTCTAAATGTGATTCTTTCTTGAACCGAGCCTTTTGTTATTAAGAGTTCTTCTTTTTTGGTTTCAAGGTTTTTCAATCTTTTTTCTAATTCTTCTATTGAAACACCACTATCAGCATTTAACTTTACGATTTTCTCGTTTAATTTAATGATTTGTCTATTTAGTAAATCCTCTTCTTCTTTTAAAGATTTTTGATTTAACTCTAAAAGTTTGTATTCGTTTTTGTCGGTTTTTAATTGTTCACTAATGTCGGCCAACTTCTGAGTAAAATCATCGGACTTGAATTTTCTGATAAGTGTTGCATTATCTCGATTCTCATCTGCAGCCTTTTGATATAATTTATCAAAAATATCTACTCCAATAAATTGAGAAAGTATTTCTTTTCTTTCTGATTGTGATTTATCAATAAAGAGTGCATTGTTTCCTTGTAGGGAAAGAGCAGTTAAAACAAAATCTTCAAACTTACCTAAGAACTTTTCGATATTCTTATTTGTATCTTTTCTTTGTTCTCCATTAAGTGATTCTATAACTCCACCATCTTCTTTCCAAAAATCTACATCTACTTTAACCGATGTTCCTTTTCTAACATACTTAGCTCTTCTCTCAATAAAGTAATCTACCCCATCTATCTCGAAGTTAAACTTACAATAGAACTTATCCTTACGATTGTTTAAAACATTCTTAGCAAAGGTTGTACGAGATGTCTTATCGTAGATACAAAAAGAGAGTGCATCCCACATAGAAGATTTACCTGAAGCATTAGGAGCAAAGATACCCATGATACCTTGTGCTTTATCAAATCGGATTAAATTACCTTCACCATACGAGAACATATTAGAGAACTCAAAAGATTTTGGTGTCCATAAAATATTACCGGCAATATCCGATGTATCTATTTGTCCATTTAGTTCTGTATTGATTTCTTCTATCTTATCTAATTCATCTGATTCTAATAGGTATTGTCTTTCTAAGTAATCTCTAATAAGTGAGTTTTGGAAGGTTTCATTTTTAACATCACCAACTATGTTTTTGTTTACCTTTTTATTTGTTTTTAGTTGTCCGATTGTATCGGTTCTTGTTACCGTAACTTCAGCAACTTTGAATAACTTCTTTAGTTCTGTGATACATCGTTTCATATCACTTGCTTCGGTATTAGTAAATCTCAATCTTAATCTTGGATACTTTGGAAGTTTAGTACCAACTTCATCATACACCCATTTTGGAATCTTACCATCAACCACATCAACAGTTAAGAATCCATAATCATTATGTATATGATGTTCGGTAAAGGTTCGAGTGGGTATATCCCAAAGCAAGTAACCATGGTTTTCAAGCAGTTCTCCATGATTCTGTTGAATCATTGAACCTGCATAGGCAACCCACTCATATCCTTCACCAAATGTTTGTCTTTTATGTATATCACCCAACATGGCCATATCGAATCCATCAAACATACCCACTTGAAATGAGTTAGATGAAACGGTATAACCAATATCAGTTTGTGCTTTGTTTACTGGTCCATGAAATAAAACAATTTTATTTTCTCCCTCTACATCATTACCATTTGGCCAGTTTTCTTTATCATCCAATATAGAATAGACAACGAAAGTAAGATTATGGATATTATAGACACCAGTATCTCTAAGATAGTGAATACGATTATTTCCAAGATTTTCAATAATCGGAGTAAGAACATCTAATCTATGTGAGTTGTTTAAGTTACAATCGTGGTTACCTGTGATTAACACAGTTTCTCTTAACTTCGCACACTCGGTGAGAAACCAACTTATTTCGTGTACGAGTTCGGGTGACATCTCTGTTTTTGCGTGAGCAATATCACCAGCAATATAAATGAGGGAATCCTCGATTTTATCTTCTTTTACTTGTTTTAAGAATTTTTTAAATACTAATTTGTATTCTTTGTGTCTTTGGAGATTTCTAATATGTAAATCTGCCAAATGATAAACTTTGTTTATTATCATAAACCTAATAATTTTTGCGATATTATATCACTAAAGTTAGTTTCTTCTGTATTTTTTAGAATTTTATTTACTTGGGAGAACCCCATTTCACCAGCATCTTTTTCAGATGGTTTAATATTTTTTGTAGTGATTCCTTGATTTTGGAATTGCATAGTGTAATATAACGCTTGTTCTTGAGCATCTTCATCGAGTAAAATGTTTATACTCTTAACACCCTTTTTATATATAGTATCATTTAAAGTTTTTGGTACAAACTTACCAAGTAGAGGGATTGCATTTCTCTTCACTGCCATTGCATCAAAAACTCCCTCTACTAAGGTAATTGGTTCATTCCAATTTATTTGGTTTTCAAACATGATAACATTTTTCGAAACCGGCGGATTCTTATACTTAAATTTTTCCTCATCGAATACAGAACGTGCGATGAAGTAATTGAGTCGATTATCAGAATCATAAGATGGAATAATAATACGATTGGCATAATGACCAGTATCACAATACCCGATATTATATCTTCTAATATCTTCTGTGGTAATTCCTCTTTGTTTTGCATATTCCATTACCTTTCTGAACAGAGGGTTTATTTTTCCCTTTGGTTCTTTTAGTAGTGAACAAAACTCGTTAGGTAACCTTAACTCTACCTTTTCATCTTCGGTATTGTTACTATATACAACATAATCATCACCATAGATTTCGTATATCTTTTTTAACTTTCGAGAATCTACATGCAATCTTTTTAATAACCGTTGGATGCGTTTTCCTTTAGCATCACATACCCAACAATGCCATTGTTGAGTTTGTAGATTTACTTGTAACTTCTTTTTGTGGTGATGACAAAAAGGACAATAATGTGCTTGTTCATCCCCTTTTAAAGATGTACCAGGTCCTAATACATCATCTAAGATGTTTATAACCGATTGCTTTTCGTGGTGTGATAGCATACTTTGCTTTTAAACTGATACAAATATACGAAATATTTTTGATATAGCCAAATATTTTATATAAAAGTTTTATCTTTTTTACTAATCTCAATCTTGTTTAGTATATGTTGAGCTATTTTTTCATGAGCACCATATGAAAAATGTCCATCTTTTATTTTTTCATTTGTAACTTTCATTATACTTTCATATTCAGTATCATAAGGTTTTAAATTTTCATCATCAAACCAAATTCTAATATCCCATTGATATAACTCTACTCCAAATTTTTTTAATATTGGTTTTAATGCATCTATTTCTTTTTCGAATTTTTCATAAAAAGCTTTTTTGTATTTTCTTTTTAAATTTGAGAATTGGAAAATGATATCTTTTTCTTCTTTACTGTTATATAAAAAATCATTATTGGCTATCCATAAATCATTAATTGATAATAATTTATCTTTTTCATTATTAAACATAATAGTACCCCAAGGTAGTGTATTGGATACAACTACAATATCATGCGGTTTCATATACTTAATAGAAACTAAAATTTGATGAAGTATCCAATCGGTAGATGCACCACCAATAGATACATCTTTAACCACCATGTTTAATTTATCAGCTACTATTTGTGTAAATATTTTTTTATCTTCTTGATAATATGGGTCTCCTTTTAAACAACCAACCCCCTTAGTTACACTATCACCAAAAAACCAAATTTTACTTTTCATTACAATATACCTTATACAATAATATACAAAAAAAATTTAACTATTCCAAGTCTTTTCTGAAAAACTTTCCAAGAAGATTATCGTTTAGTGAATCTTCATCTGCAAGAACGTTATGTGCAAACTGTTCTTGTAGTTCATAGTATGTGAGTGATTTTTTATTTGAACAGAAACGAAGTATTTCTAATTTAAGTTGATTATTGATATCATCTCTTCTATCTTCATTAAGAGCTTTTTCGTTTTCATCAAACCAACCCTTTACTTCTTTATTGGACGAACGATATGTTTTCCAATCCGATTCTTTGGTAACCATTTCGTATTTTTTCATTCTCTTATCTTCAAGAGCAGCAATTTCTTTTTTACCGAAATTTCTTTTACGAACCGAAACTACTTGTTTTTTACCAATATAGTATTCATCAGTTTTACCATTTGTTATTTTGTAAATAAACCCAAATACATCTTCGGGCATATCTGATAATTCAGTTATTAGTTTTCCTTTATATGTCCATGTCATAGTTAAAAATTTTGAAATCATTTTCATACCTTTCTCTTACCCAATCCTTCATCCACTCTTCGGTATAAAAAGATTTATAATAATCTTCTTGTTTTAAACCTGGATGTCTTTCGTAAATAGGATTGTTATTTAGATGAGGTAACTGTTTATCTATATTGAGTTTTTTAAATATTTTTAAAGTATCTTCTTTTAAATTTTCATATTTTCCTATAAATGAAACTTTTTTATTTTCAGAAGAACCAGCAGTAACAAAATAATATTGAGGCATCATCCAAATATTAGATGATAAATCTGATTTTAAAAATTCTGAAAAGGATGTTGTGTATTCATTTTTTCTCACACCATGTTGGTAAGCTGATTGTAATCGTGTGAAAGGATTTCTTACAAATGTAAAAATAAAGTAATCCTTAACCTCATCTAAAGCACGAACAGAATCGTGCATTGTAACTTTTTCTGTCCCGTCTATTTCGTGAAGGACAGAACTTATGGAAGTTCCACCTGTTTTAGGAATATGAATAAATGCCCATTTCTGAGCACAATTTTTAAGTAAACTCAAAATAAAAATTTTATCGTGATACCGAATCAGAATATTTTTTCTGATTTAATTTTCCACCTCTTGCTGTTGCAAGTGCTTTTTCATCTTTGTGAAGTTTGTTTGTATTATCAGCAGAGATAGGAGTTTTATCTTTACTCTTATCTGCTAATTTTGAAAATTCTGATTTGTTGTATAATTCTTCAATTGAAGCCATAATTTATCTCCTTTGTATAATATAAATATAATTTAAGTATCGAAACGAACAATAAAGTTCACATCATAATCTGGTAAATTCTTAATAGGTTTGGGTAATTTAGCAATTGCTAACATATCGCCATCATTATCATATAAACCAATTGTTGTAATATAAGTTGTTAAGTAAGAACCTGTTGGGTCTATTGAGGCAGATGTAAAGTAATCATCCCAAGAACCACTAACACTATGGTCAATACTACCACTAAAGAATTCTCTTCGTTTTATATCAAGTACTTCTTTAATTTTTTTAGTTCCACCTACAATTTTATTTTGTAAACCAGTTGTTTCAAAATCATAAGAACCACTTAAAGTAACTTGTACTGCGGATGGGTTTTGTGAATAATTAAATTCTCCAGCTTTAACACTAATCAATACTTCAGTTTCATATATTGTTTGAGTTGATTTAAAATCTAAAACATAACTTGAAAATTGAGTTGCGTTTGTGAAAACTAATAAACCATCATCATAAAACACATTACCATACTTTTGTTCATCGATTTCTAATCCATCAAAATCAAGTGGAATCGATGTTTGTAAAATGTTATTTTGAGCATCAAGTTTTACTACTTGAACCACATCGGTATCTGTACCAAATGTTAGTGTAGCTAGTCCAGATTGTACATCGAAACTACTTATTGTACCTGTAAATATTTCTAAATCATTATCTTGAATAATAATTTCTTGTGTTTGAAAATCTAAAGATACAAGAGTATATAAAGGAACATTAGATACAAGTGAACCATAACCATCATCTTGATATGTTAGACTATTATCAGTATCTTCTAAAGATATGGAATTTCTTTTTATTTCTTCACCATACTTATTTTGAGGTATAGCAATTACATATACAGTATCACTAATATTTCTTTCAGTACCTATATTATACGGATTAGAAATCGTACCAAATACGTTTGTAAGAGTTGCTTCTTGATTGTAATACTTTGATTTAATAGAACGATATAGTGAAGAAGTAACAAATCCACTTTGAGTAACAGAGGATTCAATATCATAGTATCCTTCACCAACAGAAGCAGAAATTACTTCGTGTTGCGTGTTATTAACTTCCCATTGTTTATAAACTTGGAAAGCTCTTTTATTAACACTTGATTTTGGTATTGTCTTTAACATATACAGTAATTCCTCTATATAAATATGTTGAAATAAAAAACCCCACTCGAAGTGGGGTTTATTTTAAAATTTCAAATATTTTAGAAATCAAGTTTAACTTTAATTAAAATTTCTTTATCAAATGATTTAGGGATTGGTTGTGAAGTTTTAGCTACTGCAATCATTTCATTTGCATCATTATATAAACCAACGGTTGTAATAAATGTTTTAGGGTCTCTTTCAAAAGTTGATTCTGCAAAAGAACCATCTGAACCTGTTACGAATGTTGGGTTGTTAGAGAAGTTAAATTCTCTGTTAGTTGCTCTTACGAAGAAGTGTTGTGTAGATACATTTTCAGTTCTTCTTGCCTCAAAATCTCCACCACCTACAATTGCATTGTGTAATAAGAAATGGTTTTGACCTTCTCTACTAACACCACTATAAACAGATGCACCTTCGTTAGAACCACTATCAATTGATGTTCCAATTAAATCATGTACTGCATCTGGATTTAAAACGATTAAACCCTGGTCAGGATAAAATAATCCGAATCCTTGTCCATTTGAAGCAGTTAATGAATTAACAGTTGCTTCTGATTCTGAACCTAAGTTTAATGAACCACTACCTACATTAAAGATTCTACCGGCCTTACCAACTCTATCTGAGAATTTTTTACCACTATCATCAATGAAAGTGTGTGTTCCTGTTGAACCACTAAGTACTAATGACCAGTTTCCAGCATCCATTTTTTCTTTGTATCTGGCACGTGATACATTGATTACATAGATATCTGAAGAATCATGTAGTCCTGCAGATGAAGAAGATACGAATGTAAATAATTCATCATCTTGGTCTAAAAGAATTGAACGATATTGTGCATAAGTTGCTTTTGTTGCTAATGTTGATGAATCTGAATTTGATAATGAAACAGAACCACTTGCGTGTTTGTGTCCATAAGCAACAGCATATTGTACAGCTGCTGATGAATTCGTTGCTGGGTCTGCATTATAAACATTAACATAGTAATCTGAACTCGCTGCTGATGCCTGAGTAGATGATGTATAGAATGAAGTTAAACTTCCTGTATCACCACTCCATAGACCAGTTGTAACGATTTCAACTTTACCACTAATTTGGTCGAACTCTGTAAATCTTTTATAGATGCCCGATGTTACACTTGCACCTTGAGTTGCTAATTTATCACCACCTACAAGATATTGGTTAACAATCGATGCAATTTGTTCCGATGTTAAGTTCCCCTGCTGAGCGGATAAATAATTGGCTAACTCTTGGGTTAAGTTTGCTCCTGCCTGTCCTGATATTTGTGCCATTTTATATTATTCTCCGTTTTTTATGTTGGTTGTACATAAGTAATTGTTACTGGAATAGATTGTGAACCACCAGTTTCGTTACCATATACTGTAATCGTTGTTTTAATTGTTGCTGTAATATTTGGGTTAGGGATAAATGTGAATGTTAATCCAGTCTCAACTGCTGCCGTTGCAGTTAATTCATCACCTAAGAATGTTGGTGTTCCTCCTGCTCCATCTGCTAATCCACTACCAACGATTGAACCAGCATTCTTGTTAGCAAGAATTACCGTATATCCACTTTGTGTATTACCACTTGGTGAAGTTGTTGGTGATAAGTTCACCTGTCCACCATTTTGAGTTGTAGAAATTGAAGGGACTCCAAACTCAACTTTAGGAATTTTAGTTGTACCTTTAGGTAAGGTAACTAATTTATATCTTAAAACTTGAGTTTCATCTGGTGAAGCTTCAGTTACAGGTATTGCCTTAATAGAAGCATCATAATAAGCACTTCCCTTTGGGTGTGCTGGTTCGTAAAGGGTATAATCAATTTCATCATCACCCAAAGCAAACTTTGTGATGTTTAAACCTTGCCCAGCTGCTAACTTCTCCCTACCCTTCTTTGTGAGAATTGCATCTACTGTGATTTCGGTATTATCTAAATAAGCCATAATTTAAAATTCCTTGTTATTGTTCAATATATAAATATAACATTTATTATTTTTAGTTATTTTTCTTTATTAATCTACTTCTAAAATTGGTTCTCCACTTCCTCTACCACTATCGTTTACTCTCAATGTGTTAGGATTTGTTGTAAATGTTTGTACAGGTGAACCACCATCGGTAGTTGTAGCTGCAGTTTGTTTTGAACCATTATGAAATGAATTTTCCAATCCACTTGTCAAATCACCAACATTTCTATAATGTAGTGGGAAGTATCCATCAAGTGGTGTTACTTCAACAATATCACCCCCAACAGAAGAACTCATCTCATTTCCATCTGAACCTGTAAATGGTAATATATTTACTTTGTATCTGTATTTTGTTTGTGTTACAAATTCTCTACCTCTTGATGCATCAAAGAAATCTCTATTTTGCGGTACATCTTCAGTATAAGATTGTTTTAATAAATATATCTTAACTCTATCTTTTTGAACATTACCAAATGCATCTATATAAGTTCTCTGTGAATTTCCATTTTCACCATATAATCCAAATCCTAATCTTGATAATGAATCAGGGTCCATTCCTATTTGTTGATATTTTGTAGAATCATATTGACCTTGTATAGAACCTGTAATTTTTGCATCAATGTTAAATACAATACCACCCATATCAGAGCCAGAGTTTACGGTCATTTCTCCAATTAAATTAATATCTTCTTCTGTGTTTATACTTGAAGAATAAAAAGGAGCTGTACCTGTTAGATTAACATCGGCCTCTGCATTGATGGTAGATGAATAAAATGGTGATGTTCCACTTAAGTTAACATCTTGTTCAACATCCAAACTCATTGAATATTGTGGGTTTGTTGAACTTACATTAACATCACTTTCTACATCTATTATTGTTGAATAATCTTTCTTTTCAGATGTAGGTCTGTTCCATTTAGTTTTACTTCTTTCAAGAATATGTGGTTCAATCAATAATCCACTTGATACTTTTGCTCTTGCGGGTACAAGAGATTCAAGTGTTTCAAATAATGATTTATCAATATATCTTACAAGTTGAATATATTCGTATAAATTTAAATTATATCTATCAAAGTAATAATTTCTTAGTTGTTTTAATTCAGTATATTCATCAGAATATTCATCTTGTGGATTACCAATATAATTATCAATATTAAATGAACCAAGAGATTTAAGGATATCCATATTAATCTCTTTGATTGGTGAGAAGAATAATCCTAATCTATCCGAATCGATTGGTGCTTGGTCATACGATTTTTTAGTTGCTCTACTTCTATAAGATAATTCTGTAATCTTTGTTTGAGTTTCAAATCTTACTTTGTTACTAAAGTTAAATCCACTTGAAGGTACATCCGCAGTTACTGTTCTATCATATGGTGTGTAGTGATATGGATAGGTAGTATTATTATCAAATAAAGATGCGGTTGCATAAGATTCTCCATAAGAACGATTTATAGAAACATTCTTAATATTTGGGTCTCCACTCGTACTTCTATTTTTTGGATATTCAAAATCTAATCTAAAAATTAAATCTTCAGTTGAAGATGAAACATGATTACCATCGATTGCATCTGGTAATAAAGTGTGGTTATCTATTTTAGATTCAGAAATAGCAGTTGTCCATAATCTGAATTCATCAACTGAACCTGTTATATCAGTTCCACCGACTGAAATATATGAACCACTCGTCCATCCTTTTTCTGATGTAGTTAATGAAGCAGAAACTTGGTTTCTAATTCTTTCCTGGAATCCTTCTTTTACAAATACTTCAAATGTATCAGAACTACCCGTTTCTCTGTTTACAACTATTTGTGTATATTCATCATTAAAGAATGGAATTGTATCAGTAGATGCTGATTCAGAACCTACCACTAATTGAATCTTAGCTAATGAACCAGTATCTGCTAATAAATTTAAACTCCAATCACTACCACTAATTAGTTGTTGATTTCCTCTAACTTCTGTATTAAATCTTAATTCAACTGAATTTGGATATTCTGAAGTACCTGAATATTCTTTCCAAGGTACATCTATTCTCTGAGAACCACTTATGTTAATTGCTGCAGTTCTATCTTCGAATGTAAATTTAGTAGTACCAGAAGTATCTACATCATTTGGTCCACCAAATTCGATTACTGTTAATAAAGAAGCGGGTACACCGTAACACGACATTGCCGCATGTAAAGCTCTTTTAGTTCCTTTGTGTTTATAAAGATATGGTAAGTTATTTAGTAATCTTCTCCAAACTTCTTGTTGTCTACTCTTACCACTCATCTCGGTTATCTGAGTTCCATCTGAGTGTTGTCCGAAGGCATATTCCCAAAGTAATTGAGATTGAACTCCCATATCAGCATCCCAACCAAGAGATTCTAACATATGATAAACTAAATCATTTGTAATACCACCATCGAACTTGTGTTCTAATTTTTTAGATTGTGAGAATCCTTTTATGTGAGTCCATAAGATATCATAATGTTGACCAATCATATCAAAGAATAAAATGAACTCTTGACCCTTATCATCTTCTTGTATATGTTTTGGTAAGTTATATGTTAATCTTGATGTATTTGATTCATCGTATATTTCTGCAGATTCTATAGCACCATTATACCAAGATACAGCAGATGAACTAAATGCATTTATTAAACTACCAGTATTGTTTGTTTTTGGATATGTAAAGTTATCGGCAGATGACGATGTAAATAAGAATTTTTCAAAAGCATCGAATCCTTTTTTAACATCATTTATTTTTTCAAGTTGTTTGTTTGCTTCATTTGTTACCGCAACAGAACCTGTCCAATCTGAACCAGATGTTAATAAATCGTATCTTGCTTCGTATTGATTAATTAGTTTTATTTTGTAATAGAAATTTTCTACTCTTTCTACTGCTGATGAATATTTTACAAAATCTTTCCAATTGTAATCGTTGGTAGTATCAACAACAACTCCACCACTTACCATTGTAGATGATGATACAAAATTTATATTTAAGTTTTCTAATGAAAATTCACTTGATGAAACAAACTCATTAATAACTTGTGTTGATGACGTTGAACCACTTGCAATTAAATCATCAAGAATCTGATATCCGATATCATCTCCAACTTCTAAATCAAAGTTTGGTGTTAAAGGTGTACAATGTTTTGTAACATCATCAATAATTGTTATTTGGTCAATTAATGGGATTGAATGAACTTTAGAAATCCAAACCTTATCATTAACATTTATAGTTATTGGTAGAGGTTCATATAATTTTAATACAAGAGATGGTTCAATATTTCTATATTTTATTTGATTATCTTCTTCATCTCTATATTCTTCAGAAAAAGTTCTATCATCAATTGCCCAGGTACCAATTAATTTATTATCACCATCACCAAGATGTAAATAATGTGTTAATAGTGGTGAAACGTAATCATCAAATTCAGAAACATTTCTATTTGAAATAAATGCAGATTTTAAATCATTTACTACATTTGCTCTTCTTAATTTTAAATCTCCTTTATCAAACGTAATAGTAGCTTCTTCAGTTTTACCTGCTGTTCTTTCATCACCCTCTTCATTATAAGGAATGAATAAAAGTTTAAATTGAGTAACATCCCTATCTTCATCTAAATCACTACCAATAATTTTTATAACTTCAGCTACATTTAATGAAATGTTTCCTGATGGTGGGATTTTTTTAATTAAATTACTTTCACTAACTTTACCAGCATATACTAAGATATAGTTTGTGTTTATAGATTGCCAAGAAACCTCAAAATCAATATTGTATTCTTTAAAATCAGCACCTTTGATATTTTGAGGAAAGTTAATATGAGTAATATCAGGACCAGGTAGATAAGCTTTACTTTCTACCGTAATGATAACTTTTTCAAGTTCACCACTACCACCTCGTGCTGAAACAGGTTGTAAATATAGTACATACCTACCAACACCATTTGGAAAATCTGAGTTTTGTAAATTAATTACACCACTTGGTCCTATTTCTCGTTCTACATTACCTAATGTATAAATTACTTTATCTGCAAATGTTGTATCATAAACAACGTTAACATCATCAGAATTAGCAATGTTAAAAATTACATTATTATTTTCTACCTTAATTGTAGGTGAACTTGGGTCTGGAGTAAATACTTGTTTATTTGCGGTTACTTTAAAAAAGTTTTCACCAACAGATAAATTAAAAGTAGAATCAATTCCTTTTTTAGTTTCTCCTCTTGTTTTATCTGTATTGTTTTCGTACTTATATTCTACTTGATGAGAATAATCATTTATACCAATACCATTAAATTGTATATAACAAGATGTATCTTTTCCAACTTTATTAACTGTTATTTGATTTAATCCATTACGAACTAAACCAGTTTGTCCATCAGAAGTAGTATATCTAATAATCTCATCACTACTTACATCTCCTTTTATTTTTATATCAAATACATTTACAATAGGAAGTGGAGGAGGAAGTTGAGGAAATCTAAAATATAAAGGTACTACTCTTGCCTTTTCAATTAATTCTATTCCATTTATTTTTTGAGGCTTTGGTGTAGGAAATGGCATAAATGAACCATTTGTATCTCTTTTTTCAATTATTAACTCATAAGTAGTCCACTCAAACGTTCCAAATGTTAAAGATGGTTTCTTAAAGTTTGTTGGTGGTATATACGGTGCAATTCCAAGAGTTGGTCTTGTTGTTGGTCTATCATAATCAATAGCAGGAATTCTTGTGTTTCCAAATCCACCAATATTAAAAATAGGTTGTCTACCAGATTCAAAAATATTAAAATCTGGTCTAAAATTTATATCAGAACGAAATTTAATTCTATCTTCAAAATCTCTAATTACCGTATCATCATCAAAATCTTTTTCAAGTACGGGTTTAATATTTTTAAATATTGTTTTATGTAATGTTTTGATTCGATACGTTTCAATTGATTTTTCTTTGTTATTTGAAACTACATTTATTAATTTAGGAGTTAATAATTCCTTTTCAGTAAAAGTTAATCCTGCCTTAGTAACTGTATTAGAAACACCATCAACAAATACGTTAGCTGCTTTTCCATTTTGTACCCCAATAGTAAATGTAATACTTTTACTTTTATCAAGTAATACTGGTAACGCTGGAGGATTATATCTACAGCTACCATCATCTCTTGTTGCAAATCTATTATAGTTTTTTGCTTTAGAGTCTGTACATCCATTTATAATAGTAGTACCTCCACCACCTCGTATGATACTACCACCACCACCTCCAACTCCATAATCAAACTCATCGACACGAAGAGTATCATCGAATCCTTCGTTGAATCCGTTGTTGAAATTATCATCGTATATAGCAAACTCTTGTCTAATCATTATCTATCCTATATCTGATTTACTTGTCTATCCTTTATTTTACCATCTAATGTTCTATTAACCGAATTTCCTTGTCCTGCACTTTGACCACTTGTGCTCTGACCTCGTGTTTCTTCTTGTGGTGCAAATTGTTCAAGTGCTTTGTTGTTCTGGTCCTCAAAAAATTGTTTTGTGGATGTTTGATTTACCTGGTCATATGTATCGGTTACAATATCAAATAAAGCCTTTTCATTTTGGTCACTTAAATCCAACTCAACCCCACCAAGTGCACCAGCACCAATACCAGTATTTGCATTTTCGGTTAAGTCAATTCTATCATCAGTTAATATCCCACCACCATCAGTTAATATCCCACCACAAGCTCCAAGTTGAGTTGCTTTTAATCCAGCTGGTGTTACCACAGAACCTAATTGTGCACAAATAGTAGTTGTACTATTTGGTGCCAAAGGAACTGATGTTTTAAGTTTTCCACTTGAATCTTTATAAGTAAATGATATTGATTGGCCTTTAAATATTTCTATTGGTTCATCAATGTAATCCAACCTATCGTAATCATATCCATACCTATCTCTATCACCATATCCAAATCCTCTAAACTCATCACCAGGATATCTTAGATATGGTTCTTTTAGACGATTCCTTTGTACTATCGTTTTCTTTTTACTTACATTTGTAATTCTATAACTTGCAAGTACAGGTTTTATTTCTTTTATTTTCGGTACTGTTCTTACATCACCTTTAAATTTAAAAGTATTATCATCGTATGTTATTGTAAATGAATCATATTCAATACCTTGTAAATTTTTTATTACACCATCTTGTTTGTATTTTATACTCGCTACTTGAGACCAAACATAATACGTTTGAGTTTTTTGTGAAACTTTATCTTTGTATTTACAACTTCCATCATCTTGTGTTGCCTTTGGATTGTAGTTTAACGCACTAGCATCCGTACAACCTTTAATCTCAATTGGGTCTGGGTCATTTTGTTGATATTTACAACTCCCATCATCTTCTTTTGCTTGTGGATTATAATTTAAAGCATCAGGGTCCATACAACCTCGTATAACAGCATCTATTTTATCAGGCTGAGTTGCTTCGTATAAATTATTAGATACACTCGATTTCAAAATTTCTTTTACCTCATCAAATGTAACCTGTTGTTCTGGTGTTAATTCATTATCTTCTTGTATTGTTCTTTTGGGTAAATAATACTGAATAATTAATCCAAGTGATTGTTCGAATACTTGATGTATCGTCTTTATCGATAATTCAACAATATCTAATTTATTTTTTGGCTTACCATAATTTAAATCTACAATATTCCATTCTCTATCATCAATAAAATAATTCATAGATTCAATAAATTTTTCTCTAATTTTTTGAATAAAAAGTTCAATACTTTCAATTTTAAATTCTTTTTTTATTAAAGAATGATAAGTTGATGTATCTTTTTGCGTTCCTTTTATTCGAGAAAAAGAATCAATTACTTTTTGTGTTGTTATGTTTTGAATATATTGTTTTGCATAATAAATCGTATCATCTCTAAATTGTGAATTTCCAATAAATAAATTATATCTTAAATCTAAATCAGGGTTTGGTTGTTTTTTATTTTTTAAAGGTAAAACTCTAATTTCAGTTCTTGATGGTGAAATTTCATGAATCCATAATTTATCATTACTACCAGGTTCAGAACCAGCTCTTCTATTTAATAAAGTTACCTGAGTTTTAAAAATACCACTTGAATACCCAGCTTCCTTTACTAATTTTTCAATATCAACTATAAACTCAGAAGCACCGTTTAATTTTTTTGTAAAGTTATTATTTGAAATAATAAAATATTCATTAATATTAGAATCATTTAAGTTTATGTATCTAACTAACTTACCATCTTCACCTTGTGGTAATTGATTTTCATTTGAATCAAATAATATAAATTCAATCATATCAGCATTACCAAGACCGAAATAAGACTTACCAATCTCTCTCTCAAAGATTTTTCTATCTTCAGATTCTACTTTGTATCCTCTTCTATCTACTATTTCTTTAAATCCTTCTATAGCCATCTTAGTTAGAGTTTAAGTATCTTTGGTAAAGTTTATCTCCACCATATAAATCATAAACCATATAAGAGAAATATCTACCCACCCATTGAGTAAACTGTCCTCTTAAATTATTTTTTGGTAATACACCTAAATCATATGCCATCCATTCTGTCCATGGTTTACATAAGAAATATATAATTGGAGTGTATTGAGGTTTTCTTCTCATAAACTCCACAACTTTTCTTGCCCACATTTGATATCCAATAACCAACTTAGGGTCTGTAACGAATCTTTTATCACCCCATCGTTCATCCGCATCCCAAATGTGTTGTGGTAAATACCCTTGATGATAAAGTTCATTACAAATAATTTTTTTCTTCTTAGAGTTTGCCGCGGTTGATGCTGTTGCTTGAGCTGCTTTAACTTGTTGGTTTGCTGCCTGAATCTGTTGTTGAGCAATTTGCTGGTTTGTTTCAATTGTTTGTTGGAGTGTTTGATTTGCAGCTTGTAACGATTTAACAATCTCTTTTTCAGATTCTAATTGAGATGCTAGTGTTTCTTTTTGTGCACCCAACCCTCGTGTTTGTGCAGTTAACGATACTCTTTCTATTCCTTCTTTAGTTCCTTTTAAAACCGAGTTTTGGAAATCAGATAATAGTTGTTCATATCGTTTAGTTAAAGCATCAAATTCTGATTGAACAGTTCGTGTTAATGTTTCAGCAGCAATTACTTGGTTTTGTAAATCTGATATTTCAGATTCAAGTGTTGATATTATAGAAGATAAATCGGCATTTTCAACTGTTAACTCACCATTTTTATTTATTAATCTTTCAATTTCAGTAAGTTTATCTTCATATTTTTCATATTTAATATACCTACCTCTTGGTGGTTTTTTTTCTTTTATTAACTCATCAACTTTTATATCAATTGCCTTTTGTAATTGCTCTTCATCGTAATACGGTCTTTCTAAAGGAGCTGATGTTTCACCACTAAATGATGTTTGTTCTTCCTGTATTTGTTCTTGTGGTTCTAATAAATCGGTTTTTAATTTTGGTTGTATTTGTTTTCCTCTAATTTGTTCAGTTCCAAATGGTTTATCTTTTTTTAATGAAGCAGGTTTTACTTCCTTTCCATCAACTTTACGCACAACAATTCCTTTAGATGTATCTATCTTCGTTGCCTTTGAACCTTTTTTAACAAGTTCATCTATTCTAAATCTATCTTGTAAACTCATTTTATTTCTCTATTGTAAAAGTTAAATCCTTATCTACAAAGTATTCTATAACACCATCCCTATCTACTTTAATTTCAATATAGTAATCTCTATTGTATTCCCAGCTTGTTAAGTTTAATTTAAAATAGTTACCACTCGAATCACAACTAACTTTTGTGTAATCTGAGAATGGTATAATTATCTCTTCTGTGATTACATCTTTTATTTGGTAATAAGTAGTAGATGGTAAATATTTTACATCTGTGTAAGAATATGTGTTGGTGTATGTTTTGAGAGGATATTTCTCTCTACCGAAAACTCTGATTTCAGGTTTACTTCCACGCTTATATCTGGTCTTTAATCTTTTGAATGTTACATGAATATCATCAGCGGTAAGTTCTGTTAAAGAGCCAGTAGAGAACGAAGAATCATCCCAACCAATTCTTAATTTAGGTTGGTAAATAGTATTTGTTTCTTTTGAAAAGAATTTTAATTGACCGTAATCATTTGTATCATTTTCTAATGAAGATGAATATTTTAAAATAAATCCTTCGTTTGGTATAGAACCACTAATCCACGAAGTCATTGTATCAATAACATCCATTTCAATATCAGTTGTTTCGTATGAAAATGATTGAGTTGAATATGAACCAGTAAACCAAGTTCCACCTTTACCATTAAATGAGCCAGTAGTATCTGCTGAATGTGAATCTTGTGTCATCCAATTAACACCTGTTCTAACTTTATCCCAAGAAACACCATCTGTACTGATTTCATCAAATCTTGTACCGATTCCCATATCCCATGATTGGGTTACCGCATATGCATATATTGTGTAATCTGTTGGTATTTCATCAGATGAATCAGCTTCTCTTAGAATAAGTTCAGCCGAACTCATAGTTACATCTCCACTTACTATTGATTGAGAAAGTGATGTTGTATCAAACTTGATTAGTGTGTGAGCAATATCTTTTAAGTTTCCATAATAAGTTTTAGAAACTTCTAATATCTCATCCAACCCTGTGTTTTGTGTTGGTTGTTGTAAGTAAATCGTTGCATCTTTTGATGCCGTTACAAAATAATACATTATACAACCCTCCCTTTAATATCTTTGTTAGGAAACTTCACTTCAAATATAGATGGGTCTAAAGATGGATAAACCATTTTACCTTTAGTTGCATCTTGTATATTATATGAATGCGATGAATAGTTTCCTAAACACTTGTTAGTAATTTCACACTTAGGTACTGATTGTACTCCCTCTACTCCTGCAATCAGTAATTCTATTTCAGAAATGTTGATTGCCATATTAAATGTCCAATTATCGATGTTAAAGTAATCTTTCAATTCATTTATACATCGTGTAAGAACTTCTCTTTTATTATATCCACCATAAACTCTGATTTCAAAATCTACACCTATGTTTATGATAAACCCATCAATAACATTAACACCATCAGTTAACATTCTATATTCTCCTAAATAAGTTTTTAGATTTTCTTTAATAGCCTTATTTAATGATGTTAGATATTTACTTGAATCATATCCAAGTACATATAAGTTAATTGCAAATGGATTATTCTTTTCGTTTATGTTATTTTTCTTTCCACTTAAGAATTTTCTCAATTCATCTTTTGTTTGTTGTTCTGTTAGGTTTTGTTTTCCTAATGATTGAACTAATCCTGCAAATTCTTCTAATGAATCAGGATTATTTAAAATAGATGAAGGTGAATTATTATCTAACTCTCCATCTGGTGCACAATATGCTTTTGCAACACCACCATACTTTGGAGGTAACGATAACGCTCTTACTTGATAATCTTTTCTTGTTACCGCTCTGTTTTGTGAACCAAAGTTTGCTAATGAATTTTCTCTAATCTCTTCGATAGATTCTGCACCTCTACCTCCTCTACCTGGTAATTCGTTTTCTATTGCAACAGAAGCTTTCATTCTGTTATAAAGTGCTAATTCTGCCGAACCAAATACACTCGTATCTTCATCAAACGAAATAGAATTAATTCTTGTTATTTCTTTTGAAGCAACATTGGATTCAACTCCACCACCTACTAAGTAAGAAACAGTCAATGTTGTATTTGCAGGAGCCTGTCCATATGTTTTAGTTTTTAAGAAATTAGAAGGGTCAAATGATGCACCCAATCTATCTATGGATGAATTTAATCCTAATCCAACATTTTTAAAGTTTGGTATTAATGTTTCATCTGATGATGTTGAGTTACCTCCTCCAAATATTATTGAAGTTGTATTATCTTCATTTACCTTTGTAGTAAATCTTCTTGATGTTTTTATAAGTTTTAAAACACTTGATACAGAATCTTTAAATTGTGCTAAATCTTTATCTGTTTGTTCTGAAGTTGGATAATCCACATAAACCATTTCTTGTGCAAGATAAGGAACTTGATACCATTTGTTTCCATTTGAATCTCTTACATCATAGATATCAATAATATTTGTATCTGCTAATCTTATTTGTGAAAATTGTTGAGCAGTACCAAACTGAACAGATGTTGTTTTTAATTCAGCTGAAATTGCATTTACATATTTTTTTATTAGATATTGTGTTGGTTCGTTTGTGTTTGAATCTCTTTGATATACAACAACTTCTCTATCTGTTTCATCATTGAAATCTAAAAGTTCGGTTGTTCTAAAAATAATTCCACCATTTGATTCACATACCATACCTTCTTTAATTCTTAATGAATAATCATAATCTGGTCGTATTGTACTACCACTACCAGTAGCTGGTACTAATTGGTAAACAGATAGTTTAACAATAGCAGGTGAAGTTACTTTTGGTTTGTATCCTAAATAAGAGGCCAATGCAATAACATTTTCCTTATCTTCTGCATACAACATCAATGATTCTTTTAAAGTATCATCTGTGTAGTATGAAAGTATATCACCCACATATGATGCCATTTCAATAAACATCATACCTGGTGATGATTCATTAAAATCAGAATAAGTTTTTGGGAAATATGCTTTTGCGTAATCAATTAGATTTTGTCTGAATTTAGCAAAATCTTTATTAAGATATTTTATATCTCTCCCTTGATTACTTCTTTTTGTTACACTATTTAAAGCCATCCTTTATTACTCCTGAATTCTAAATGTTATCTCTTGTGTTTCTATTTGGTTACCAACTGTAAACTTAATGTTCATATCTGCTCTGTGCATATCTTTCATTTCATCAGTCATTTTAATATCAACTTCTTCTATGTTTATATATGGTAACCAATAACCAACACTCTTAGTTATGGTTTCTGTTAACTTATTTTCAAAATCATCTGTCATTTGTTCAAACAAAAGAGAATGTAATCCAGTACCAAAGTTTGGTTGCATTACTCTTTCACCTTGTTTAGTTAACAAAAGATTTTTTAAATTTGTCTTAGCCTGTTCAAATGAAGAAAAAGATTGTTCAAAGAAACCCGTATTACCTCTTTTTAAAGGCAAGGTTATACCATACGCAAAGTCATTAAATTCTTTGGTATCTTTTACAACTTTTCTATCAAGAACATAAGCCATCAGTTATTCCTATCTCTTAAATTTTTTAACAAGTTCTGAATTATCTCTGTTTAAAATTCTATCTAATCCAGGCAATCCTGTTTGAACTCCAAGACCTGTTTTACTTGGTCCCCTTTTTATATCACCATAACCCATTTGAGATGCCATTTGAGCTCTCATGCTTTCAAGACCACCTCCTGCAGTTGTTTGAGTAAATGAAACTGTTTTATCCATACTTTCATTTACAGGTTGTTGAAATTTATCTAATACAGATTTTTGTTCAACTCCACCTTTTCTTTGTTCTGCTGAAAATGGTTTTGTATTATTTAGTACCTCATTTAAAACAGCATTTTTTGTAAACTGTTTTTTAGGTTGTTGTCTTTCTTCTTGTAGTGCTTGTTCTGCCATTTGAAATGGGTCTACTTCCTCTTCCACGATTTGCGTGGAGGAAGCAGCAACACCTCCCCTCTCCTCCGATAGAACTTTCATTCTACGAGATACTTCTTCTTCTAAAATCTTAGGAAAGGTTTTAGTAAGAAATCTTTCGTGATTTTTAGCCACTTCAGCTTCTACAATTACTTTAATTAATTTTGCTAATTTCTTAGTATCCATTATAAATTGTTTTCTTTTATCTTAATATAAATATATTCTTTATGAGTTTATGGTTATGAGCAATCAGGTGGGTTTACAAATCCTAAATATTTTTTTGGTACTTTCTGAAATACACCACATCCATTTCTATTAAATCCACCACCACTTGTATTTCCTTCGATTGTAATAATACCACCAGTTGCAGTTACACCAGCAACAATACCAATATGATGTGCATCGGAGGGTGAACCATATAAAACAGCTGCACCTACTTTTGGTTTGGTACTCCAATATCCGTTTTGTTTTCCCCAATTCATCCAATTATCACAACTTGCCCCACCACTTGGTGTTTCTAAACCTGCTTCTTGCCACCAAGTTGCAACAGCGGCAGCACACCAATAATAACCACTACCTGTTTTTTTAACTTTAGCCTGATTATCCAATCCTACATTATCAAACATATCATCAATCCTACCTCGTTCATTTTTTTGAACTCCACCAGGAAACCCGCCATAGTTTTTACCAGGAGGTGTACCTGTTTCTAAAATACCAATATCTCTTTTTGCAATTGCAACAATCTTAGTACCTTGTTCACATTTATATTCAGGTGGTGTGGTTTCTTCAATAGCTTTCAATTCTTCTTCTGATAATTCAACAGCTGCTGCATTTTTTTCTCCTGTGTTTATTTCAGATTTTTTTAAGTTAGAATATTCTTTTGCAGATGTTCTACCATTTTGAGGTAAGGATGTATCGTTTGCAACAGCATCTGCCTCATCTGCCTCTCGTTGAGCTTCTTGTTTATCAGCCTCACTCATTATCAATCCTTCAAGAATTGCAGATGCTAATTTTGTAATAGCACCAAGTAGTGTATTACCTGCCTGTGGTGGTTCGAATGGAACACTTGGACCTGCAGGAGGTATTGTAAACCCAGTCCAACTTCTAATACCAGGTGCTGGTGGTACAAGAGGAAATCCAGGATATAAAGATATTGTTATATACAAACCTTCGATTGATGTAAGATGAATTTGCATTGCATTAATTAACTTGTCCAAAAATACACCCGAATCCATTGTAGTAGTTAAAGGACCAACAGTTGGAAACTGACCAGGTGTAGTTACAAATGCGGATACCGTAGTTACGTTTTGTATAGCTCCTGTAGCTGGTATGATTGGAGGAATTCCCGTCATTAAAGTTGCTCCTGTCCAATAACCAACAACTCCTTTTCCAATATCATCTATAAAAGTATGTTGTCCCTCTCGTTTACTTAATGCAGTACTACAAGCTAAAGTAACCAACGTTTGCATTAGTGGTTTGTTATCTTTAGCAATAGGTATTTGATTTATTGTTTGGTATCCTCTACGAACCGCCATATCATATTCATCAGTAAGTTTTTTTGCGAAATCATTATAGGAATTTATACCTGGTTGATTTCCCATATAACTCAACATATTTTGTTTGAATATAGCGAAAGACATTTTTTATTCTGTAAAATTTTGTGTAGATAATATTGTATCTAATTTACTTTGTATCTTCGCATACGCCGATGCATTTGTTGGAGGAGATGATGGACCAGCTGGAGTAGGATGAATTTCTTTTTGTAACTCATCAAGTATTTCACTTAATATATCAATTAGAGTTTGACCTCTTGCAAGTGGTTCATCTTGACTTTCAGTATTAAGATATATATCCCCACTCCCACCTAAAAAGTACATATCGTTATCATTAGTTGTAGTTCTATACTCACCATTCAAATCAATGGAAGCACCATCTTGGCCATTATCAAGTGTAAATTTACCATCCGATATAAACGAAATATTTCCTTTGGAAAAGAAAATCATTTCTTGAGTTTTTGAAGATAAGATAATCCTATCACTATTTATTAAAATTTGATTACCGTCTAACTCTTCTGGTGCTTCATAATATTCTGCAGATTCTGCTGTTTCAACTTTTACATCTCTGTTACCTGGTACAAATGGTAATTTATATTTGTTACTTGATAGTACAATAGTAGAACCATCATTAACAATATCTTCTTCAATTAAATCACCTTCTTTTATTTCTGTTTCAGGTTCTGCTTGTTTATTTCTAAAAATTATTGTTGGTGAAAATTCTTTATCTTCATTATTATATCCACTAAATCGTATTGATTGTCCAAATCTTGATTGTATTAATCTATCTCCCTCATAAAGTTTTAGTTTATTAATAGGAGTTTCTTCAAAATATTTTCCAACCTTATACTCTTCACTATTACTTACATTGGAAGTAGGAGTTCCGGTTTGGGAAACACTTGAGTATGATTGATTTTTTTCTTCTTTGTTTTGTTCAGGATATAAACCAGCAATTTGTTCTGGTCTTGCATCACCCACATTTAAAGTTCTTGCTGGAAATCTTTTGTAATATTTTTTTCCACCTATCGTTGTTAAAATTACTTCTTCTCCTATAAGTGGAAGTTCAAAATCTAAGCCACTACCTTCTGGTAAATAAATTGGTAAATTTTCGGGTTCTGAAATTCTATCATCATATGGTTGAACAACTACTGCACCAACTTTAAAACCAGCATCTTTTCCATCTGTAAATAGCTCTTTAAATGCTTCTTCGTATTTTACCAATCTTTCGTGAGTTTCATCAAGAATAACATCAACTACAAGACCAGTTGGTAGTTGAGTTGGTCTAATACTTTTATTTGTATTACTTGAACTAAGTGATTGTACTAAACGATTTGCCATTATTTATTTACCTTTTGTTTAAGTTCTTCTATTTCGTTTGTAAGTTCATCAACCTTTAAATCTTGCTCATCGGCCACTTCTGCGATGGTTTCATCTAATTGTTTTAGAAGTTGTTCTTTTTCTTCATCAGAAAGGAATCCACTATCTCCTTCTGCTTTGTGTTGTGCACCAATGATTCGTTGGGCAATTGCAGCCATCTTGATTAGTGCATCATCGTTCTTTACTGATGTATCAACAAGGTCTTTGATAATAGGACCAATAACAGCCATATCACCTGCATGTCTGATTACCTTTTTCATTTCAGCAATCAGTTCTGAGATTCTTTGTTTCTTGTTTTGTTGGTTATCGTAGATATCCTTGAACAATCCACTTAGATTCTTTCCTGGAAATAATTCAAAATCTGTACTCATGATTTTTATACATTATGTTGTATATAAATATACTGAATAAAAAAACCTCACCGAAGTGAGGTTTTGTTCTTAACGCGTTCTGAAATTATTAAGTTTAAAATTTACTTCTTAATAATGTGGTAAAGTACAAAAGCACCAACCAGTCCTAATAGACCTTCAGCACTCAAACTTCCCAATATACCCATGATGTTATCAACTACTGATACATTTGGCCAGAAAGGAATGTTTGCACCTTTGAATAATACTTCAAGTACTACTCCAAGAGCGATGATACTAATACCGATTTTTGTTAATTCATCGGCCCATGAGCCAATTTTCTTTAAAAAATCCATATTGTTCTCCTTTGTTTATTTTAAGAAAAATAACTTTTTCATATTCCAAAACAGCGGATATCCAATAAATAACTATTGTATATATGAAATAAAAAGTTAAGTTTTGATTTTCACACCCAATGGGTAAACAATATTGGGTGTCAATAAAAAAACCCAACTTTTTGAGTTGGGTTTTTGTTCTTAGCCACTTTATTCTACGACCAAGTGATTTTAATCTTTAAGAGCTACAATAGCCTTTAATCTTTCTATTTCTGATTTCATTCTATGGTACTCTATCTCTTCATAAGTATATTTCTTATGACCTTTAGGTTTAATCCATAACATTTTTCCATTTTCGAAATATGCTACTGTACCAGCATAATCTCTCCAATACCAATGTTCTTCGTAGTTACCATCGATTTTCTTGTAGTAACCTTTTTGTTGAATCTTACCATCTTCGTTGTAAGCTCTATACTGGTAAAGATTGTCATCTATCTGTGTAATAACTTTGGAAGTTTGTCCAAAGAGCGGAATGGTACACAGAGAAAATAATAGGATTGCTATTATTTGAACAATCTTTACTTTGAATAATTGTTCATTCATAATTCCTCCTTTAGTATAAATATACCTATGTTAAGAAATTGTTAAGAAATTGTAAAATTAAAGTACTTTTTTCTTGATAATATAGTTATGAATCACAAGAGTATCCATTTCACAATTCAAAAATGTTTGGATAGCAGTCTTAGGGTCTAATACCATTGTTTGGTCTTTAAGGTTAAATGAAGTATTTAATACAATTGGATATCCATTTAACTCATGAAGTTTTCTTAATAGTTTATAAACTTGTGGTTGTTGTCTTTGAGTTAGTGATTGTATTCTTGCAGAACCATCAACATGAGTAATGGCTGGTAAATTCTTTCTATGTTCTTCTTTTACTTGAACCACCTGATTCATATAAGGAACATCATGTGGATAATCAAAGTACTTAGATTGTTCTTCTAATTTAACAATAGGTGCAAAAGGTCTAAACCCTTCTCTCTTCTTAATTACTCTATTTACTCTTGCCTTCATTTGAGGGTCACATGGATTTGCAAAAATACTTCGGTTTCCTAATGCTCTTGCACCAAATTCCATTCTTCCTTCGAACCAACCTATTACATTTCCTTCTGTGATTTCTTTTGCTACAATTTCTATAATTTCAGAATGATTTTTCTTTTCATACCACACATCTACCTTTAGTTCTTCCAACGCCTTCTCTACATCTTCATTGGAATAGTAAGGACCAAGATAAGGATTGTTATTGGTTACTCTATTTGAATTGGAATTTTCATTATAATAATAATGTAATGCTGCTCCAATAGCAGAACCGGCATCAGATGGTGCAGGTGGAATGTAAACTTTTTTGTAGTTTGTTTCTTTTATAATTTTTCCATTTGCAGTTCCATTGTACGCACACCCACCACTTAAACAAAGATTGTGAGTTGATTTTTTTACATATAATTTATTTAACAAATGAAAAAATATTTTCTCATATGCAGATTGTAATCCTGCTGCAATATCTTTATGTTCTTGTGTTAATTCATCTTCTGGTAATCTATTAGGAATTCCAAATAACTTACCAAGTTTTTCATTAAACATTATTTCATCTGAATAATCATAAACAAAATAATCCATATTGATTTCATATGAATCATTTGTTTTAGAAATTAATTCTTCAAATTCTTTTTTGTATTTTGTAGAATCACCATAAGGAGCTAATCCCATTATCTTATACTCACCTTCATTTGGTTTGAAACCTAAGAAAGCAGTAAAGGCTGAATATAACATTCCTAATGAATGTGGAAAGTTTACACTTCCTAACTTTGTAAGTGTATTTTTTTCACCATAATACATTGAAGTTGTTTCCCACTCTCCAACACCATCTACTGAAAGAATTGTTGCTTTATTAAATGGAGAAGTGTAGTATGAATATGCAACATGAGAAAGGTGATGGTCACCATAAATTACTTTAGTATTTTCTCCTATAATTGAGTTTAGTGTAGTAGATAATTTTTCGTATTCTTTTTTATTACGAGATATTATTTTATTTCTTTTAAAATAATTTAATAACCCACCTCGTTTTGTAGAGTTTTCTATTCTATCTAATTTTAAAGAAGGATTTTCGTAAAAACAAATTGCATCAATATCATCCTTTTGTACTTTAAATTCAGAGTACAACCATTTAATAGTTTCTATTGGAAATGAAGAATCGTGTTTTATGCCAGTAAATCTTTCCTCTTCAACTGCACCCAAAACTTTACCATCTTTAATTAGTGCGGCTGCACTATCGTGATAACCACATGATATTCCTAAAATATAACCCATTCTTTTTTTTTAATAATTTTCGTTATCCCAAAATTCTTGTTGAATATCATTAAACTGACCTGTTTCTAAATATTCATTTAACATTTTTTTCTGATGTTGTTTCATTACATTTACAACTTTGGTAATATAATGAGTTTTACAATCGGTCATTTCTCTTATAAGTAGATATAAATGTTTTTTATTAAAGTTTTCTATATGTTCTGACCTTCTGAATAATTCTAATACTGCATCTGCGATTTGTATATCTCTTTTTTTATTAAAAATTATTGTTAGATTTCTATCCCAATACTCCAACATAATATCTTTAAATTCTTTAAACTCAGTATTTTCTTCTACTTCATAAAAATCATTTTCAGGATTCCAAGTTTCTGGCATTTGTGATAGTAACGCGTTTTGTTTCCATCTTTTGTAATTACCATTGTTCTTTAAAATTAAATGGTTCTTTGCAATAATAGTAAAGTAAGAAAATGCCCTACCCTTACCTTCTTTAAACATATGCATTTTTTCTACCATCGTAGAAACTACTTCCATTTGGATATCTTTTTTTGGAACATCAAAGTAAGTAAACTTAAATGTATTTAAAACATTTTCTGCAAGTTTTTCGAATGGATATTTAATTCTTTCTTCGTAAATTTTAGACCTTTCTGCGGGGTCTTTAGAGTTGTTATATTCTATAATTGCTTCTTGTGCAGGAGTACCAAAATATATTTTGGATTTTTTTCTTCTTGGTCTTGGCATATTTTTATAATTCGTTATTTAAGTCCTCTACTATTTTTTTTAACCCATCAAATGTAACTCCAACCTCATCATCTTTTTCAAATGCCTGTCTTGTATCTATCTTTCGCATTTCATTTAATGCATTCTGTACTTTATCTTGAACTGATAAATTAGTATTAACTAATCTATCTTCAAGTTGTTCATTTTGGCGTAGTAAGTTTCTAACACCAATCAGTAAAATAATATTAAGTATTACTGAGATACCCACAATGATGTTGTAGGTAGTAAATATTTCTAACATATTAATCTAAATTTAATTTATATCCACTAAATTCGGTAAGGTATGAAGTTAACTTTGTACCATTACCATCTTTAAACTCTTCTCCTTTTTTTAAGAATCGTTTAACATTACCAGGCCCTGCTAAGTGTGCTGCAGCTAATATTCCACTTTCAGTAATTACGTTACCATTGATTTTCTTACCATCCCAATATTCAATATAATTGTTGAGTATTTTTTTATTATGATTAAGTAAATCTAACATTGCCTGTTCTTGTAAGTAAGGTGAATTAAGAAACTCTTTTTTTGAAACATCATAACCTAATGCCTTTAGAGTTCTTCTACCGAATTGGTATTTTCCCATATAACCCCAACCATTTACTACATCGTATCGGTTTGATGATTCTCGGTGTCCTATTGCATCAAGAAACATATCGTGTTGATTTATTTCTATTTCAATAGGTTTTATTTCAACTTTAACTGTTTTAATTGGTTTTGTTTCTATTTTAGAAACCTTTGTTGTGTTTGCCTTTAAGTAGTTATGTGTAAAACTAACTAAACTTAATGATGTAATCATTGTTATGATTATTATTAATATCTGTTTTTTCATCGGGATTACTCCTTTTTTTAAACATACTTCTCTTACAAATATACGAAAAATTTTCGAATATTCCTAATAAATTGATAAAAACTTTTATGCTTCTCCAACCGGCCCGAAGTAAAGACCGTTCAGTTCCTCTTCTGTGATTTTTGATTCTTCAGAGGAATCTTCTCGTAATCGAGTAAGGGTATTTTCTAACCCTTCTATATTTTTTTGTATTCTTAATTCTAATTCTTTTTCCGTAACCAATCCATTCTCAAGAATAATATCCATAAGAGTTTGCATGATTATGTTCTGAGTAAGAATTCTATCGTTAAGATTTTTTATTGCTAACTTTGATATTGAGGTCATCTAATAGTTCCTTTATTGTGTTTGGATTATCATCTCCAAAAATTAAATCTCCAAAAGCTCTCTTTATAGATTTTTCATGATAACCCATAGCTGAAGCTAATCTAACACACATAACTTTGAATTCATTCATATCCATATCATCCGGTACATCGAATTCTATTTTTGAAGCTTCTCTTTGTATATTTAAGAACTCTTCATCGGTATATCTAAATATAAGTTTTCCCATTTTTCGTAATATTATAAGATTTCAGCACCTAACTTTAATAAAGGTTCTGCTTTTTTGTATTTCATAAATTCGGTAGTTCCGTTGGATAATTTTACCATTACTCTTTCGTTTCTACCATACTTTTTTGGTGCAGTATATGTTGCAGAATATCTTCTTCGTGAATCAGTTATCAATATACCATCTAAGTGGTCAATCTCGTGTTGAGCACAAACACACTCTAATAATCCTTCATCTGAAAAAAATTCATTAGAATCTTTCCATGTATTTGTTTCTGAATCTGGTGAAAATATAACTGTTCCCAAGTTATCACACTCTACTGTAAATGATTTATGTCTTACGGTTTTAACAGGTTTACGCATTGATTTAGGAATTGATAAACATTGTTCTACATAAGCAACTACATCATCAGATACTTCAGTTACTCTTGGGTTTATCAATACCAAAGGTTCTTTTACATTAATTACACAAGCACGAACATCTAACCCAATTTGATTTGCTGATAATCCAATACCACCATGTCTTGTTAGTTCTTGTAAAAGAGTTGTAGATATAGAATTTATCTCTTCCTGTGTCATTGGTTTTGATTCCAATGGAGTTTTTAATTTATTTGGGTCTTTAATTAATTTCATCGAATAAATTTAATTGGTTTGTTACAAGCTTTCTTTCAGATACATTACCACCCCATGGTCTTTCGTAAATTGTTTTACCCCCATCTGGTGATTCATAAATTTTTGCATCTTTCATTTTTTCATTTAACTCATCGGAAAGTTTTCTTTCTTTCCAATATAATTCTCTAACTTTAGAACCCAACTCCATATCATTTGGATAGGTTTCTACTAATTCATTTATATTCATAGTGGTTATATTGTATTAAATTAAACTGCGGTATTGTGGTATTTTTCAAGTAACCAAGAAGATGATTGAACTTTATTTCCTAATCCCCAAACCATATCGATTCCATATCCTTTACAAACATCTTCTTCTGTTGCAGGAACTCCACCTGCAACTCTATCACCACCATTACCGAAAGCCATGATACCAGTTTCCCATGTACCTCGTTCTCTCATGTATTTGTGTCTGGCAGCATCAATGAAATCTACAGCGGTTTCATCGTTTTGAATTTTGGGATTCATAATATAAACCCAATCTACTCCCTTTATATTATCCATTACGAATGCTCTTTCTTTTTCATCCATAAATGATTTTCCTTTTTTATTTCTCAACCATCTATCATTGTTGAGTCCAATCCAAACTTCATCTGAAAGTTCTTTTGCATTTTGGATACATTCTATGTGGCCTTTATGAACAGGGTCAAATCCACCACTAATTAAAATAACTTTATATTTTTTCATAATACAAATATACGAATTTTTTATTAATTAAACAAGTCTTTTTGGTTTTATTTCTTGCCTCAACTTATATTTTGGTTTGAAATATTCTAAATCAAGTTTTATATTTTTATTTATTAATGATTTATTTTTATAAACATCTTCGTAATAATCGATTGGAAGATTTAAATCTTGTGATAAATTATTCATTACAATATCCAAATGATTCATCCAATTTGTAATATATTTCCAATAATGAGATTCTTTATCTATTTCTTTTTCGATTCCCCACTTTTTATTTACTGTATATTGATACTTACCAAGTACATATAAAGATTCAAGTTGCTCTTCTCTGTTTCTTCTACTTAGTAAAATTACAGTATTAAATTCTTTTGTACTATCTATAACTCCTTTGTAAAACGGAGTATGATTAGAAAGTAAATCTCCATCCTTACTAAGATGGTGAGCCCACAATGGCACAAACTTTACTACATCACTACTCGAATCATATGGTGGCCATTTTTTAACAATATCAGGTTCGAACCTTTCTTTTTTATTATAAGCAGAACTAATACTTTTTAAAAGATTAGTTGAACCTGTACGAGGTCCTGATATTATTAATATGCCTCCATCTTTTATTTCCATGAGAACCCAGCACCCATATGTCCAAATGAAGCACTTTCACCAAATACCGGTTTTCTTAAATCTAAGAAATCAATAATTCCTTTTGGTGATAAATCATATCCTTTGATAAATTCGTGTTCTCCATCGACGATAGCAGTTGCTTGAAGTGGTTGGTCATATCCAATTGCATAAGCAAGTTGAACCATAACTTCTTGTACCTCTGGTCTTTGTTCTAAAATATCTACTGCAATTCTTCTTGCCATATAAGCTGCACTTCTATCAACTTTAGTACAATCTTTACCACTAAATGCTCCACCACCAAGTGGAACTCTTGGGCCATAATTATCAACTGCTAACTTTCTACCAGTCAACCCAGCATCGGCGGTAAACCCACCAATGTTCCAATCACCTGCAGGATTACAATGTAATGATTCAATATGATACTGAGGGAAATCTTCAAAGTATTGCATTACTAATTTTTCTAATTCACCTGCTGGTGCATTCTGAAATGAACATACAACTCTTAATGAGTTACCATTCATTGTTACTTGTGTTTTACCATCATAAGGATACTTATCAAATACGAACTTATTTAGTTCTCTTGATAGATAATATTCTTGAGGTAAGAATTGTTCGTTATCTCTACAAGCATAACCAATCATAATTCCTTGGTCTCCTGCTCCACCAGTATCAACTCCTTGAGCAATCTCTGGTGATTGTGAATTTAAGTTTATAATTACTTTGATTGTATTATCATTTGTTACTTGATGTACAGCTTTGATAATTTCATCCTTTGTTACATTTGTATTAGAAGTAACTTCACCTGTTATATAAACTTCTCCCAATCCCCCACAGGTTTCAATTGCACATCGTGAGTTTGGGTCTCCTTCTAAGTATAAATCTAAAAGTGTGTCTGAAATCCTATCACACATTTTATCTGGGTGCATCGGTGATACACATTCTGCTGTTCTAATCATATGATTGTTTTAATTAATTTTGGTTTATCTTTTGTTTTTTTAAAAAATATATTCACTTCGTTTTCTCCTATACCACCTGTATTTGGTTTGTAAGATATATCAAATCCTTTTGAAAAAAAGAATTCTTGAAAATCTTCAAATGAAGATTGATTTTCATATAAAGTCCAATCTAAATCAGGTGCCATACTTTCACAAACACCTTCTTTTACTATATCTATTTTAGAACCAAATCCCTTTAATACATCCAAATCACTTCCTTGTGAATCGATGTGTAAATATTCTATTTCTTTTATTTTTTCTAATTCAATAAAATCTTTCATTGTAATTGTTTCTACAAAAATATTTTCAAAAAATAAATTATTTTTTCTTTTAATTTTATTTAAACTTGAAAATACAGAATAAGAATCATTTGATATATTAAACTTAAATTTTCCTTTTTTGTTTGATACCGCTTTTTCTATTAAGTTGTAATTATTTGGAATAATGTTATTTGTAATACATTGTTTTACTATTTTAGGATTTGGTTCAAATGAATAAACTAAAAGATTTTTATCTTCTAATGCTTCCTGTAAAAACTCTAAATTATAGTTAGAACCAATTACAATCTTAACTCGTTTCATTATTCTGATTTAGTTATCAGAGTTGTTATAATATATAAAATAAAAATTGGCACTGATGGTATAAAGAAAAGGAGTATAAAAAGTAATCTCCATAACAATGGGTCTGAATCAGTATAGTTTCCTAACCCACCACATATACCAGCTAAACTTCTTTCAGTTTTACTTCTTCTAAATTTTCTCATCTAATTCTTGTTGTAATTTTTGAATTTCTTTTTTAATTTTTTGAGTTTGTGGTTTAACCATTTTTAACTCTAAGATTTTTTGAATTTTTTCTTCCTTATCCATTTTGAATCTGTGATTTTAAATCTTTATACTTTTTATTCCATTTTGCAACTTCTTCTTTATATCCTTGTTTAATCAACTCTTGTTTTTCAAGTTGTTGTCTTAATTCTAAATTTTCTTTTTCGAGTTCTTTAATCTTTAACTCGTATAATCTTAAATGTTCCATATTAATTACTTAAAGGTGCTTTAATTGTTGGGTGAGAATGGTAGTGTAAAATTTCATAATCAAACTCACCATTTAAAATATCCACATTACTCAATTTCAATTTTGGTAGATGTGGTTTTGGTTCTCGTGAGATTTGTTCTTCTGCTTGTTCGATATGATTTTTGTACAAGTGAGTATCACCAAGATTACCAATGATTTCACCAGGTATCATATTTACCTCTTTTGCAATCAAGTGTAATAACATAGCATAAGATGCTATATTAAATGGTAATCCCAAGAATGTATCTACACTTCGTTGATTCCACATTAGGGAAACAACTCTACGAGGAACACCCATATCATCTAAATGTTCGTGGAAGTAATCTGATGATTTACCAAGAGGTACATTGTTGTTATTGTAATACGCAATTCTTTCATCTAAATCAAGTAATCGTGTATAAACTTGGAATCCATAATGACAAGGGGGTAAAACCATTTCATCTAACTCACCAACATTCCAAGCAGATACCATTAATCTTCTACTATCAGGATTTGTTTTAAGTTCCTTGATTAGATTTGAAATTTGGTCAACTTGAACTATAAGTTTTTCTAAGTTATAAACAGACCATTTTCTCCATTGTTTACCATAGATAGGACCTAATTCACCCCATTTTTTAGCAAACTCATCATCGGTCTTAATCTTATCAATAAATTCAATCATACTCAATGAATGGTCGTGTGGTGGATTGCATTCAATACTTGCGTAATTCTTATATGCATCACCATTCCAAATGTTACATCCATTATCCACCAAGTACTTAATGTTAGTATCTCCCTTTAAGAACCATTTTAGTTCGGTCATTACAGATTTAATGGCCATTTTCTTTGTGGTGAGTAATGGGAATCCATCATTTAAGTTGTGTCTGATTTGTCTACTGAATGTAGAGATTGTACCTGTACCAGTTCTATCTTCTTTAGATACTCCATACTCTAAAATGTATTGGAGTAAATCTTGATATTGTTTATCTAATGTATTCATACTACAAATATACGAAAATTATTTTAAATTTCCTAATCTTTCTATCTCTTCTTTTACTTTCATATTCCAAGGCCCCCAAGTAATATTATCAATCAGCCACTTTCTGTAATAAGGTGGTATTGATGCTACTGGCTTACCTTTATATTTTCCGAAGGTCATATAAACCTTTTCTATATCACCATCTTCGTTTGTTTTCTCTGCAAGATTGATACCACCTTCTAAGTGGATTCCTATTTCATGCATTGGGATACCTGTGATTTGTTTTTTACCTTCACCAAATAATTCCCATTCTTCACCACCAGTATCTTTGTAATAAAGTTCTTCTACTTTACCAAACTTTTCTACTGAACCTACGAAATCAACCACTAAACAATCTTTCTTTTGTTCGTGGATACGAGTTCCTCTACCAACGAACTGATACCACCAAGAGATTGATGCTGTTGGTCTACCTGTAATCAAACAATCTAATTCAGGATAATCGAATCCAACTGTAAGTACATTTACTTGTACGATAACTCGTATTTGTTGGTTTCTAAATTCTTCTATGATTCTGTTTCTCTCTGCAGTTGGAGTTCCACCATGAACTACCGCTGCTTGTGGAATCTTTCTTGCCAAATCAGTTGCCTGTTCTATTGTTGGTACTGCAACTAAAATAGATTTTCTATCATATACTTCTTCAATCTTCTTTACAATCTTATCACCAATGTTTTGGTTCTCATAAGAACGAGCAATAGATTCTTGTGTATATTCAGCACCACTTGAATTGTAAACAAGTGCACCAGTATCGAAATCATAAGATTGATATTCTAATGGAGTCCAATAGTTTAACTTAACAATATCTTGAATCTGAGAAACATGAAGAATATACTTGAAGAAAGTTCCATGTTTAGAACGATTTGTTAACATTACCAACTTTGAGTATGGGCCAGTATCTCCCATATTGGTTTGTAATTTTAAGGGGGTTGCAGTAAGACCAAGTACATGAGTTGCTTTCATACCATCCACAAATCTCCTCAGCTGACCTGATTTGTTTCTTGGATATCTATCACACTCATCTATGATAATCTTAGTGACCCCCATCTCTTTAAACTTATACGCAATATTGATTATTGAACCAATTGTTGCATAAGTTACATCACCTAATTCTTTACTTCCCATTGAAGCAGAATAGATAGATGCCTCTCCACCGAGAGTTATAAACTTGTTATAGTTTTGTTCTAAAAGTTCTTTTGATGGTTGTAATACGAGAATCTTTTCACCAAGTTCTTTTGCAATTGCAGCGATAACAATCGATTTACCGAAGGCAGTTGGTGCCACGATAATCGATGGTTTCATCTTTGGAGTTCGAAAAAACTCAACTCCAATTGCTACTGGTTCTATTTGATTCTCTCTTAGTTTCACAACTTATATTTTTTTTTATATTTCTCTTCAAATGAAGAACCCCATCCTATTTCAAGAATTTCATTTTCCTTTGGTATGAGTGGTTTTCTTTTATTTAAATCAATAATGTCATCCGGTCGGATATGGTTAAATACCTCTAATTTAATTTTAGAGTTTTTACGAGGGCCCTTGTGAACTACCACTACCGGTACACTTGCATTTAAATTTCCCACTAACCCAATAATAATGCATTTAATAGAATGAAACCACCAACAAGAACTAAACCATAAATAGCCCATTCCATAACTTTGTAATTTGATTCTACTTGTGATTGAGTTCTACCTTGTCTGTATTCCATATCATCTTTAGACATGGTATAATCTTTTTCAATATCAGATATTAACCACTTTATTCTTTCAGTTGCCATTATTGGAGCATCTTCTTCTATTAATTCTTTAATCTGTTTTAGATTTTTTACTATTTTTAATTTATTCATAACTTATAGTTTATTATCGTGATGTCTATCTTTAATCTTCTTGTATTTCTTTTTAAGATTTCTAGCATCAGCATATTTTCTTTTTTCTATTGTTTCTAAGGTTTCTTTAACTTTTTTTCTTTTCTCTCTTGCAGATTCTGATTTTTGTAATCTTTTACCTCTATCCATATTTAAATCCTTATTTAATTTAGACATAACTTTCTACATTTAATAATCCACTATACTCACATTTGTTTGATTTAATAAAAGGAAGAATAGCAAGTTCTTTAGCCTTGGATTCAACCATAACATCTACATCATTACCATATAAGTTAGGTAACTCATTAATATAATCTGAATGTGCTTGTGGTTTAAGTTTCTCATTGTTTTCATGTAATTGTTTTGATTCTGAATAGTGAACAATTGGTTTGATATCTTTTGGCCATGTAGAGATTGCCAATTCAAGTGCCTCTTGTTCTGTTAAACCACCTGTACAAAACTTATGGTGATGATAATCAAATACAATAGGAATACCAATTCTTTCGTGTATGTACATCAAATCTTTTACTGAGTACATAGATTCTTTATCATCATTCTCTACTGTCAATCTACCTTGTACTGCTGGAGAGAGTTTCTCAAAGTTCTTACAGAATCTATCCATAGCAGATTGTTTATCACCATACACACCATTACAATGAATATTAAGTTTGTTGTAAGGTGTACGAGATAAACCAATCATATCAAATATTTTACCATGTATTTCCAAATCGGTAATAGTATTCTTTACAACATTTTCTCTTGGAGATACAAGTACATTGAATGGACCAGGATGTGCGGTAATTCTGATACTATGTTGTTTAGCGTAATGACCACATGCCTGAAGTACCGTTTGTATTCTTCGATAGTATGGTGATTCATCAATGTTATATTCAGAAGCCCATGGAAACATTTCAGATGATAATCTGAATACTTTGATATTGTTCTGATTGTTCCATTCTAATATAGTGAATAAATCTCGTGAGTTTTGTAATCCTAACTCACCAGCATATTCAACACCCTTCTCTAAGAAGGTTCTCTTAATCATTGAACGATTAGTAGTTACTTTAGGTTTTTGTTTACCCAAAGTCATGTTAATACAAGCGTATCCTAAATTCATAATATTTCGTTTAAGTTTTATTTACAAAGTAAATATACGAAATTTTTTTGATATATCCAAGTCTTTAGTAAGTTTTTTTTGTAAAATCGTTTGGATATTGTTCTTTTAACTGATTTAACTTAGTTTGAGAACCCCCTCTACTTTGAATCCAATGTTGAGATGCTCTTTGATTATTTATCCATCTTTCTTTTTTACCCCAATCAAAGTTTGGATGAAACCAATAATCTCTTCCTTTATATGGTTGCCTCCATCCACCTTGATTTTCATACCATTCTACATATTCTTTTTCAGATATAATACCATCACCATCGGTATCTGCTGCTCGTTCTTCATCGGTTACAATACCATCTCCATCTAAATCTAAATCACTTTCATCTAAATCTTCAACCATATCATTTAGTACTTGGTCTAATCCATGTGATTCATCCCACTCTTCATCTTCCAATCCATCTTGTAAAGTATCATCCCATAGAGTAGATTTTTCTTCATCGGGTTCTTCACCATAAAGTTCTCTTTTCTCAACTACTTTCTTTTTATCATCTTCACCCTTATCCACTTTTAAAGCGTTGTTAAATGCAACTACAAGTGCAACTGCAAGTGGGTCAAACACAAAGATGATAATTAGAATTAACCAATTAATAATCTTATCCATTCCATATCCAGTCAATCCACTTAGGTATTGCAGTGGCCCTAATTCAGATGCTCCTTCTAAGTTTGTATCTAAATCTAAAATCTTTAACTGAATAGATTGTAGTGAATCAGCAGCTACTTCTCTTTTCGCTTGAACACCTTTACGATTTTCTTCTTCCACATTGATTCTACTTTGTGCCAAACGTAACTCAGCCGTGGATATCGTGGTTCTAACACCCCCCACAACCGATGTGTCCCGTACTTGGATTGATTGTGATTTAGCATTGGAAAGAGTACTAATGTTATTAGATATTCTTTGAAGTTCTTCATCGTATCTTGCAACATCATCAGAGTAGAACTTTTCTTTTTGTTGTAAGAATGTTTTTTCTTTTTCATTTACTGAGAATTGATTAAAGGTATCTTGAAACGCAGATGTAAGGAATCCATAGATACCAAGTGAAGTGATTAATACAAGTATAAGAACACCTGATACTAAATACCACCTAAATGCTTTGTTTATCTTTTCCCAATAGTTGTAAAGATAACCAGCGGTAATAAGTTTTGCAGCTTCAAGTGAACTTGCCATTAACATTACTGAAAAGGAAGCACCAGCAAATAGTTTTGATAAACCACTTACCGAAAAGAATGCTGCATTAAATGCTACGAATAATGCTGATAGTCCTAATAGTAATGTTCTGAATTTCATTTATCATCCTCTTTCTACAACCTCCTTGATTTCCTCAAGTACTCTAATCATTTGCTGTAGATAAGTGTCTGCAGTTTTAGAATCTGCAGGCCTTTCACCTGTAACCATTTCTTTTACCACTTTAGCTTTGGTAATACATGATTCGATGTTGTTCGTAACTCTATCTTTATATATTTCTTTCATATATGATATATTTTGTTGTACTAATATAAATATTAGAATATAAAAAAAGGGGAGTTTCATCCCCTCTTTCTATTTTTTGATATGAGTGTTAGTAAGAAATTTTTAACGTCTTAGCCTTCTTGTTTATTTTCTTATCTATAAGGAGAGTGAGTAACCCATTATCAAATTTAGCTTCTGTTTTAGTACCATCATAATCCTTACCAACCGTAAGAGTTAAATCGATATCTTTTACAAAACGAGAAGCACCTTCTTCTTTTTTAGATTTAATTGTGATTTCTTCCTCGGTTACATCTACTGAAATATTTTTTGGATTATGTCCAATAGTGTTAACTGTAACTTTTTGTTTACCATCTTCTAAAACTTCCACATCAAACGATGAATAAGATTTAGTTTTTACTGGTGTGTTAAAAAATGAATCTGTAAAGATATCATCAAATAATCTGTTGTTAATAGTGTAAATCATAGTTTTTGCCTTTTTTAAATTAAACATTTACTTTTTATATTACCAAATTTGTACCAATTATGTTTTTGTAAAAAGTATATGACAATTTGTCAGTTTTGTAAGGGTATAGTATGACATTATGTCATTTTTCTATTTCTTGTTTTGTTAATGAACGATATAATATTTCTAACTCTTCTTCAGTAGAACACAATCCTAATCCAAAGAAATCCGCAATCTCAACAAAGTATTCCCCCTTTTTAATATCAAGTTCTTTCCATTCATCATCAGCTGATGATATTAATACAGGACAATTTTCATCAGGATTATCTTTTGGTAAAGGAAGGATATAATATGAAAAAGTTTCTGATTCTTGTGAATCCTCTTCGGTTTCAGTAACTCGTTCCCATCCTTGTCTTTTAAAAGTTTCTTCTGTTATTGGTATAAAAGGAAATTCTACAAACTCTTTTGCCATTATATAAGATTATTAGGTTGTGTAACTTTTTTTAGTTGTGTAAAAAAAGTATTATTTAAAATATTAATCAAATGTGATTTATTTCTAATAAGATTTTTATTATAATTTATAATATCAATAATTTCTTTTTTATTATAAACATCTTTTAATATAATAGATGCATCAATTACTGAATCGATATTATTTGGATTATAATTTCCTATAATAGATGTATAATCTTTAAATCCAAATTCTTTTAATTTATCTAAATAGTTTTTTGATGAATAAACAACAAAAGGAACTCCAAGATAAATAGGCTTTAGAACTTTTTCTGTAATATGACATGGATTGTGATTATATGTTTCAACTACTAAATTCACCTTTGATTCAAAATACCATTTTGGATTTATAGTGTAAAGATATTCATCTTTATAATCAAGCTCTTGTCCATAATAAACATCTCCTGTTAGTTGTATTGGTTTGAAATCCTCAAATGAGATTCCCATATCATTTGTAAAAGAGCCTTCGTTAAATGTACTCTTATCTACATAATTAGAAACATATGTCCAATATGTTTTATCAATTAGATTTCTATTATATAATTCTCTTAAAAATAAAAACTTATGCCGTTTTACTCTTCGATTTAAACAAATAAAATCTTTTTTCTTTTCTAAATTTTCATACTGAGATAAATCTGATATATAATCATTCATGAAAATAGGAGTAGATAAAATAAAATATGGTAGATGTATTGTTTTTACTTTATAACTGCCATAATATATTTCCTTTACTTCACCAATATCAAAATTATTTTGTATTATTAAGAATCTATTCTTTTTACATTTACTAAAAATAATATTTAAATTGTTATCCCATAGTTCATCAGAATAATTTTCAGTAGCTTCTCCACTAAAATCACCAATTAAATAAAAATCATTTTTATCTAACTCAATTAAAATATCTGAGAATTCTTTGGTATTTATAATTCTTCTACTATCTACCAATTTATTTTCCCAATAAAAAGGAATTAAATTTATTTTAGAAGTATCAATAAGGTCTTTACCAAACTCTTTTATTTCAAGGTCTGTGTATTCTTCTATAATAGTATGAAGGTGTTGCTTACCAAGGTAAGGATGATACCAAATTTCAAAATTCATTAATCTAATACAATCTTAATTGTTTGTATGATATTCCATTCATTAAGTTCTGCTTGAACTACTAATGTATCATTTCTCATACTAAAGATGGGTGCAATAACAGTATTAATATCTCCATTATCTTGAACATAAGAAGAACCATTTATCGTGGGTACGAGTTCTCCATTAAATTCCCAAAACAAATTACTTCCCCATGTTACTTTACTTGGTTCATATGTGTTGGTTACTTTACCACCAATTGTATGTATTGTTTGATTTGTTGAAGAATTTAGTTCCAAATGATAATAACCATTTGTATCTATTGGTAATCTACCATCAAGTTCCATTTCAGGTATACCAAAAAATTCATCATCTTCAGTTGGAGTGGTACATGAGGCAGCCATTATCATTACCAATACCAAAAATATAACAACTAAATAATCAAATAATTTGTTCATCATAATAAATAATCTAAAATACTATCCCAAGTAGGAAACTCATTTGGTTTGTTATCGTTTTCCCAATCGTATCCAAATCTCAATAGTTTACCTTTGAAATCCCCAGCACCATTCTTCAATCTATCATCGATTAAGTAATCACCCATCAGTAAATCTTTTCTGTGAGTAATAAACATTCTTTTGTGAAAGATATCACCGAAGTAATCTTCTATCCAAAATCTTTTATCAGTATTTGATTGTGGATTACCCCAAGGAGCAGAAGTAGCAATGAACAATTCATACTTACCACTTTCATGTAGTTTCTTAACAGCTTCGATAGCTCCTTTTATTGGTGGAGCTATTCTGAATAAACCTTGTATGTGGTCTGGAAATGTTTTGTATCTATCTTCTAAGTGTGGATGGTTTTGAAACCAATCATCAATTGCTTTACCGAAGTCAACTAAGACTCCATCCATATCGATGTAAACTATCTTTTTCTTATCTGTCATATCACTTATTTACAATGTAAATATACGAAATTTTTTTCATATATCCTAATTTATTTAAACATTTTTCTAATAAATTTACCATTTTCATTTAATTGAAAACCATTAAAATTTGGTTCTAAATATTCTCCACCTGTTTTATCCCAATTAGCAGCCTCTACCATAAGTTCTTTAATACCATCATCATCCATATCAATAAATTTAATCCAATCAATATCATTATGATTGGGAACTAAGTTACATTCGTTTTCAAATACATCATAAGATTTATTAATAAAATTCATGTAGCCGTTGTTTTCATAATATTGAATAACATACTTACTGCCATAATCAAAATTACTATTAGCAAATAAATCCAAATCACCATCATTATCAAAATCAATAACAGTAAAATCAAGTGTAATGTTAGTACCATCATAATTAGATTGTAAAACATATTCCTCAGAGAAAAGATTATCATCACCTGTACCGTAATGTATTGAATGTGAATTTCCAAACTTACCCCAAACTGCTGATGGGTCATAACTTGGTTTATGTGAACCAAGTAGTACATCAAGTAAACCATCTTGATTTATATCAACAAGTTCACATGAAACCGCATTATTGATATAGTTTGGTAAATCTTTTTTAGTAAAAGTGAAATCTCCATTTCCAAGAAATACATAATTCAGGCCACCCATAAAGATATCAATAAAACCATCGTTATTTATATCACCCGCAGATACAGCATGAATCCAATCATGTTCTCCACTTATTATAGTATGGCCATAAAAACTTTCACCATTCCCTTTATTTTCAAAAATATACAATCCTCTTGGGTTTTCAAAATCATCTGGTGCTAACCCAACTATAATATCTAATTCACCATCATTGTTAACATCTGCTGATATTACCTTTCGAGGTCCTACTTCATCAAAAGGAAATCCATTTTCAGAGGGAAGTATAGATACCTCGTAGGTGCCATCCCCTTGATTTGTGTATAATTTTAAAACAGATGGGTTATATTCATCTTTACCAACTATATCAACATAACCATCTTTATTAAAATCAACATATGTTATGCCAACAATAAGCCATGGGTCATCTGGTAGTTTAGTTGTATGTAAACTATAATATCCATTATTATATTCATGGGTTTCAAAAGATGTTCCATATATTTCAAACGGCGGTGGAGCTTGTGGTGGTTCAACTTCTACATCATCAATATCAATACCAGCAGAATTTGAAAAAATCAACTCTTCTTTACTACATCCAATTAATAGCAAAGATATTAATAAAAATATTTTTTTCATACTAATCTTCTTGTTGAAGGTGAGACCTAAATCCTAAAACTGGTACATGACCTGTAATTTCTATTTCTCTTTTTTTAATAAAGTTCTTAGATACTTTAAGGGTTTCTAAATCTGTTTCATTCATTACCCAATCTTTGAAAAGGTAAGTTAATAATTTGGATTTAATTGTTTTTATCATAATTTTAAATTTAAGGTTTTATAAGTTTTCAAACATATTATATAAATCGAGAATCTTAATTGTTGGATTCGGTGAAAAACTCGATAAGTTATTGAGTTCACCCAATGTTAATTCAGTAACTGCAACACTCTCGTTTAACTTTTTTAGTAAGTCTCCAACTGTAATTGGATAATCTTTTTCTTGATTGTATAAATTTTTAACAATCTTAGGCTTCAATCTTTCTAAAAGTGTTTTCATATTGTTTTAAGGTTTATTATTATTCTAAAATTACTTTTCTTCTAATGTAACTAATCTTACCAGTCTCAACTTCTCTAAAATTGAAACCATCTACTTTGAATACAACAGGTAAATCCCCATTCATATTCTCTAATAACTTTTTTAAATCTTTTACTTTCATATCTTATCACTCATTTACATAGTAAATATACGAAAAAAATATGAAATATCCAAGCAAAAAGTGAATTATTTTTAATTAAATTAAAACTTTTTTTGTAGTAATTTTATCATGAAATGAATGTGATACATTTGGTTTTCTATGTACCTTCATTAATTCTTCTATGAACTGAGAATATTCTGAATGAGATGGGTTGTGGATTTCTTGCTCTTTAAAATTATTTTGTTGTTCAAATTCTCCCCATTCTACAATAGGATTAAAAAATATTTCAAAAGTTTTATCACTATCTTTCATCTTAAAATGAATAAGTTTATAAAAGTTTTCCATATCTTTATAGTTTCTTTGTTGAACTACAAAAGAAAATCTAATTGATTTAATAGTAGGTATTGTTAAAATAAAATCTATATTGTTCATTAACTTATCCCAATCACCACCTAACCTAACAATATTGTAAACTTCTTTCGTACCAGCATCCATTGATATCTCACAAGTACTGATGTATTTATGAATTGGTGTTATTGCCTTCCATGAATTTTTATTCCACAAAGTACCATTTGTATGTAGGTGAATTTTTTTAAGTTTAGGAAACTTACTTGCATCAAACTCCCTCATAAACCTCATCATTGTTTTAGAAAAGAAAGGTTCTGCTCCACCACAAATAGAAAGACCTGTTAATTCAGAACCAAGTTGTTCTATTATATTATCCATTATCTTATCCATTTGTATTCTTTGTTCTCCTACAAAGTTTATAAATTCACTTCTACAAGATGGACATCCAAGATTACACGATAAATCAAATCCAAATGTTAACCAATTTAGTTTTGGGTTTTTAAATATAGGATTTGTTTTTGGTTTAAAGGCAGATGGCAGATTTCCTTTGTTAAATGAAGATAGATGGGGACAAAGATTTTCTTTACAAAATTTATAAGAACCATCCAATATTGATTCTCTGATTTCTTTAGATTTTTTATTATAAAAGTTTTGTTTAAAGTTATCGGAATCTTTTACATTTACAGGCAACCATCCAGGACAACATAAAAACTGACCATCGTTAGTTATTTCTGAATACTTAAATGGAGTACTACATATAAAATCATTTTTCATAATAATTTTGTTTCTCTTTTTATTTTTCGATACCCAAGATACATTCCATATAAATAATCCGATTGTATGGTTGGTCGTTCATGTTCTATCGTACCTCCTTCAAAAAAATAACCATCACCAACATCTAATATTATACTTTCAGGTACATCTTCATAATATATAAGTAATGGATTTTCTTTTTCATCGGATTGTTTTAACATAATACTAAAAGCACAATCTGCCTTACCATCCCAATGTCTATGTAGTATATTACCCTTCACATACTTTCGTATCCATCCTTGTATTGGTTCTAAATCAAAAGTAATATTTTTTTCTATAATTGGTTTTAATTCTTTACATAACTCCATAACTAAAGGATAGTTTCTAATAATTTTTGAGCCAGTTACCTGTACATCATCGTAGTTGTAATTATCAAAATACTTAACATATTCTATACAACGTTTCTCTGAAAGTATTTTTAAAAATTTCATAAAATTTGTTTTTCCTCTTTATTAATTTTTGAAATTATAATTTCAGCCTTTTTAGCATGAGCATTCCAAGAATAATGTAAATCTTTTATTTTATAATTAGTATGTTGTTGAATACTTTCTAATTTAGGGTTGGGATACCAAAAATCTGTATGTTTCCAAAATAAAGTATTAACCCCTCGTTTTTCTAAAGATTTTAATATTTCTAAAAACATAGTTTCATAATAATCTTGATAATATTTTTCATTAGGAATAATTTCTTCAAGTATATAATCAAGTACTACTTTATCTCCTTTTTTATAACCAAAGTGTGGGTCATTAATTTGATTTCGTATATCACCATTTTCTTTAAATGATATTAATCTATTTGGCCGCGTATCTCCTACAATTACCCACTCATTTTTTTCAAAGATATTTACATTTCTAATCAAATCATATAGTATATGTAAATTGGAGTTACCTCCCCAAGCCCAATTCTCTTCTTTCATATTTAAATAATCAGATACAATTTCAGTCCATCTTTTACATCCTACATGATATGTCATATTGTAGTAAGTATCACCCTCATAACACATATCACCACGAGTAAAAGAATCACCGAAGAACCAACACCTTTTCATAACAAATTATTTTTAAATGGTAATGGCACTTCATCACCTAACTTATTTAAAAGTATTTTATAAATATCATAACAACCTTTTTCTCCAGGATGCCAATCTCCCACAGTTTCACCATTACCAACCTCATCTTGTAAAGAAGAAACTTGAATTAATTCAGTAACCTCTTTTGTATGTTCATGAAAAAAAGAATTCCAGGTAACGTATATTGGTTTATATTGAGATAATAAATCTTTTAATTTTTTTATAAATTTCACTTCATTACCTAAACCATCGGTTTCCCAACCAATAGTTCTATCTACTTTCATTTTTTCTAAAGTAGGTATTCTATCCTTTTCAAATAGATGAGAGTAATCCCACCATCTACCTTTTCTTTTTGGTTTATGTTTTCCCCAATAAAGTTTTTGTATTCGTGATGGGTCTGACCAATATATTATTATCCTATCACCATCTTTATATTGTGGTAAGTTTCCTAGCTGAAATATTATTGATATGTTATCAGAACCTCGTTCTCCAAGTATAATTACATCATAGTGTTCTTTTAAATAATCAGTCCAATGGTATGTAGGAATATCCCAATCCACAAAAGAATCACCACATATAAATAATCTTGGTTTAGGCATATTGTTGTAATAAGTTTAATAACTCATCTAATGCTTCGTGTCTGTGATTATCTAAAAGATTAACAGAATAAACATATTGAGAACCTTTTAATTTAGGAACTTCATGTATTGCAGAATCATTACCAAACTTTAAATCAATCTGCTGTGGGTCTCCACATAACATCATTGTAGAACCTTTACCCAATCTACCTAACACCATTCCAAGTTGTTGTTTAGTTAAGTTTTGAAACTCATCTACAATTACCGCCGAATTATCAAATGTTCTTCCTCTAAAATGTGATAGTGATACTAATTCAATATCTTCATTCGATTCCATTTTTTGTAATATAGCAGGTTTGTTATAAACCTTTCTCATGTTAGAACGAATTGGAACTAACCAAGGCTCCATCTTTTCTGTAAGTGAACCTGGTAGATATCCATTATCTTCATTTGATACTGTTGGTCTTGTTATAATGATTTTATTTATTTGTCTTGTAAAAAACATATCTAATGCAATCTGTACCGCTAGGAGTGTTTTACCACTACCAGCTTTACCCAAAACAAAATTATATGGATGATATAAGATTGCCGTTTTAGCATGTTTTTGTTCTTCTGATAATGTGATATCAAATTTGATTTTACCCCTTGGTGGGGTTTTTGAAATGTTCTCTGCCATTATTCTTCCTTTATAAAGTTATAGTTTTTAAAACCATTTTTGTAACTCATGATTGATGATACCCGATTCCAATCATCAGAGTATTGTAATATACAATCATTATTCATTTCGTTTAACCAATAATCAAATGTTAAGTTATAGAATATAAGACCAGAGTTTGGAGGTCTTTTTACTCTACGAGATAAGAATGCACCACCTCCGTATATTTCACCTTCTGATAATTCTTGGATAGATTCTTCCCATAATGGTGTAACATTATAATTAGACCAAGCCCATCCGATAGGCTCATCATTATAAATCCAAAATAAACAATGTGAGTTGTGATTAAATCTTCGGTGAAGTGTATCTTCGTTTGGAATACCTTTCCATTCAAAATCTTCATGCATCAAATCTGATACGCGAAGTAGTTCCAAAATGAATTTTTGGTAATTAGATTTATCTACAAATAAAGTAGTGTAGTTTTCTGAGAAGGGGAGTTTCTTGAAATCTTCTTTAAGTAGCCTTAATTGAACAATTTTATTTATATCCATAAAGTAACATCTTTACGAATATAAATATAAAGTATTAAGAATGTTTGGCTAAAATATATCCCAATAAATTTGTTACAATAGTATTAGCAGCGGATAGTTTATCATCAGTTATACTTCTTTCTACTTCAACCGAAGATGTTCCTATTAATTTTTTTCTATATATTTTATTTTGTAATTCTAAATCTGTCATATCTTATGTTGGTCCTGGTTTGTTATGTACTAATAAATTATCTACAAAAAAGTTTTTATATGGTTCTACATTATGTAAATTATACACCATGCGAGTTTCATCCAATATCTCAACCGTAGATATAAATTGAGAATTTCCGTTTGAATCTAATAAATCAAATCCAAAATCTAAATCTTTAGCCTTTTGATACCCCTTACCAACTACATAGAATGGGTGTTCTGGGGTACATACTATTACTTTTTCATTATTTATCGTTAATCTCACTACCTGATTTGCCTCTTGTGAACTAATCTTTCCAACTGTTGATATTGCTGTTTTATTATTTTCAACATCAAATGATAGTACTTCATCACCTTCTTGTAAATCTTCAATATTTTTAACATCGTTATTTGAAAGTAAAACTTCCGTTCCAGCAACAAAGCAAAAGTTGTTGTGTATTCCTAACGCTACACTTGCAAAATCACTCACAAAATAATAATCATTAGTTTCTACATCAACGGAATAGAAGCTACCAGTAGTGTTGTTGTTTAAAACTATATATTCATTATCTATAATTTTTCTAAGAGTACCATCAGTACCATATGCAAAATATCCTGGTTCATCTTTAGACCTAATTTGCTTTACTGGTAAGAACTTTGTTTCATTTGAAGATGATTCATATACAAGTACATTACTAATAGGTGAAAGATATTGAATTTCACTACTACCTGAAATATTTATACCAACTAATGTAAAATCTACTGCGGTATTTCGTATAACACTTACAACATTAGATGAGGTTACAAAAGAACCACTTGGTAATTCGTTTCCACCATGATACCAAGATAGATACTCACTTGGTGAATCTGTGTCAGGTGACCCACTAATGAATATTGTTTTTAGTTCTATATTTGAACCACTATAATTTTCATATATAAATTCAACATCAATTGTTTCACCACTCGATGATACTATTTTTTCTGTTTCAAATACACCTGGTTTCATAAATGCATTTTCTTTGATATTAGATGTTGAAAATTCATGATAATGTTTTTTACCTAATTCAACTATGGAACTCGTACTTTCGTTCCAATCTATTTGACTACCAGTTGGTAATGAAAGTGGTGCATACACACGATATCCACCAAGATGAATACTACTTAAAGTATTTCCATAAGTAATATGATATGTTCGTAGCGAAGATACTGTACCATCGGTATCGGTTTCCGATGGATACAGATAGTTCATTATAACTGTATTTTCATTTTGAAGGCCTTCAAAAAAACTTGAAGTAAAATTTGATATTCTTTCACCAGTAAACTCTGAAGATGAAACATAAGTACTACCTGATAATACTGGACCTGCTTTAAAAAAATTAACTGAATCTGTTGGGTTGTTTGATTTAATAGCAAAATCAGGATAATTATTTGGATTTAAAGTTATGTTAAGTGAGTTTATAATTTCAGTAGAACTTGAATAATAATAAGGTACTGCCGAATCTAAATCATTATTTTCATTAAACAATCGTAAAGCGTTAGTACCATCCTTACAATATGTAGAATCTAATATCGCGTTTTCATCATAGGCTATTCTTAAAATAAAAGTATCATCAGCATCAGTAACATTGGTAGGATATATTGTTTCAAGTTCTTCTCGATGTTCCGTAAAACTTGTTATATGAGATGCAGATTCTGCTAATGATTGTGATAGATTATTTACAATATTTTGATGAACCGAAGGTTTGTGTATTACATGAAACTTTGTAATTTCTTGACCTGTTAGTGCAGACCCACTTATTAGTTCTATTAGATTAACCCAAGGGTTGTTACTCAATAATGCCTGAGTTGCAGCTGTATCTGTATTGAATTCTAAGAATTTTATATTTCCGTTAGAATCTTCAACAAAGTCTGCAGATATAAATGTACCTTTCATATTTGGCCTTCTTTTTTCTTTTATATAAATATACTAAATAAAACTTTTAATATTTTCTTTAGCAAACTTCTTTTTGCTATTTAAGTTATCTTTCCAAGATTTTAGTGTAGAACACATTTCATAGTGTTCATTTTTTTCAAACCATTTCATTGCTATGTTATATACTTCCATATACTCACTTCGGTTAATCAATATAACATTACCAGCATTTGGATGTATTAACATTACTACTTTATCTCTATTATGAATTACAGCTTGATTTATAGATGAACAAATCTGATTAAATACCTCAAGCCCTCTACTATCTAAAAAGGTTTTTACTCTTGGACTAGATTCTTCCAATAAATATTTTCTCCAATCTACGGTAGAATATGTTCTTGCAATCATAATCTTATTTTATTCTTTGAGTTCGTTTTATTCTAAAACCATCTGAGTTATCAAGTGATTGGTTTGGAGATGTTGTTCTAAATCTACTACTAACATTTAAAAATTCAGACCCAACAATACCACTTCGAACATCGAATGGAAGTGTTTTTGTTTTTTCAATAAGTTTAGCATCTTTTTTAATTTCTAAAATAGGTGAAAATAATTCTCGTGGAAATATTTTTTGTGGTACTTCTTTAGGTTTTTCACCTTCTTTTAAATTTAAGTTTAATGTGCCATCTGATTTTGTACCAAGACCTACTGATTCTGTTGTTTGTACTGACCAACTTCCCATTTCATCTATACTTCTTAGTTCAACATCGGTTATATTATTTGGTGGAGTGATTAACCAATTAATGTGATTAGCAACTTCTAAAGCATTGTTTATAGTATTTGTTACTACAACTTCCGCATATTCTTCATCGGCTCTAAATGTGTTTCCATATGATACTACTTGTTCAGCAATAGATTGTACTAAACCAGGATACCTTTCTTCTAAAGTCTTATCACCAATATAATTTCCTAAATCTAAACTTAAATCTACAGCTTCTATTCTTTCAATCTGTTCTAATCTTTTTTTATTATCTAACTCTCTTTGTGATGGGGTTGATTTGATTTCAATATTAGCGGTTTCGAAATTAAAAGAATTAGAACCTCCAGCTGAGCGAACGTTATTTTCTGCCGCTTCTTTTACTTTTCTGTTATACTTGAATTGTTTATCTGCCTTCCAAGATTCATATTCTCGTTTTTCTTTGGAAGATGCTCTTCCTATTGTTTTAGCTCTTTTTCTTCTAAACAAGCCGGTTCTTACATAATTCTTATATCCTTTTTCTTTTAAAAAAGTAGAGAATGATAAATCAGGTGGTGCAATATTTACACTACTTACATTCGTACCACCTCTTCCAAAAAGTGCACTTGTAAAAGAACCTTGTTTAATCTGAGAAGCGTTTGTTTGTTTTAAATTTAGCCATCTATTATAATCCTGTCTTTCTCTTGGATTTAAATCAAAATAAGTAACCTCACGAGTACCACCAGCGAATCCTCCAACAATTCTACGAGTTGGTTTTCCTTTTTCTTGTAAGTATTGAGATACAGACATAAATTATTCCTTTTATATAAATATTAAGGAATACGATTAGTTAGTAAGTGTGTAGTAGGCTTTTTCTATTGCTTCGTGTATGGTAAGAAAGGGGTCATCTTTTCTGAGTTGCTCAACTACTTTCCACAATTCATCCTTAATTCCTAATGAATGTGATTTATATAATAATTCTTCTGAATATTCTTCGCTTGTGAATCCCATTGATACAACCTCCTTGTATCGTATAAATATAGTTATCCTAAAAATTCATCATCATAAAACTGAATATTTACTCCAGCTTCTTCTAACATCTTCCAACTTCTTTCGTAGTTTTCTTCCCAATGATTTCCTTTTGTAGTTGTACCTCGTTCACAAAAGATTCTTGTGATACCTGCATTGATAATTCCACGAGCACAATCACAACATGGAATACCACAACTTAGATACATTGTGCAACCTTTAGTTGATACTCCTATTCTTGCTGCATTATAGATTGCATTTCTTTCTCCATGTTCGAACCAAAAGTATTTCTCAGGTCGTTCTTGTCTTTCTTTAATACTATCATCCAATCCTCGTGGAAAAGAGTTATATCCAGTAGATACAATTTCTTTATCCTTACCAACAATAACAGCACCTATTTGTGTGTTTTCATCTTTGGATTTCTTTTTGACTGTATGTGCCAGTTCTCTAAAATATTGTACCCATCTCATATTATATAATTATATTTGTTCCCAATTTGCTTCCTTTATCTCTTCACAAAATATATAAGTACCATCTCTATTACTCTTGAATGCGGTATCAACCCCCAACCACTCTTTTATCATTGGTGCATTTTTTACCCTATCAATTGGATAGACCGCGTGAATTAAGTAAGGAGTGTTATTGATATAATCAATAGGTCTTTTATAAGATGGAAATCTTGGCATTTTAATTTTTTAATTCATCATATAAATTCTTTATAAGAACCATAATAAATACAGTACCAAATGATTCCATAAAGTTTAATGGTGTACCCACAGAGATACCCCATGCAAGCAATATAAATAATAAGATACCCATGTAAAAATCTTTCATAATAATTTATTTTTGTTTCGCGGTCTGGACGAGACTCGAACTCGCGACCCCATGCGTGACAGGCATGTATTCTAACCAGCTGAACTACCAGACCAAAGCGGAAGGAGAGAGATTCGAACTCTCGGAGGTGTTACCCTCGCTGGTTTTCAAGACCAGTGCAATCGACCACTCTGCCATCCTTCCTAAATTATGTTGAGCCTCCAGAGGGACTTGAACCCACGACCTGCTGATTACAAATCAGCTGCTCTAGCCAACTGAGCTATGGAGGCGAAACTATCGTTCTAATTTACTTATAGATTCATTCTTAATCTATAAGATTCTTCTTCCATTTTTTTGATTCGTTCTATCAACTCTTCGTTGGTAGGTGGAATCTTTTTTATAATTTGATTCGTAAGTTTATCCAGTCTCGAATCTAACTGACTTCTTAAATCGATTTCTACATCTCTAAATGTTTGATGTGTATCTTCGATTTCTTTATCAAGTCTTTGACTTAATTCTCGTTCTACTTCTGATATTCTCATATCAGTACTTTCGATGTACTTTTCCAAGTCATCTACTTTTTTCTTACCATTAAATACACCACTCACCGAGTACCCCAATAGGAACACAAAAATCGATGAGAATGCACCTATAACAATATAAAGTGTTTCCATAATTTTCTTTCTTTATTAAATTAAACAATATTTCAATGAACGATAGTTAGTAGCCCGTAGGGGAATCGAACCCCTCTCTCCACCGTGAAAGGGTGGTGTCCTAGCCGATAGACGAACGGGCCAACGCTTGCCTGGCAGTTGTGGAGGATATCGGAGTCGAACCGATGACCTTCTGAATGCAAATCAGATGCTCTAGCCAGCTGAGCTAATCCCCCTTTCAGTATATAAGTATATATAACTTAGATTATTGGTACTGGTATATTGGAAGATGTCTTTGTTATATAACTTATGATATTATTTAGTAATTTATAATGTCCTTCGGTGGATAGGTGTGAATCTGATTTTTGGGTTAATTTATTTTTAGTTGACCATTTTAACATAGAATACTCACCATCAATCGATAAGAAGTTATTATCATCAAATAAAGTTGAATCATATAAAACTTCTGGCCAATATAAATAAAGTATTTCATTTCCACTATCTAATACTTGTTTAGATAATTCATCTATTTTATGATTTAATTGAACAAATGCATTGGAATCATCATATAAATAAAAAAGATATTTTTCATACCAATCCAATAACTCCTTTGTTATATCATCCGATAAATCTAAATCAGCATGTTTGGTGGCTCCATATATCCCAACTGCTCCAAAATTTCCTTTACCGATAGGTGGTCTATTTTTTTCTTTATACCAAAATATTATTTCGAAATGTAATTTATCATCCTTTAGTAATGGTTGTGTATTAACATAGGCTGGTTGGAAATCTAACCACTTTTGGTTTATATGACAAAACTGAGATATTCGATGAAGATGAGTTAATTGACAAATAAATAAAGTATCGGTTACTCCATCTCGTATTTGTTCTTTAACATTTCTAATAATAGTATCATTAGACTGACCTGGCCATGCAAGGTTTGTTACATTTGTATTTTTTAAATGTAATTTTAATAAATCCACATAAGAAGAACGTACTCCAGCTTTTGTGGAGTAAGAGCATCCAGTTACTATTATGTTATTCATCATCTAAATAAGAATCCCATCTTTTTTTATACTTACCTTTTCGAGAATAATCTTTTTTGGATTTATGAACTTTCTCGGTAGTTTTTTTACCAATATGATGAGATGCCTCACCATACGTCATATCATCCCAATCTAACTTCTCTTGATAGTGGTTCTTTTTCTTCTGTGGTTTCATTTGAAATTAATTCCATTTTACAATTAATACGATGTCTTGTATATTGTTGCTCTGTCCATTCAGGAGTTCTATCGGTGATAAACTCTAAAGAATATTGTTTATCATCTTCTGTAATTTTATATATTAGTTTTTTCATTATTCGTTTTCTTCTAAATCTTCAAGATAAACTTTTTCAATATCTACTCTCATTTGTTCAACTTCTTCTCTAACCTTTTCCATATAGAAATCATCTTCCCACATTTTATCTTGGTCGATTACATCATCGTAATCTTCAATATCATCCCAAAGTTTTCCATAAAGGAAAGCACCCATTGGTTCATATGATTCTTCTTCGTATGTACCTGTGATATAACAATCTTCTTTGATATCAATAAGTACTTCAGAAAGTTTTTTAAGATAACCTTGTGGTACTGAGTATGCTGTTGTTAAAACTAAGTGAATGTTTTCAGGATTATCATCGTAATCAAATTCACATTGAATCCATTTAGAACCAACATTCTCTTGCATCCAATCCCAATCAGGCCAAGTGTTTTCAGCCTCTTGGTTTTCTTCTCGACTTAGGTCTATATCCCAAGTATAGTTTGTACCATAAAGATTATTGATAAGAGGAATTGATGAATCCCCATTACCAAATATCTCTTTTAATTTTTCAGCTACTTTTTTATCTCCATTGTGAATTCTCACATAGGATTCCATTTCCATTGCCATAACTTATTTGTATTGTCTATTATTAAGTTCTTTTGCTATTTCGTTTGCAATACCTGTTGCATGAATTAAATAAGTTTTTAACATACCATCAGAGATATCTTCTAACTTATAAGTGTTCAAAGAATTTAAGATATACTCTGAACTGTTTTTTATATTATCTATATTCATAACTTACCAATTACCATTATCATGTAGAGATTGGAATCCACCTGTTTTTCTATACTCTTCGTTTTTGTGTCCAAGTTCTACCCAATCATCTCCATACTTTTCTCTTGTATCAGAATAGATTTTTCTATCGTGATATCCATCTTCTAATAAAAGGTCTTGTAATTCATCTTCACCATAAACTTCTTTATTAGTTTCAATGAACTCATCTTGGTTATCCCAATTGTAGATATTCGCTTCTAAATAGTCCCAAAGTTCTTCTGATGTATTTCCCTCATAAGGAGGTTCACATTTTCTTAGTTTGTCAACATCAACCTCAATCGGTTCTTCTGTTGCTTCCCATAAGGTGTATTTCTCACACCTTCTTACATAAAATTTTTCGCTCATAATTATTTAATTTAAATTTATTTTTACAAATATACGAAATTTTTTTGAATTATCCAAATTTTTTATAATAAGTTTTGTTTTGGTCTAAAGAAGATAACTAAAACCTTTCGTAATCCTCTTGTTATTTTTGTAACTTCATGTTTGTATTTTTGGCCATCCAATATAACATAATCACCTAAATTATTTAAGTTTATATCTGTATCTTCTATTAAAAATCTACCACCATCAAAATCATCATTTATTAATATAATACAAACCTTTCTTAAATAATCTTTATGCTTTTTTGAAAAGGCTTCTTTACCATACTCCATTGAGTATATAGATTCAACTAATTCATTTTTTGAAAACTTATTAAATATCCAATTATTAAATGTTTCATTATTTGTATCATAAACTGTAAAGGTGTTTGGATATAATCCACTTTGGTTATTCAAAACATATGGATGTGCCTTTTTAAATGGATTTAGTTCTTCACCAGTAAGAACTTTTGTTGTATCAAGTTGTTCTAATAAAAAATTTAATTCTTTTTCCGATAATGTATCTTTGATGTAGTTCATGTATTTAATTTGAAACAATTATTTCACCAACATTCCAACTTGGGATATACCATCTAAATTTATGCATATCTAACATACCTGTTATTAGGTTTTGCATATGTGATGAATTACCTACAATGATTCTACATTGAAACATTGGGTCTTGTGATTGGGTTAGAACGAAGTTCTCTGCTGCAAATAAAGCTTCGGTATGTGTAAATCCATGTAAATCTATTTCGTTCATTTCCAAAAAACTTGTATTAGTATTATTCCGAAACACAAAAAAAGTTGTGCTCCTATTTTCCAAGTTACAGGTTCATTTAAAAAGTGGTTTGTTAAATAAACATAACTTATAATACCAAGTATAAATCCTAAGAATCTATTAGGCCATACTTGTCCATCAAATGCAGTTACACCATATTGAGTTCCTTTTAAGAACAACCAAGTGATTGGTATTGCCATAACATACCAACCCCACCATTCTGGTTTGTATTTTGGGTTTACAAACTGATAGTTGTGTTGAAACCATACGGATATTTGACCTGCAAAGGTAAGTAAAACTCCTAAGAATAGGAGTTTAAAGTTAAAATTTTCGTTCATTATATTTTAATTTAACCACAAGTTATAAACATAATCGTAACTCGTGTTTAGTTGGTTTGCTAATTCTGAGAATAATCTTTCTCTTACTAAACTATCACCCTCACCAATGTAATCATAAACATCATTACCTTCATACAAACAATTTAGTAATCCTACGAAAGTTGCGTTCTCATTTAGTTCTACACCCAACTCATCTTGTGGGTAATTGTTCATGTAATACTCTTTAATTGTCATATCTTTTATCTTTTAAGTTTTATAAATATTTTGGTCCGTAGTATTCCCACTTATCAGTACCATCGAAGATATTACCTCGTGAGTGTTTAGCTGGTGAGTTCCAAGAAGCTGGTTTCATTAAATCACCTTCCTTAATTGGAATACCTTTATATTCTCCTTCAAACATAGAGATGAATCCCCAAACAGAAGTTCCATCAATAAGTTTCATATACTTCTTACCCTTCTTAACAATAAGGGGAGTATAATCCTTGTAATTGAAATTCGTATCCCAATACTCCTTTCGTTCTTTGTTAACTTTTTCAAGCCAGATTTCAAATTTTGTTTTCATGTTTTAAAGTTTAATGTTATTTATTTTTTGAATTTTGTTAAGTACAGTATAAAGAACTTTTGGATTCATCATTGAACTAATTGATTCAAAATCACCAATAAAATTCTTGTTAAGTAATACTTCTTCTAATTCTTCTCTTGATAATTCTTTTAAGTTTTTCATATCTTAACTCTCATTTACATAGTAAATATACGAAAAATATTTGAATTACACAAGTCTTTTTGTAAGTTTTTTTGAATAAATTTCTGAAATTATTTTTTGGTTATTATTGATATTTTCTATATTATCGTAGTAAAATTCTTTTACATCAATATTATTGATTCGTTCAATACACTTAATATAATAATCAACTTTCTTCATATCATCATCTTCATAGTTATCGGCATCTCCAAATCCTAATGATTCATTTGAAATCCAAAATCCCATATCTTTTAAATCTCTTACAATATGTTTTTTTCCAAGAACGAGGGGGATGCATCTACAAAAAAACGAAAGTAAAGTTTTTTCGGTAATACAATTAAATGAAGTAGTAGATGGGTAGTTCGTTTCTACTACACAAGCAAGATAAGTTCTAAGATATTCTTGTGTTAATTCAGACCAAGTAGGATATATATTACTCGTATTATTATTATAGTATCGTTGAATATGAAGTGTGTTTGGTTTTATATTATTAAACAAATATTCTCTTTGCTTATTTGGTCTAACCACCGATAATATAGAATCGAATATTTTCTCACAAGGTGTTAAAAGTTTTTTATCAAAGTATAATACCCAATCATTTCCTTCTTTATCAATATCATTTAATATCTTATCATCCTTGAACATTAATGTGTTTAATAAAGGATTTACACATAAGGGATGGGGTGAGGCCGTTGAACTCATTATCCATATATTGTTTGGTAGAGATTGTACGAGGTTTTCAATCTTTTCGAAATACTCTTGGAAAGGGATAATCTCTTTAAAAACATAAATAAGAAAATCGTTTTGATTCTTTGCGTATAGTTTAATCCTATCTATCGATTTAGAAACATCTTCAGTTTGTGGAAAAATATGAACATATTTCTTTTTCAGAAATAACTCTAATTGTATTGTTGATAAATTGTTCATAACTTTTTTAATTTATTTTTTCAAAAATCTTATAGTTATAACTGCAGCAACTCCAGACAACTTAAAAGAACAAGGTTAAAAAGAAATATAATAACCTACTACTTAAGACACTAAGACAGTGTCGGTCTTTTAAAATTTTTTTCGGTCGTTCCCAAAAGATTTTTTCTCCTTCTTTTCTTTTGATAGTTTTCTCAGATGATAAAATTGAATTATCCATATCAGTAGATTCAAGCACAATAAAGGAATACTTCCAATCCCTACAGCATAAACTCCCCATAGTGTTGCTCCTACGATACCCCATACCCTCAACTTCCACATATCTTTTTGTAGAAATTGTATTACTATTACAAAGTTAGCTATCCATCCTATGGTTTCTAACCAATATAATCTAACAAGTTCTTCTAATGGATTCATAATTATCTGTGGTATTTAGAGTTCCCCTTAGTAGGGAGAGTTATTGAGGACATTTTTACCTGTCTTTCTCTTTGTGTTTTATATAAAGTAAATATAGTATCCCATATAGGGGTGAGTTCTCTTGTATCTCTTGTATTATACCTATCGTGGTCTGAATACTCACGAGGTTTTAGAAATATCGTCTTTAATATATTATCTTGTTCTTTCATACTGATGTTATTAATTATAGTTATTGATTGTATCCGTTCTTAATTATTATAGTTACCGCCATTGTGTTTACTATCAAATTGAAAAGGTCGTTTTTTTGGTATTCACCTTTTAATCTCATATAAGAGTTCGAGGATGCTATCTTTTCTCGAATAATCTTTGTATATCCTTATGATTATAATCTACATAAAACATAAGTGTATCTCTCCATTCACTCGTAGGATTATATACATTATGATAATGATATGAATTAAAATAATATGCATTACCTTCTTCTAACTCAAAACATTGTGCAGATTTAAACCAACTTGGTGGGTATAATCTTTTGTACCAACTAAACTCATCTTTATCTACAACACAATACTTAAATCCTTTTGGTACATTGATTGGTATTTGTATGGTTAGTTCATTCTCATCCTGTCCATGTTCTTGTACATGAGAATGCCAAAGTAAAGATTTACCAGGTCTTATTCTCATTAACCTTACCCTACTCATAGGTGAGCTACCATATATCTTTTTAATTACCGAATATGTGTAAGGCATGTGTGGTTCTAATGCAGTAGGTTCTAACTTACCTTTATAATCACCTTCTTTAAAATCAGAAAACAATTCACCTTCACTACCCCAAAGAGAAACACCACTCCAAGCTTTACGATACTTTTTTCTTGCTAATTTAAACGTTGATTCGTAATCTTGTGTACCTGTATATCTAAGAGCTTTACTACACTCTTCTTTTAACTTACCCAAATCTAAATCGATATTGAGTTTATAATATGGAATGTTATTTAAGTTCATTGTATATTTTAATTTCATTATTAAGAACTTCTAAAACCTTATCATTCTTTTTAATGTTAATTAAAGTAGACCCCCTAACAACACTTGATTTTCCATAGATACTTTTAAAGTGATTTGCTACTATATTTTTATCTTGTGTTAAAATATAATCTAACAAAATATCAAAAAATAGTTTAGGTTCTTTTTGAGAGTATGTATTTTTCTTAGTATTATTATCACTATCACTCCAATTAAATCCAAGATATTTTAATAAATTGTCATGTCTTTCTATATCAACAATTTCACAATCAATTGAATCTTTCATTTGTTTTATTAAATGATGTTTTGGTGAAGTGTGTTCATCTCCTATTAAGTATAAATAAAAATCATCGGATTTAGTATTATATAAATCAACAAACCAATTTAATAAACCAAGTAGTTCATCTTCAGATATATCATCTTTTAATTTATTTGTTTTAAAGTTATACTCGAAACTATCTTTATTTGCTGAAAGATAAATTAGGTTAACCCATGTATGTTGTAAGGTTGAATTGATTAATCTATACATATCAGATGCAAATGGAGATTGAAACCCCTTATTACTTGCCTTTTCAAATATATTTACGAAACCACTTTTAATATGACCTAACGGTTCTCGGTTTAACAAATATATTTTTTTACTTTTAGATATACTTTGTACTTTTTTTACATTTTCTAATATTAACCCCATATTCAAAAGCTCACCTCCCCACAATTCTATAACATCAATAGGTATTGTATTTTGCTCTATAAGTCGAGATGCTCTTTTAGCACCAGTTATAATAGCTTTATCCGAATATATAAAACATATCATTGTTTATACGCCTCTAAGTTAATTATAGGTTTTTCTGGAAACTCAGCTTTCTCTCCACTAATCCACCCATCATCTACCAATCTATTATATGTTTGTTGAGCTACAATCTTAGCTCCCCATAACCCAAGATGTAAATCATTTATCATTCCATGTGTTTCTCCTGTAATATGTAATCTATATTTTTCGTGTTCTGGCATATTAAAGAAAGCAACAAATGATTCAACCTCTTCATCTTCACCTTCCATTTTATATTTTATATTTTCAACTCTATTGTTTTTATCTACAAACCAAGTTTCTATTCCATTTTTGATTTGATTAACATCTACGACAGGTGGGGATGTATATAAATAATTAATTTTATTTAATTTTAAAAATGAAACAAAAAAAGAAATGTTTTGTAAAAAAGGTAAATCGTGTAATGAATCTGTATTTGCATTATAATATAATGTTTCATCTAAAAACTCTCTTGATGATTTTTTAAGTTTATTTAGATATTGGTTCTTTTCATTATATTCTTGATTAAATGAAAAATCTTGATAATCAAATGAAAAAGATAAGTGTTTCATATCAGATTCATTATAATTTACAATAAAATAATCTTTATATTTTTGTGAATAAAATTCTTTTCTACCAAAATAAGACCATTCAATTAAAAATAAATTATCTTCTTTTTTAAATCCAACTTGTTGTGTAATCTCAAATATCTTTCGATAAATTAATTCGTTTCCAAAACCACATTTAGCATGATTGATTATTTCAACATTATTATCTTTGATTAATCTTTTCATTTGGCCTGGCCAAGAATAGTTATCAATTGTTTTTGGTTCATCAACAAACTTATATATGTGATGCAAAATATCATTTCTTCCAGCTGAACCCCAATCTAATCCACCACCCACAGAAAATGATGTACCCAATATGTGTATCTTTTTCATATTACATCATCTATTACTTCTTTAAATACTGCACACAACTCATACTCCTCAACTTTTTCATTAAAATCTAAAATATGTTTTATCCAATCTAATCCCCACTTATCAACTACCTTTAAATGGGTTAATCTGTGAATATCATCTATTAGTATTTGAGTCATTATTTCTAAATCTTCCTCAGTTGGTTCACCGAATAAATCTATAAATTCAGATGGGTCAAGTGGAACTATCTGAGTTCTATGTAGTTCCAAATCATGTATAAACATTAGTCTTTGTAGTTTATCCAAACCTTTTCTTATATCATCTTGCCTATTATTATCAGCTTCGTAATCTTCCCAATTGAAATCTTCCATAATTATTCTTTATACCATCTTGGTCCTATATTTTTTACAAATTTTTTGTATGGTTTTGTGTTTGGTAATAAATCAAAAAATTTATAATATTTATTAAAATCATTTAAAAATCTTGTATATCCCTCACCATCAAAATCTTTTAGTAGTGTATATTTTATACCACTTCCCTTTATTGGTTTTCTTTTTATATTGTGTTTTGTTATATGTCTACCTTGAACAGAATGAGCTTCAGCATCTTTTATATCATCATATTCAAATAGTTCTATGTATTTTTTTACAATATCGTGTTTACCAAAAAACATCCAATCTTGGATTCTTAAATCTTTCTGATTGTAGCTTTCATTTTCACCAGTATCATCACAATATAGAATATCATCTTCCAATTCTAATTTTTGTATTTCATGTATATTAGAAAATAAATCAAATCTTTGAAGTGTTATCGTATCATATACTTTACCATCTTCTATTTGTTTTAAAGCATTCTTAAAATGAAACAACATTTTAGCTGTATTTCTAAACTCAAACATTTCATCTGATAGATAATGTTCCCATACTAAGACGTTTGCATTAGGAATAAACTTCGTTATATCATTTTTAGATATTGGAATTCTCCAATTACCAGCAGTTCCAGCCTCCATCCCACTATAAGCCATATCCCAAGTAGAAGCAATAACATCAAATCCATCAAACTTTAGTTGAGGTGCAATAGAATCAAAGTTTCTATATTGTCCAAATAAGATTAATAGATGTTTATTTTCCACATTATATTTCTTTAACTTTTATACAACTACCTTGTTCTTCTCTTATAACCCATTGCGTGTTGTCCACTCGTATTTTATACATACCACTTTGGTGAGTAATAACACTAATCTTTTGTGTAGGAAAAATACCAATTTCAAAGAAACGAGGTTCTTTACAAGTTAGTACTATCTCATACCTCTTATTCTTTTTACAATCTTTTAAATCTATTAAATTATTTTCCACTTTTCTTTTTATGTTCTATGTATTGTTCTCTCATTATATTGAGAACATCAGCCTCACCTTCATAATAATAACCTCTTTTTTCTATTTTGGTTATCAATTCTCTAACTTGTAAAGCCGTATTTAGTTCTACTTCAGATTGCCATGGTTCATTTGCTAACCATTTATCAAAATCTTTTAGAAGTTTTAGTTGTTTCTTATCTACAAAAGTTGCGTTGTTATACATAAATTACCATTTACCAAGTGGGCATTGAGATGAGGGTGATAGTGTTTTAGCAGCAATGTTACATCCACATCCATTTTTTCTTTCACCTGTAATTATGTGATTACCATATAAAAGTGGTGAGCATGTGTTAAGTTGTCGTAATGAACATGAATTACATTCGAGTAATCTTTTTTTAGATACCGCCTTTGTAACAGGGTCAACTGCATCAAATTGGTCTTTAACTACATTTGCCCAACCTTCTATTATTTCTACTATCTTCATACATATAAATATATATTTTTTATAATTGTCGAGGTAGTTTATATAGTGTCCACATAATCACAAAAAGTATTATTAGTGTAATCATTTTCTGTATTCTTGAATTTAGAATGGGTGGACCTGATAGGGTTCGAACCTATGACCTACCCGTTATGAGCGGGTTGCTCTAACCAACTGAGCTACAAGTCCATATACTTTGGGTGAATCCAGTAGGGCTCGAACCTACGACTCCCTCATTAAAAGTGAGGTGCTCTACCAACTGAGCTATGGATTCATCTTTGTACACCCGAAAGGATTCGAACCTTTGACCGTCTGCTTAGAAGGCAGATGCTCTATCCAACTGAGCTACGGGTGCATATTAAAAAAAATACTGAGAAGGCTACCTCCTTACTCTTGCGGAGCCGAAATCGTTTCTGTTTCTTCATCTCCTTCTCAGTTTTGTATGATGCTACCTCCTCATTTGGAGCCGAGTTATCCTTGCTCTCATCACACATCGAGTGTACCAGAGGCGGGAATCGAACCCGCACGAACTTTACAGTTCAAGGGATTTTAAGTCCCTCGTGTCTACCTATTCCACCACTCTGGCATATTTTAACTACGGACATTCTATTCCAAGAAGTTCATGTAGTTTATCAAGAGTTTCTTTTCCACCTGAACTCAGTCGGTCATAATCCCAACTAAGGTCATCTACCAAGTGAATGATAGCGGTGAGAAGGTCTTGAATCTCATCTTGAGTATAAATTTTTTCTGTAACACTCATTGTTTTATTTTGTTTTGTTCTCTCAATTACAATACAAATATACGAAAACTTTTTTTATTACACAAGTCTCTTCACAAAAACTTCATAATTTTTTTTTAGTTTGTATAAATGAAAGGATATACATCCATATCATTTAGTGTTTGTGCATAAATGTCCTTAACATAATCATGGTGATTATCGATAAGATACCAAAGGAGGCGAACCATTTCTTTTTTGTCATCTTCATCTTCTATATAATTTGCTAATTCGTATTGGAAAAACATTTGAACGAGGAATTGGACTTGTTGAAAATCCATAGTGATATACTCTCTTGTTCTTTATTAAAAAATTATTATACCATTGGGAATCCATTAACATTGACTGTTGAACGGAATGGTTGTTTTGGAATTTTTGATGAGTTTATATACATTTCTCTCATCTGATTTAGGAATTGTTTGGCGTTATCATTATACTTTTGTTTCTGAATGATACTTTCCATCCACATCCATCGTTTATCTTCTTGTGGAAATCGATTTTTTGTAACCAAAGTTTGTGCCCACCAAAGTTGAATCTTGATGAGAGAGGTTGTTTGTGCAGGTGTTAGTGTGTGGTAAGTCATAGTGATATACTATATTGTGTTGTTGAATTAATTACAATACAATAATACGAAAAAATTTTGAGAAAAACAAGTCCTTCACAGAATTTTTATGAAAAAAGATACAATCCGTATCCAATGAGAAGATTTAGGTTGACAACAACTAAGTTCCATTGTTTAGCCAACCAAACTTGTGGTAAGGATAATACTGCACCAACAAGATAAGTATAAGCACCAATATTATCATATGGTAGTAAGTAAGGAGACATCATAATAAACGCCGTTCCCATATACCCGAGCCTGTTACCTAATCTTTCAGCTGGTGTTAGTTGTCTTTCTTTAACCAACATTCGTAGAAATCCACCCCACCATGTTCTCTCACATCCTCTGCAAGTTTTCTTTAAATCACCATTTGGTTTTTTCTTAAACCAAAAATTAGGTTTTTTTAATTTACATACATTACATTTTCTCATAGTTTCTATAATCCATTTTTAGTAATTTATATATTATACTTTCGTATTTTATACCTCTTCTGATTTTTTCATCCATTGATTTACTTAGTAAATACTCTCTTACAACTTGCTTTACTTTATCGTTTGAAAAATGGTTTTTTTCAGATGTAATTTCTTCTTTAGAATATTCTTGTAAAATATTTTTTAAAGATATTTTTTCATTATCTATATCTACTAATGTTACTTCGTTTGGTTGAAAGAATTCTTTTAAAAGAATATAAACAGGTATACAATGATAAGAACTATGTCTTTCATCTACTCGGTTTGTATCTAATCTCCAATTTATATAATGATATATTAAATTACAATAAGCTGTAGAAGCTGATAACTTTTGATGTATTGAGTTTTTTTCAAATAACATATATGTGTTTTGAGTATTGTAAAATAAACTATCACTATTAGAAAGTTCTTTTAATAATTGTAAAGTAGTTTTATTATAATCGTACTTATCACTATGCCTTAAAAAACTCTCAACTTCATCTTCTATGTAATTATCAGGTCTTAAAGCAACTTCTTGAAAATCTTCTATAAATCCTGATAATAACTTTTCATACGGATTTCTATATAGAATTATAATTTTCCTATTATAAAAAGGTGATGTGATTTTTTTAAACCATTCTTTTAATTGTGGTTCTGTATCTATTATTAAATCATCTGTTATTGTAATAGGTATATCGTATTGTACAATATTATTACCAAGTGCGTTTTGAATAAACCTACTACCCACTTTGTAATTAAATACAATCAAACATTTATCATGTTCAGCAAAACTAAAATTAAATGTACTATACATATGTTTTCCTGTTTCTTACTAATTCCTCGGCTTGTTCTCCCCAAAACATTCCGGCCTTAGGTCCTCCATTACACTTACCATCTGATTCTCCTGGTATCTTAACCCAAACATAAGCATCACACTTTTCATCTTGTGTTTGTGTTGTTGGAGATTCACCCAACCCTCTACCTTTTGGATTACACCATTCCGTATCCAATGGCCCTTGGCCGTTTCTCGATGTGTCGATTATATAAGTATCGTTCTTTCTCCATCTACATATTTTATTTCCCCACTCTATTGATTCTTCAGTAGTTCTATAATTACATGAGTTTATGGAAAATCCTCTTACTTTAGGATTTGATACTAATGTTAATAACTTACTTGTTTGTTTAGGCTGTAACCAACTTGAATGGCCAACATCAACATATACTTTACCATTACAACTATCTGTTAATAATTGTAAACTTTCTTTCATTAAATCTAATCTCCACTCTTGTTCTGATTCAGGTAATAATGTTGAGTGAGGTAATGCATCTGGTTCATAAATTATAATAGGTTCTGAATCACCAATACCTCTTGAGAATCTTTCTATAAAATCTAAATACCCAGCTTTTGTTTTAGCACCACCTTTGGAGTATTGGCCTACATCTCTATTGGGAATATTGTAAATTACAAATACAGGTAATTTTGGATATGCTCTGTTTAACAATCTACGAATGGATTTCTCCATATGTTTCTTTGGTTTCTTAGGATTATCCCCATACCAAAAAGATTGTGGGTGTTTGAATATTTCAGATGCAAGTGGAAACTTATCGTTATATTTTTTACCTATTCTATCAAAGTCGTTAACCCAAAACGGATATTCCATTATATAAAACCTTTATTTATTTGTTTGTAGAACTTATCTGATATAATCTTATGTCCTTTTTTACTAGCATGTAAATCTTCTAATTTTATATCCCATGTTATATTGTTATAATTATAACAGAAAGCAGAATCTTTAATAGTTAGTTTTTCTATATTTAATCCTTCTTGTATATTTTTATAATTTGGAAATACCAAAGTATTCTGATTAAAATCTTGCTTTAATTTACCATTAGATGAATCGTACCAATCACATACATAAAATTTAATATTGGGATATTTTTCTTTTACCTTTATAAAGTTTGATTTAAATAAATTATAAGTTATTCCGTTTTCGTTATTATCTAACCATGTTTTTATTTGTGGGATTAATTCAATTGGTATTTTATTTTGGTTTACTAACTCTAACAATTCTCCAGCTGTATAAGAATCATACTTAGTATGTAATCTTATTAAAGAAGTTAGTTCAAAGAAAATATATTCAACATTATCAATATTTATAGATTCTTTTAAAATACCATTTAATAAATCTATATCATTATCTGGGAGTAATATATCATCTGCACAATTCCATTCGATGAGGTTTAGTTTATCTGATAATAGTTTACTCCATCTATATTTGCGGTGAATATCATAATCAGATGAAATATATTTGGGTAACTCTTGTATTCCATTTTCGTTTAACCACTCAATAGAATTATATCGTTCAGATAGTTCATATTCTAAACCTAATCCTTGATAATGAGAACTACCACTAAATATCGCCTTCTTACCTACCATGATTAATCCATGCTTGAATAAAACCAATAATCCATGCAATTAAAGTAAATGGCCATAATAACCATAATCTAATTCTCATACCATTATCCATTTTCATTCCAACTACTTCATGAAGTAATAACCATATTAGACCTATGATTAAGTAAGTGTTTATAATTTGTAACATAGTTTAAAGTTTATTGTACCAATCCAAAACATCCTTAGCAATCATATCATTAAACATTATAGAAAATTGTTGATGAGTTATGCCTTCGTGCTTACATATTGAATTAATTATATTTGTATAATCAGCTTCGTTTGTTTTTTTAAATTTTCGATTTGTATTATTACCTTGAGATAATTCTACAGCGTTTTGTTCAGTATCTATGATGGTATCTTTCTTAAATGGTTTATCTAAAAATTCAGATATTCTTTTTAATTCAAATTCTGTATCATCTCTTAGTTTTTCATATTTAATATAATGTTCCTTTGGCCATGGCATATCACGATAGTCTCTATTAATATTAGACCATAACTGCATACCTCGTTGTAAGTTTCTACCTCCACCATCTCTAAAATGTTTTACACAATATGAGTATAACCAAGTATATGGGTTTCTTACTAATATAAACATAGGAAGTTCTTTGGATTCATATAATTTTCTTATATCATCTTCATAATGAGTTACAGGTTTCCCAGAGTTTAATAATTCTGATTTTAATACTGTTGCGTGTTCGTTTATATCTCCATCAAAATAAGGGTCTGTGTTCCACTTGGTAGCATCCCATTCAAATTCAAAAACCCTATATCCATGATTCCATCCTGTATGTGAATGTAGTATTACCATGTTACTAAAATTTTCATTTAGTAACCAAGCTAAGTAGTGGGAACCTGAATGATTTAATCCGTATAGTTTTACAATTCTATTATCCATAATGTTATTATTAACTATACGAATTTTTTAAATTACTATCGTTATCTTTATACCATTGGTGTAACCCATTTAACCAATCTTGCTGTTCATCATTATATATTCCTGATTGGATAATTGATTCAATATTTTTAATTAAAAATGAAATCCTATATAATGGTAAATCTTTAGTTCCATAACTTAGATTACCTAATCTTATCCCACCTTCCATAGTACCAGCATCTCTAATTACTTTAAGCCAATGTAATATTCTACCCAAAGTTACTTCTTGTTTTGTATCTAATCTCATATCTATGTGTTTCATTGCAAAACTTAAATTATCTAACTGATACTCATCCATCTCGGATAAGATATCTTTCCAATCTCTAAATTCTAATTTCTTTTCGTTCATAATAATATTGAATCTTTATCTATAAAATCTTTAAAGGGATGCGATTCCCACTCTCTTTGTTTTCTTTCTTCTAACTTTTCTTCTTCAGTCTTAGGTGGAGGTGGAGTATCCCACATTACATTATCGAGAAACTTCTTATGGTCACCACCATATTTAGCTAATTCTCGTTCCATAATCTTTCGTGGAGTATCATTATATTCTTTCCACCATTGTTGGTCTAATTTCATATTGTTACAAATATACGAAAAAAATTCGAGATATCCAAATTTTTACATCATCATTTCTAATTTGAATCCTAAGTAAAGAGTAATTGATAATACTATTACTACTGTTATCCAATACACAATCTTTTGAAAAGTAAAGTAAGGTGGAGTAGTTGCCCATTTCCATCTTTCATCACCTTTTGCTTGGTTTCGTTTCCATCCCTTAGTTTTCTCTAAAAGGTCAATTCCGAACTGTTTAATAAAGATGACTATTCCTAATATTGTAAATCCAACTATTGCTTCCCAATTCATAACTTATCTATATCTTCTATAAACAACTCACCGATGTTATTTTTGTTATTCACAAAATATACTGAATCATCAGACCAAGAATACGAGTTGATAATATACTTATCTTCTTTGTATTCTGAATTCGTTTTTTTAGAAGCCTTTTTAATTAGTTTAACAAATCGTTCATATTCCTTTGGTGTAAGTTTCAACTCACCCTTTGGAACATAAACCAATTCAACTCCATTATCAGTATTTTGATAAAGTTTATCTCTTGAACCATCTTCGAATGTAATAGTTACAATCTGAGATTTATCAATAGTAATTCCTTTTAGTTCTTGTCCATAAGTTGTCATAGTACCCATGAATAGGTAGAACCCCAATGCTATAACTAAGAACCAATCTATAATATCTAACTTGTTTTTCATATTTTTATTTTAAATTTATAAACCTCGATTTTATCGGTACCTGTAATACTAATACTATCAGCTCACATATAGGTATAAGTAGTAGTAGTATAGATAATAACCCTTATATAAGACCTACTAATCTAAATACAAAAGACCAGAATACAAAAGTCCATATAAGGATAACCCACCATGTAATAGGACGGGTATTTAATTTAAGCCATTCTTTTAAAAAATTTTTAACCTCGTTCTTCATAGAGGACAGTATAGGATTCGAACCTATGTATAAGGATTTGCAATCCTCCACCTCACCACTCGGCCAACTGTCCATGTGTACATCCCCACGAGGATGCTCACTTTTTATTTTAACTTCCTTTTCATATATCATGCTACCTATATGTAGGTACTAACCTATTTTTTCCTATGGGGAAAAAAATGGAGGCCGATAGAAAAACCACTCCGAGCCTCCTCTCACAAAGTCATTCGCTCCCAGTTACAAGAAACCTTTGAAGGGTACTACCCCTCCCCACCGGTCTCGTTTTCAGAAAGCACAACTACTTCTTCGAGTTGAGATTTCACATACTTCTCCTTAGAATTTATCAACCTCTCACTCTCGAAGAGTTCTATCGCGGTGTGTGCATGTTTTAGTGTCAGGTATCTTCTATCTTGAAAGTAAGACCTCAACTTAGGTGTCTTAGTTATAGTAACCATAGTAGGGTACTTATCTGATGGTGTATCTTCTATGATACAGTTTCTGTGTTTGTACATATTATTATTTATTTAGTCTTATATATGGGTAGGTGAGCTAGTCTTATTATTAGTTCACTTACCACAAATGTTTTTTTATTATACACAACCCATTATAGAGTCGATGTTCTTAAGTACTGTCTTACTCATGAATTGCTTATTATATCCTAACCAACCACCGTACTTATTCACAACGTTATCAATCCATACTTTCTCATCATCGGTAGGAGTATAACCTATATCGGTTTTCTTACACCACTCGTTCCACTCGTTTATCCAATATTCTTTAGTACCCCAACCTGGTTTGTTATCTATAAAGATGTAAGAAGGGAAGTACTTTAAAGCAGTACCACTATCGGTAGTTGGAGAATCTTCTCTGTATTCGTAGATATCATACATACCATTGAAAGAACCACCTTGTAAGATGTATTTCCAATTAGAGATTCTTTTGAAATCTGATTCGTTTATAGAAGAACCATCTTTATTACAAACAGATACTCTCACAGAAGAACCACCACTATATGTCTCAGAGGTAGCAGATACCACGAGGTTAGGAAATTCTTTCTTTACAAATTGTTTGATTATCGAAGCACACAACTTAGCCCTCATATAGATATAAGGTTCGTTGTTGTTGTACTTATCGTAACTTACTGAGTCTGAAGGGATTAGGAACTGATTTCCTTGAATCGAGATTTTTACTTTATTTTTCATTCTTTTAAGGTTTATATTATCACTCATTTACATAGTAAATATACGAATAATATTTGACATATCCAAGCATTTTCTTAATTATTTTGCATTTATTTTTCGAACCTCAACTATAACTCCCACCCACAACCACCCTAAAGATACGAAATTTTTGGGACATGACCAAATTATTTGTATGACAATTTGTCATAAAGACAAAAAAAACCCACCGAGTGAGAGACCAATTCTTCACGGTGGGTGGTTCGGATGAACACTTAGGATAGGAGAGAGTGTGTGGGTCTCTCTTTTTATATGTTGAGGAAACCCCTAACCTCAACAGAATACGAATGCTCGAGTATCTTTCATCACCTATAAAGACTTACTTCGTTATTTCAATCGGTTCTTAGAGTAATATCTCAATCAGAACCTCAACTTACAATACAAATATACGAAAAATATTTGAATTGACCAAGTCTTTTATTAACTTTTTTTACCCACAAGGACAAAATATCCATAAACTAACATAGAACATATAGAAAAGTCCTACAATAAATGCAAAACCTCCTACTAAATCAATCCATTGCTGGTACTTCTTATATAACTTATTTAACATACTCATTCTGTTTACCTAATGATACACCATACTTAACTACTTTGAAATCCTCTTCAGATAAAGCATCCCACCAATCAGAAGCAACTTCCTCCTCATCTATGGAGATAGCAAATTCTTTATCATAACCACCATCTTCTAACTGAGGGTAGATGATTCCTTTTTCAGTGTCAAACACACTTCCTACTGATTCTAATACTACTAACATAATTTTAAAGTTTTATTTGTTTTAATTAATCTCATTTACATAGTAAATATACGAAAAAATTTCCATATATCCAAGCATTTTCTTCACTTTTTTGCATCTTTTTTTTAATGAGCAGATACTCACCCACCCTCCGCACCCTTACAATATACGAAATTTTTTTCACATTTCCAAATAAATGACATGACAATTTGTCAAACGAGCTCGAAAAGTTATCAACACCCCAAAAAGTTATTAACATGACATTTTGTCTTACATACCGATGAGCGGAATCTCATGCTCGAAAATTGGGGATTTGGGGTGGACATGACAGAGTGTCATATTACGCGTGGGAGAAAAAAAGGCCTGTCCACACACGAACATGAGCCTCTCCAGTATAGTGATAGAGTGGTATTAAGTGGTAAAAAGTGGAAAGTATTATATATCACATTATGATATAGGGTGTGAAAATATACACCAGTAAGGAGTAATGGGGTGCGTAGAACCTTTCTACACTTCATGGGGTGATTTCTAAGGTTATATCTCCTATGGTGTCATATTGGGGTACGGATTCATTCTCAGACCTCTTAAATCGAAGTTTTCAACCTCGTACTATTGAGTAGGGGAGTAGGGGTACTTTGGGAACTTGGGGATTGTGGGAGTACTAAGGGAGTATTAGATATAGGGTGATAGTGAGCTACTCATTCCCTTCCCTCATGTATATCCTTATCTATATCTTCTTGTGTTATATCATAAGGAGTACGAGGTGCTGAATCTTTATTGGAATTATTACTTGTACCAAGCTTGGTTATTTCTCTAAACGAAAGTGCTAAGAATGCAAGAGGAATCCAAACACCATAAGGAGAACCCCAATGTTTGTGGATGCTTAATCCTATTATAACTAACATACCAATCCATATGGTAAGTACTATCAAAAAATTAGAGAGTGATTTCATTTTTCTACAAAATTTGATTTCATTGTTTTGAAAAATTCTACCATTGAGTTTTTTTGGTTCGTATTCGATGAACATTTACAATTCGGTCCATTACCACCACAACAATTATCTTTGTTTTTTCTTTGTTCTCGTATGTTTAAGTGATATTTCATTTGTTTAATTCTTATGTTATTTGTTATGTCTATAAATACTACTATCAATAAAAAATAGGGTGAAAAATTTTCTTTGGCGACTCATCGAACCCCCCACGACAAAAGAACGAAAGGAATTAGTTCCCATAATCCTCATAATCATCGTAATAGGTAGTATCTTCTTTTGGTTCTATATAAGTATCTACAAAATCTTCATGGTCCTCATCTCTTGGGTCATCATTCCATGCTTCGTTATAATAAATGTATTGGGTCTTTTCCATAATGTTCTAAAGGGGGTTCGAATCGTTAATTGCTTTCCATATTTCAAATTCGTTAATAATTTTCTTCACCATTATTTTATGTGATTTTGCACTGAAGTGATTATCATCGAGTTCTCCTTTGGTTTCATCTTTGATTCTCTCACCTCTAATTCTATGTATTAAGTTATATTGTTTGATTGCATACCATATCCAATGATATACAAATCTTTTATTAGGAGAACCCAAAACTTTATCTACAAGTTCCGCTCTATTACATAGCTCTGATTCATATAATAGGTCCATTCTATTTATACTGATTTCTTTTATTGTAGATTCTTTTAATGCATTAGATTCATCCTCTGGTGAAACTACATCACGCCATTCATTATTTTCAACATACCGCCATCTTGTTGGTGATGACCATCCTATTATTACAATATCATCTTCTTTAATATTACCTAAATTTAAGATAATCCTATCAATAATAGATTCATTTCCAATACCAGGTTCTGCCTCGTTCTTTAAATTCATGTTCAATTCTTTGGCAAGTAATTCACCAAAACAAGACGGATAATAACCCAAGTATTTACTATACGCTTCCGACCATGATTTGTTTTTCTTATGATAGAAAGGTGCAGAGAAAGAGTCTCCAAAAATCCATAAATTTGATTTATCTACCACGACCTGATTTCTTTACACCCTGATTCCTTTTGCTGTTGGTTCGATTTCCTTGCATATTACTCTTTTGTTTTCCTCTCGAACCATTTTGATTATCGTGTTTATTTCCGAAAAATTTACTACTCATCTTTTGGTCTCCAATCTTTAACTTGATTTAACTTTTTTTCTAACTTTTCAATAATTTCTGAATTACCACCACCTACTTTATCTTGCTCTGATTTTATAGTGGATTCTAATAATCCAATTATCTCTCTTTGTCTTTTTGTACTCATTTTTACTTGTTTAGTTTGTTCGTATATTATATCAATTACATCTTTTATTATTACACAATCTTCGTACCTCTCGATTTCTTCCATATGTTTAAGTAAAGAATATAAATTTTCAAGTGGTATTAGATTCATTATTGTTCTTCTTCTAATAGTACCATTTTTATAACAACCCAACATCCAATCAAGAGATTTAACTCGCATCTCGAAAAGTTCGTTTTCGTTTATTAACCTATTTCTATGAAAAAATTCTTCTGGTCCCATTATATTAAATTATCTGGTACAAGATTTGAATTTTGTAATTTAAATAACCTTTCTAATTCTTTTTTAGATATTAGTAAACAATTCTTACTAACTCTCTCATAATTCAAATCTTGCCAAATCATATCTGTAAGTTTGTTAATATATTCCTCATCCATTTTGAAGAAGTTACAATTGAATGCAGATTCATTCCAAATTAACTTATAAAGTTCAGTTGCTGGATGATATCCATGAGCTGTTATTACTTCGGTAATACCAATCTCATTAAGTTTATTATTTAATATTAAATCAACATGATAATCACTAATCATACATCCATGTCCAAATGTATCTATCGCCCACTCATCAATACCACCTCTTTCAAACTTTTCATTTTTATAAAACCAAATATTATCAAAATCAATTTGTTTAATTTTACTTTTTGCAGGTAAATAAACTTCTTCAATATTTGTTTTCTTATCTGCAATAGGATTGTATTGTAAATTTTTTACTAACTTATTATCTCTAGCGAACATAAATTTATGAGAATAATCATCATACAAATGTTTAAGTGTAGTGGTTTCGATATCTCTATACCAAACACTTAATGATTCTTGCATGAAAACAAAATTATATTTTATATTATTTAATTTACAAAAATTTTGAGTTCTAATTATATTGTTTAAATAATTAATAATTTTAGTTTCTATTGGTACTGATAACTCATGTTCCATTGCCAGTTCATGCCACTTTTTGGCCTTTTCTGATAACATATCATCTGGATGAGTATGTGTTGGTGTTAAATAAAACCTATCTAATATTTTTCCTATATTTCCATTTGAAGTACCCATTCCCATTTCAAAAAGATATTGGTGCAATTCTTTTGAATATTCTCGTACCTCAAATAGTTCTCCTTCTCGTAAATGCATTGGAAAAGATAACCCAAAGTTTTCTCTTTCTGATTGAATATTAAAATCCTCATCTTTCATATCTAACCAATCAAATTTATCTATTGATATTCTATCCCATTGCGTCCACTCTGCAAAACAATAGATATTTTCAGAAGGTACTCCTTTATCAAGTAGAAAATCAAGGGCTCGTTCAAGTGAGTCTGCAATCCACTCTGAAGATTGACTTCTAACAGCAAAATCCCAAACGATTACATCTCCCTTTGTTACAAAGTAAGTTTTTGATAAATCTTGTCCGAATAGTTGTTTTAAATTAGAAGTTCGTTTTGTATCCATTCCTTCCAAAACAGATTTTACTGATGCATTAGAACAAACAGGATTTGATATAGAACCCGCCATCATTCCATAACTACAACCACTCGTAACAATATGTTTAAATTTAGATAAATCCATATATTTTTTTCAATAACAATTCTGATATAATTTTGTGTGAGTTTTTATTTGGATGCTTTCTTGGTAAAAACTCACCACCATTCTCTTTAATATAATTATATAAAGTAAATTCTTTGAAATCGTGTGGAAGTTGTTCCCATAAAGAATTTAAAACTATTTGATTTTCTTCTCTACCAAACTCATCTATTTTAGTCTGAACATCTAAGTTAAGATTGTATTCATAAAAAACATTTGAAAAAATGTATGGTATTTCATGAAAATCTAAAAACGCTCCCAATCCTATAATATGATTAAAAGTTCTGATATAAGATGGTATATCTTCCGTTTGATTTAAGACAAATACATCTTCGGTTGTTCTATCTTTATCTTTATCACCCCACTTATCATATCCTACCCACAATCTCTCTTGTTGATATTCTTTTCCATTCCACCATTCAAATCTTGTTGGTGAAGTCCAACCAATAATAACAACGAGCTCATCTGATTTTACCCAACCCGATTCTTCACTCCAACATTTTTGTGTTTCTAACCAATAACAAACATCTCTCATAGTTTGTCTGTATATATAATCGTTTGATACTCCAGAGGATGCGTTATTACAGTCAATCATACCAAGTTTACCAGAAATTAAATTAGAAAATCTTTCTCTTTGTTTATTTTCTAATTCAGCTCCCCAAACTACTGAATCTCCATTTGTGTATAAGATTGGTTTCATAATAAGCTTTTTTTGGGGATTTTAAAGTTAAATTCATCTGGCTTGAATAGTTTATAACCATCATACTGATTCATTGTATTAATTAAATGTTTGTAATTATGTTCAGTAATATCTCTTAATTTTCTATGTAATTTAAAAAAACCACCATCTCCTATTTGGGATAACCACTTTACATTTTCCATTATTAAATGAATTCTATTTTTTTGATTTAATTCATAATCATAACTCTCATTCCAAAAATCACCAAAAGTTTTAAATCCCATTTCTCTTAGATTGTGTAATGAATATGGATTTGAGTTAGATAAAAAGGGTTTTTTAAAAAGTATTGCATTTCCTGTTTTTTCTGTGTATCCTGTTGATTTTCCTTCAAAAGTTTCTAAGAAGTATGAACCAGGTGGTCTTATAGTTTCATTTACAAACATAATATTTGAATCATGAATTAGTTTAAACATTTCTTCGTATGTATATCTCATTTTCCCACTTTTATCTGCTCCTTGATTGTAAGGATTTTCTGAAATGGTTGAAATGTAAAATTCTTCTGGTATAAATTCTTTTAATTGTTCTGCAATATAAGTTCTATCTTCTCTTGCAGAACCACCTTGTATGAATATTTTATTTTTAGATATAGGTGGATAGTAATTTACAAAATCAGTTCTCCTATAATGAAGTAACATATTATGAAGTGTGAAATAATAATCACCATAGGGAAATATATCTGAATAATCTCCATGAATATCTGAAGTAATTACCAACAATTCTTTTTTAATATCTAAATCTTTCCAAAGTTGATTAAGAAATTTAAATATTTCATCCATTTCATAGTGTTCGTAATTTTCATCCCAAACCCAAATTTTATCTTTGTGTTCTTTTTTTATTTTTTCAAATTCTTCGTAAATACTCTTTATGGTATTTTGAATCGTTATAGATTTTTTTAAATCTTCAGAGGATAATATACATTGATTTATAGCCGATGCGAGAACATCCGAACCATCGTTGATTGGTGATTTGAATCGATGTTGCATAAAATCAAAATGTATAAGTTGATTATAAAAATAACTCTTCATTGATAAACTTTCTATAAATTACCGAAGATGGATGACCACCAACCCTGTTTCCTTTTTTTAATTCTAATTCAAAAAAATCTTTGGATGGATTTTCTTTGTATAACTCTGTAAAAATTACACATTCCATTCCCTCTAATAAATAATCTTTTAATTTATTTTCGTTTTTATATAACTCATTACAATAATCAATTGCTGATAAAATATCTGAATTATATATCTCTAACTCGTTTTGTATTTGATTTTTATATGATTTGAATAGAGGATTGCTTAAATAAAAATCATAATCTATTCTTTCCATTGAAAAATATTTTCTATTGATTCCTCTCTTGTGAAATTCACTAATTAAAAATGACCAGATTTCAAACCAATGTAAAACTTGATTTATTGGTCTATCATTTAGTGTGAGAAAATCAGTACTTAATCTACTAAAATTGTTGTGGTTTCCAACTTTTAAATTATCACCAACACCACTACCCGTCAAACCAAATGAATATCCATCTTTTTTAACATAGTTTAATGTATGCATTTCATTTTCTTCAAAATCACCAATAAAAAAAGGATATCTACTTTCAGCACTCCATTGTATGAAAACCATTTTTGGATTTATTTCATCTAAATAATGTAATATAGTTCTACATATTGAAATGTTATCGTTTGTTTGATTTCCTAAATTCAATACCGTTAATCCTTTATCATGCTCAATCCACTCTGGCCATGAGTACGAATTAAAATCGTACTTAGATATAGTTTTATTTAAAAAACTTTGTTTAGTGAATGAACATCCTGAGGTGATTAAATCATACATAATCTCTATATATTTTCTGACCTCTTAAATCATTATATTTCCAACTGCCACCAACAGATTCGTTGTAATCTTGAATTCTATCCGAATTGAAAATTTCCAATCCTTTTTTTGCTTCTTCTGGTGCCATGTACATATGCCAACCTACACATTCGAATTCATCATCATCGTACATCCTATCTTTATGTCTACCATCGTAAATCATTGGTCTTGCCCACTCATTAAATTTCTCATCGTTGGTAAGTATCATCCCACCTTGACCAATGTTTAAGATTTTCTTTAAGTGGAAGGATAGTATCATGTACTTATCTTCATATCCTCTACTCATATCTTTGAATAGTGCAGTAGCGGCATCTATGATTTTAGTATCACCCAATGGATACAATCCATCCCATTCAATATCCTCAAACTTTGGTGTATTACCGCTTAGGATAATTTGATTGGGAACTGATACATAAGTTTTAGAAGGGATAGTAATATCAGTATTAACTATGCCTAAATAGTGGAGAACCAATCTAATAGCATTGGAATTGGAATCACAAGCGATTCCATACTCATAACCACAATAATCTGAAACTTCTTTCTCAAAATGAGTTACCCAATCCCAAGAATCGTTAATCAAATATTCTTTCATCTAAAAAAGGTTTTAATTCTTCTTTTGCAAATATCTCCATCATTTCAGCTGAAGGATGACCATACATATTTTTATTATGAAATAGTTCCATTTTAAAACTATCACTATTTTCGAGTTCCTGATATGGATTTATATCAGGATATCTTTTTATTGCATCCCATGTCCATTCATATAAACCACAATAGTTTTTATGAAAATATGATTTGGTTTCAATTGGTAAGTTTTTTACATATGGATATAACATAGGATTTTCTAACATCCAATTTATATCATCTGCACCATCAGGTCCACCTATCGAACCATCATGTACCTCAAACCCTCTTTCATATACATTTTTTGAATAGTTATTTCTCATGGATAAATAAAATGTTTTTATTTTATTCTTTTCACAAAACATTTCAAAATGAGACCAAGCTTCTAACCAATGTAGTGTTTGATTTATAAAATTATTTGAAGTTATTTCTAAGGAATACATTCCAATTAATTCTCTGAATTTTGTACCTTCGAAGTGCTCCCAAATATTTTCATCCTCTGGTGGTGCAAACCCACCTGTTAAAAAGAAAAACCCATCTCTCTCATTATCAGTAACATATGATAAGGTGTGTTGTGTTTCGAATAATTTTTTACTTGAAATATCTTTTTTAAAATAAAAGGCCTCTCTGTGTAAATCTGACCATTGTATTCCAATTGTCATATCCTCATATTTTATCCCCTTATCATTTAACTTGTTTATCCAATAATAAAGTATTCTGATGATACTAACATTATCATTGGTTGCAGAACCAAGATTCATAACTTTATATGAATCACCAAGTTCTTTTTGTAGGCCTTCGGGCCAACTATATCTCGGTGGTTTATTATCACCAAGAGAACCGGCCGAAAACCTTGCATTTTTTGTAAAAGAACAACCTGATGTTAATATGTATTTCATCTATTTTGGTTTGTATCCATAATCTTCACCACCCTGTCCTACAAAATGTCCATCCCAATTTTCCTCTTCGTGTAATTTATGGTGTGAATATTCGTTTGTTTTGTAAGTACTTCTATGAGGTGGGTCATCTTTCATTGGTTCTGATGTAGAAATATAATAAAAGAATCTAATAGCACATCTTGGTTTATCTTCTGGTGCATCTACGCCACTAACTCTATGATACGGTCCATTTTTTATATTTTCATTGATAACCAATCGATTAAATTTTGGTGATATTGATTCTATAAGATTTGATTTTGGATTGATATCCACATTATCATCGTAGTATTGAATATGGCCACCCCACTCATCTTTCCAATCTGGTGTAATATATAATAGTGAAGTTAGTTTTCTGTGTAATCTTATTCTATCATTCCAATTGAAATCATAATGACAACCAAGTGTTTCACCATTTCTAATGATTGAGTATCCTGCACCAACCAAGTGTGGGTCTGGTAATAATCCAACAATCCCAGTCATTTGTTCTAACTCATAGAGAAACTCACCACTATGCATAATATCATAAGTTACCCTATGTGCAGTTGGTAGTGAAATCAAATCATTAAACTCTTCCATTCTTGAACCAGCACGAGTAAAAACAGTCCAACCACCTTTGGGTGCATTCATACATTCATGATACAAATCATGTGTTGTTTTTTCATCTAAAAAATTATCGATTTTGATTCTACCAAAACCCCATTCTTTTTTATTACTTTCCCACTCTTGTTTTTTTGCTATCATATCAATAACTCCTTTACAATTCTTGGTTTTATTAATTCATCAAAAATCATTTTATTTTGTTCTTCATCAGGATGTGTGTTTTCTGCATATCCAAATTGTTGTCCTTTTGATATTAAATATTCAGTAAACCCGTCACCAATCCCATCTACCTTATAATTAGTTGTCCAAATGAATCTCTTCCAATTTATTTTTTTAATTAACAAATTCAATGTATCTGTTGATATGAATGTTTCTATTACATTTTCTGGTTGTATTGTTGATACTCGTTGTTTCATCAAATCACCATTTATTTTATCTATGTTTCGTATCATATCAAATGATACATCGGTTGTCATTAGATTTGCTATGGTAAACATTAAATAGGGAATTTTATTATTCTCAAAAAATAACTGAGTAAAGTAAATATTTTCTAATGTTTCTAAGAGTTGTCCATAAATTGAATAATAGTTATCGTAAAAATATTTAGATTTATCATTATAATTCGTACCCATTCTCACATATCCAATTTTTCCAACAACATCTTCATCTTGCATTCTAATTACATCTGTATCATCTTTTGATTTAATTAGAAATGGATAATCCCATCTATCAATTGTAGACCATTGCACTATTGCAAAATTGTATTTGTTAGGATTTTGTAAAACTTCTTTTTGGATTTGTCTACGAATATAGGTATTTCCAGCACCATGTTCGGCTAAATTACGAACATTATCACCAATTAGATTTGGCCAAGAAAATGGTTCTGCCGAGAAACTACAACCACTTGTTAAAAAAGTACTATTTTTCAGTATATCTTCCATAATTAATTTTTGACCATATTCTATCAAATACATAGTATATAATAAATCCTGTAATATTCATGTAAATAGCATTCCAAAAATTAGAATCTGTTACATTTACAGTTAAAACCAAAAAAGAGTTTAGTATTGCTACTACTCTCCAACTTATGGTTTTAAACAAAGTTCTTTTTTTAGTTTCTACTACTCCCACGATACTTCCCAATCTTTAAATTCTGCTGCAATACAATCGATTTTGTAATCTTTCCTACCACCATCCAATTCTTGGATTTTATTTTTTGCAGTGTTTCTGATTCCATTTAATCCATGAGTAAGTAATAACTTGTTACCAACATCTACACCATTTCTTGCATTATCTTCATTGTACCAAATATGAGCATTCATTTGTGATACAACTACAACCGCTCTAATAAATTCTCCATCAACTCTATCTTTCTCTTTGAGAATTTCATTAATATCATGTACAATGTCTGATATTTCTTTTGCATACTCCTCTTTGTGTTGAGGAATCTTAACTTCTTTCAACTGAACAATTGATAACCTATCAATTAATTCTCCTAATGTTGGTAAAAACTTTCTCATTTTTGTATTTTTTTATAAAAGTGATTTGCTATGAATTCATGCCACTTTGGTCCGAAATGTCCACCATCTTTTGCAAGAGGTAACCACTTTGTTTCCCATGGCTCTCCAAATTCATAACATTCTATATAATTAACATTATTTGCTTTACATAGGCTTTTTAACAATAAATCATCATTATCCGCCTCATTTAATATAAACTCTGTTCTATTTTGATTATATCCTTCTAAGTTATTATCATTTTCAAAGTACTTTTCTGTAAGGTCTAAAGTTCTACCTTTTGGTGGAATCTCAACAAATATATTTTCTGTTTGGACATTGTTTAAAACATTTAGTAGTTGCCATATAATATATTTATGTGAACCACCAGGCCAGCCTAAATTAATAACTTCTTTTTTCATTAGATTTGATAATTTATTAGGCCAGATATCTTCATATTCTACTCCCAATCCAAATGTAAAGGAACTACCTATACAAACGATATTATATCCTCGATTGAGTAATTCTGAATAGCTGTTAGTAGAACGATAACCAAAATCATTATACTGATAAGGAACACCAGATTCTTTTTCACCTGTTGGATTTGTTATAATTTTATTTTTATATAACTTTAATTCAGGAATTTTATTTATTTTATAATTTACCCTTGTTCCCATTTTACTATATTGTTGATACACCTCTTTTTTGAACAACTAAGGTTGCATTATCATTGGCAAATTTTATTGATTCATCTACATCTGAATTTTCTGTGTATTTGTAAGCAAATGATGCCATCCAAGTATCACCTGCACCACTCAAATCCCTAACCTCAATAGAAGTATCAACTGAATATCTTTTTTCTTTATACATACATCCTCTTTCGGACATAGTAACGATAAGATTATCTTTCCACTCTTCGTATTTTGCTCCGTATCTTTCACATCTTTCCCATTCAACTTCGTTCATCTTTACGAAAGTGTATCCTTTGAAGTTTTCTAAATCAATAGTTTTCTTAGTATCAATAAAAGATAATTTTGCTTTCTTACCAATCTTCTTAATATCTTCATTTGTAAGAAATCCTTTATCATAATCTGCAACTACAATGGCATCATATGATTCAAAATCTACTTTTTTAACATCAAATGAATTTTGGACTGAATCATTAGAATCAACTCTGAGTAACATCTGGTTCGATTTGTACTCAACATATCGAGTTTTGGTAATTTGTTCGTAATTAGTTATAAGTTCAACTTTTTGAACACCAAGTTTATTTAGATTAGCAACAACATTACCAGCCATACCTTGATTGGTAATTGTTTTTGTGGGTTCAAAAACAGGGATAGGTGCCTCAGGACTTAACCTCGAGCACATCCCATATATGAATACATCGGTACAACTATCTCCTATAACTAATATTCTCAAAACTGATTATTTTCTAAATATTCATTTAATTTTTTTACTCTTTCGCAAATTTCATATTCTTCTTCATAAAGAGCCCATTGAAGAATTTTATCTAAAGTATCTTCTACACTTTTTCTTTGAACACTAAAATCAAAAGCCTTTTTCTGTTTTCTGATTTGAGCTTCTACTCTAACACATTTAACCTCATCTAAATCATTGTACAAAAGTTCTTCACATCCAACAAGTAGTTCAGGCATTAAAGTTCTTTTACCTTTACCCATTGTCCACTCATAGATATCAGTATCTCCGATGTGTATAGTTAATATTCTTTTTTCTTCTGTCATAGTTTTACTTCAACTATTACAGAAGCGAAATTTTCCATTTTAGATTCTTCTGGTGTAATTTTTGTAATTATCCAATCTGTCTTTCCAAATTGAATTTTACCTCCCAAATTTAAACAAGGGCCACCTTCGAAATCAAACATTGTTTGGTTTCCATTTTCATCTTGTGAACCTCTTGAAATTATAGATTCACCCATTATTCTAAGTTTTGTTGGTGAAATTTTTTCAATAACCCTATCGTTTCCATATCTATTTTGAACGATTTCCATACGCATATTATTTTACCTCGTTTGACTTTGATTTAAAATATATTTCAATTAAATTTTTGTGATTTTCTCCTTTAGATTTATACCATAAATCAATATATTTTCGAGTAGCAGGAATATGCTCTCGATTACTCATTGATTTGATAACTCGGAGAACTTTTTTCATTTCTTCTCTGAAGTGTTTATTTGTTTCTATATCGTTGACTGTAAGGTCAAACCTAAATGTTTCCATACTATTATATATATATCAGTTATATTAGATTTTTATCAAAATTTAAGTTCTTCTTAAATTGTAAAAAATCAGAATGTGTTGATTTTATTTCTTTTATATCTTTTTCAATATATTTTTTTCTTACCAAATGGTTAAAAATAGTTTTTGCAGTTATTTCTGTTATCCAATATCCTTGATGTAGGTCATTAATCATCCCATTAGTTTCATGTTCAAATAAAAATTTACTATTATTATAAAAACACAAAGTTTCTTCTCCTTCTATGTTATATTTTACTGTTTTTAGTTTTATATCAAAAGAATTTCTTTGATTTGGTGAAAATATATCATCAAAGTTGATGAATTCATATTTTATATTGTGTGAATCTAAAAAATTTATGAAAAATAATAAATTCATTTGTAATTTTTGTAATAAATCATCAAAATTTACAGTTTCTACCAAAAAATCTGCATATATTTTTTTTATATGTTTTGGTAAAAGCTTTTCATTTTCATAGTATTTCCACACAACATCAAAGTTATTACCTGGTGGATGAGTTGAAACATAATTACAAATTACATAATCATTTATAGTATTGGAATAATATTCTTTTCTACCAAGAGAGCTCATCTCTAATAAAAGTAAAGTTTCTTCTTTTTTAAAGTTTGGGTCTGATAATAAATCAAAAACCAATCGATACATTCTCTCATTACCAGCACCAGCTTCTGATAAATTTATTACTTCAATATCATCCACATATGTTTTTAGTATACCAGGCCATGAACAAGTTTCCATAGATGGATATTTTACTACATTTTTATATATAGATTTAGCCTGAGGTAGATGAAATCCTGCCCCTTTAGTATGAGAAGTACCGAAACAATAAATCTTTTTAATCATGGTCTTAAGCCATTTGTTGTTTTTCTACCTAACTGAATTGCCATCTCCGATGGTGTTGTTCCCATACCTACTTGTTTCTTATACCACCAATATAAATCTTCAGTTGTACCCTTTCCTCTTTGTCTTTCATTTGCCTTTTCCCACAAATCTTTTCCAAATTCCAATTCTAATTCTTTTCTTAATTGATGTAATCTTGTTTGTTCTTCAACTATACCAACTTCCATCAACTTTTGTGCCTTGATTCTTTTCATCTTAGCATGTTGGTGAGCTTCATGTTTTATAGAATTAATATCATTTGAGTGTGAATTATCAATGTATTCATTATACATCTTATCATATAACTTTTCGTTATCTTTTGCTTCTAAGAAATAAGGTGAGTATTCGAAATCACCATTTCTTATTTTTAATAGTAGTGGTGATTTAGATTTTAAAGGCTTTTTTCTATACTTTCCTTCTGTATAATATCGAAATGGATTATATCCCATAGTTTTATATTTTAGTATTATTTACAAATATACGAAATTATTTTGAATTATCCTAATATTCACTAAAATGAAATTGTAAAAATTGTTCTCTAAAATTTTGGAAACCAATTGATGCATTTTCTTCCCACTTATCAATATCACCATCATCACTCACCCATTTGTAAGATTTAAACTCTACTCCATATTTTTTACAAACATATGCAAGTGGATAGCATTCCATATCTACGATATCACAATTAGCAATCATCTGTAAATACTTGTGAGCATAATCGGTTCGTGTATTATCATAAATCTGGTCTGTTGAGAAACATTTGATTCCACTATCTGAAAGTTTAATTTCACATATATTATTTTCTGGTGTACATCCATATTCTGCAAATGGTCTTACATCAATGTTGTTGTAAGTTTCACCAACTTCAATAACTTCACCAACTTTGTAATTTTGGAGATTACCACAAGAACCAAAGTTTACAACCAAATCAGGTTTCTCTTTGAGAATGATTTCGGTCATGTTCATCGCAGCATTAGTTTTACCAATTCCCACTTGGAAAATTGGTACACCATTAATATCTTTCAACCCACCATGTTCTAAAGGTGTGGCTGATACTAATATTATCTTACTCATTAATACGTTATTAAACATTTTACATCGTGGTCTTTTTTGATTCCAATATCAACAAGAGCAAGTTTATCTACAACTTTCAAACCAACCATCTGAGATAAGTTCACACCAGCTTCCATTGTACCACCTGTTGCATATACATCATCCACAATAACACAAGTTCCTAAATCATGTTGAGGAATGTATGCTATTTCTAATTCATCCTTACCATACTCTAATCCATAAGATACCGAAAACTTTCTGTTGTTTGGAAGTTTTCCTTTTTTACGAATCATTCTTACTCCACCACCAAATTCAACTGCGAGTGCTGAAGCAAATAAGAAACCTCTTGATTCAATTCCTACCCAATATTGTGGTAAATTATCCTCACCAATAAGTTCTCCCATTTCTTTGATGGCTAAATCTAAAACAAATCCATCTGCAAGTAATGGTTGTATATCTCTGTAAATAATACCGTCTATTGGAAAATTAGGTATGTTTTCAATGTAATCTTTGTAGTTCATTATCTATGTGTATGCAAACTTAAATATTCTTCTATCTTTTCTGAAAACAACATATCATAAACTTCTTTACCTACTTCACTTGGGTCTAAAATAATAGATTTAGATGCATATCGAGTTGCTCCCATGATATCAGATTCAGAATATTGTGGTTTAGTTGTATCGAGTTCTCGATTTACATATTCCACAAACTCATCCGATTCCAACCATTCTTGGTATCCATAATCAGAATCTGCCATTTGATTAGTAAGATGAGCCATTTCCATTTCGTTAATCAATTGTTCTTTAACTTTTCCCATTTTTTAAATTCTTTAATTGTGTTTCTGTCAATATTCCTCTTTTTTCTGTTTTATCTTCCTTTGGTATGGAATATTTTTTTACCAAAGTTTCTAACCAATCTTCTTTTTTACTCATATAAATTATTATCTACAATATCAATTGCTTTGTTAATATTATCCAAAGATGCTTGTATCTCTGACCCATCTGAATAATTCAAATCCCAAGAACCATCTTGTAACATCTCAAAATCTTCTTTTAATACTTTTAAAATATTTAAAAGTTGAACTTTAGGATGATTCTTTTTTCTTTCCTCAAGTTCTTCACATCTACCACAAGTTTTTCGATATCCTGCATTAGATGCACCACATACATTACAGTTCCAAATCGAATCTACTATACTCATCTTATAATACTAAAAGAATTTACTTCATTACATTTAACACAAATATCTGTATCAATTCTGCCTCTTACACAAGAGTCATGTTCCCATAGATTAACTAACTTGGGGTTATCACAAGTACATTTTCTATCTGTACATTTTTTGTTTGAGAAGTGTTTTAAATCTCTATGATTTATCCAATCTTCTCTTAAGAAGGCGATACCTGGTTTCCACCACATTGGTACACCTTGTTTTGCATTCATAATTTCTCTATCACTCATATTTTAAAATTTATATTTCTAATATACAAAATTTTTTTGAATTATCCAAATATTTCTACTCTGATATCTTTCATCATTTCAAATCCTAAATCGTTAAGATAATCTCTACCTTCTGAAATCATCTTATCCCAACCACAAAAATATACAAGTGGTTTCTCATCTAAGATTGTAAGTTCTGGTAGGTATGCTCCATGAACATATCCATTAAACCCTTCCCATTTTTCACGAGATAAACAAGGTACGAATTCAAAATTAGGAATAATCTCTTCGTATTTTTTCATTTCCTCAAAGTAAGGAATATCTTCTTTAGTTCGAGTTCCAAAAAATAACTTTATATTTTTGGTTGGAATATTATGTTCTGCTATGTATCCTAACATAGAACGAAAAGGAGATACACCAGAACCAGTTGCTACAAAGAATATATCTCTATCTGTTAGTTTTTCTGGTAATGTGAATATTCCCATTGGTCCTTTGTATGCAAATTCATCACCAATTTTTGCTTCGTTAAACAAATACTCACTCATTTTACCACCCTTTAGATAAGTGATAATAAGTTCAAATTTATTACTTCCATTTGGCCAAGATGCAACTGAGTAATTTCTTTGTATAGAATCTACTCCTTCAGATGGTCCATATGGTTTTGCTACCAATTGAACCAATTGACCTGGTGTGAATTTTATTTCATCATATAGTGGTGATTCAAATATAAATCTCCAATTTGATTTTGTTTCTTTTATTATATCTACTAATATAGCTAAATCCATTAATTTTCTAATTAAAACTTAGGGGGCCGTAGCCCCCTTCGTTTAGTGTAAATGATTAACCTTAAAACATCGGAATATCATCTTCCGAATTTTTTTCTTGGTCTACCTCATTGAAGAGGTCCTCACCGTTCTCGTCCTTCACATACTTTTGAACGAGTTGTTTAATATAAGTTCTTTCGGAATCAACACCACCATCTTGTGAGAAGAATGGAAAGATTGAAATTTCAGCCGATTCGAACAAATCGAAACCATCGTAAAGTAACCCAGCCATCTCAACAGATGCTCTTGTGGATACCATTGAAGTAACCTTACCACTATCACTCATAGCCTGAGTTCTTGTGTGGTGAGCAATCTCAGCAACTGCCTTGAGGTCATCTTCGTTTACTTCTGGAAACATATATTTTAGTAATCCAAATTCTTGGTCATCGGTTAGAACATCCATTTCAATAGTAACGAATCTATCGAGGATTGCCCTATCCATTACTCTTGTTGAAGTATATTCATTACCAATGTTAGCGGTTGCGATGAATGTTACACCATCAGCAACTTTCACAATTGGAGAACCCTCAGCCTCATCTAATCTGAGGTATCTTTGTCCACCATCGAGAACAGTCATTAAGATATTCCACGCATCAGGGTGAGCTCTTGATAACTCATCCATTAGAATTACAGCATTTGGAGTTTTGATTGCCTTCACAAAAGCAGATTCTGAGAAGAACGTGCCTTTGTTTTTATCAAAGTGAGTATTACCAATCAGAGTAGCTCTTGGGTCTTGAGTAGCACCCAAGTTAAAGTAGAAATCTGGTCTATCAAGAGCCTTCACCAACGCTTTGGCGGCCATTGTTTTACCACAACCAGCCGGACCGGTCATCATGATATTCTTAGCTCTAACAGCTGACCTGATTAGATATTTCCACTTCAATTCGGTCATCACCAATTCAGTTGGTTTTAGATTAACAGAACCTTTGTGAATAAAATCTTTAATTGCAGTGTGGTCAGTATTATCTTCGAACTGAACACCACCATTATCAGTATTCATTGGAATTACCAACGAATTGTAAACATCCATATCAACTTTTCTGAATGTTTTCTTACCATTCTTATTGATATAGGCTTGGAGGGCTTTACCCTCATTATAAGCACCCTTCCTTGTGGAAGTGGTTGCACCCAAAGTACCAACTTTGTTACCTTGAGTATCGATTAATTTGAATGTATTACCAAAGGTTTCTACTTTGTAAACTTCATTCGGAACGTAACCAGTTTTAAAATCTGTCATAATTTTCTGTTTTAAGGTTTATTAATTATTATCTCATTTACTATGTAAATATACGAAATATTTTTCATATACACAAGCTTTTTTTCATTTATTTTTGTAAAAATAATTTGTTCATTGTTTTGGTGATTTGATTAACATTTGTAACATCAATCATCGAAGCACCTTTACCATACATATCTTTAAATTGTTTCATGGTAGTATCACCATAGTAACTATCTGAGATAAAGTAAGATAATGTTTTGATTCCCATACTTTCAATCATCTTAACCATTTTTCTTGTGTGGTTTACAGCAGTTTGACCAGAGTAGTAGAAACCATGTCCACTAAAGTAAGGTTCACCATCTGAAAGATTTAAGAAGTAAGAATCCATATCATTGTTTACAGGTAAAAATTCTTTCATAATAGCCTCGAAACATAATCCTTCAGGTGTTGTACCAAAAGTATTCAATCCACCAAACATTTGTTTTACTTTAGAAAACTTTTCGGTTCTTGAATCATAAGCCATCACAATATAAGGTTTACCTTGAGAACAACCTCTGAATGAAACTTGGATTGTAAGGTTTTGAATCATATCAACTGCCTTACAAAGAGCAACCACATTAGTCATTGTTTGTTCCCACTTAGAACCATTCATAGAACCACTAGCATCTACTGAAATATGTAGGTTAGCTTTTTTGTAAGAATCTAACTCAGTAAATTGGAAAACATTTTCGTTACCAAATCCTAAAGAAGAAATCATTCTCTTATCGATTTTACCAATCTTCTGTCTGTTGAAAACAGTACTTCTATCTTCACCTCTAACTTGAAGTTTTTTACCTAACATAGTTCCAAGTTTAATACCTTTATCAACAGATTCTTGGTGGTACATTCTAACAGGACTTGAATCACTTTTACTCATCCAATAGTTATTATGAGTCATTGGGAACATTTCTGATTCGAAAAGGTTTTTAGTAAGTTTCTTAACTACAATACATTCAATACCTTTTTGAACATTACCCCAACCATTATCAATATTTTGACCAACTGCTCTCATCTCAGAGCCACTCTCATTAAGAGCTTCTACATTTTGTTGGTCTTTCTTAGAAACAGTTTTCTTTCTGATATCACCATCCATGAACTTTTTTTGTTTTTCAATCTTTTTTGAAAGAAGTTCTTTTTGTCTATCAGTAAGTTGAACTTTATCAGTTTCTTTTGAATCAGATGAACTTGGTGAACCACCATCCATATTATCTGGTAGGTTTTCAATATTCATTCCATTACCACCAGTTGGATTCTCATCACCACCACCCATTGGTGATTGGCCGTTAAGAATATTATTTGAGAAATCTTCAAATTCCTCATCACTCATAGTTCCACTATCAGAACCACCACCATTGCCTTCAGAATTCTGAGGTTGGTTATCTTCGTTCTGGTCACCATTACCAGACCCAGCACCCTCACCATCTGATAAAGAAGGTAGTGATTGGAGAATGATTTGGAAAACTTTCAAAGCAACATCAAATGTATCTTGAGTTGTTTTTAATCTTGAAATAGTACCCAAACCAATTACTTTGTAAATTTCTCTCAATCCTTTCAACACAGAAAGGTCAGTATTTTTATTGTGAAGGTTGACGATTCTGAACATATAAGAATCAACAGTCTCTTCAGTATATTCATCCGAAAGAAGTGCCTTATCAATTAACTTATCATTGAAGTACTTATCGTACATGGCTCTGTAATAATCTCTATAACCAGGAGCGGAATCAAATACATATCTATCAATTCTCCTATCTTCAACAACATTCCAAATATCCTTAATAATCGATGTTGGATTGTTAATACCTTTTTTGATAGCCCCCTCAGTAATATGAGTAGGAATCAAGTTGTAAATATCTTGAAGTAATCTAAAATCGGAAAGTTTGATATGTGAACCTTCGTGAAGAGCCAGTCCAACTGAAATATCAAAATCTTTTGGTTCAACAATATTTGCTCCAATAACTACCGATTTACCATCAGTATAAGAATTACCCCTCGTATTGAATATCACAGGGATAGAATCATTGGTTACAATGTTTACGAAGTTAGAAATTGCTCTCTTAGAAGAAGCAAGTTTGTAGAGGTCATGGGATTTTTTCTCTACATCTGTCATCGTATCGATTACGATATCATCATCATCCCAATCTTGAAGCCAGTAAGAAGAATTATTGTATTTACTCATGTTTTAAAGTTTTAATCATTTACATTGTAAATATACGAAAAATATTTCATATATACAAGCTTTTTATCAATTATTTTTTAAGGTTTCTATTTCTTTTTTGAGTTTTTTGATTTCTCTATCTCTACTCATTAAATATCTTACTAAAGTATCTTTGTGCGTTATTTGGTATATTGATTTACTCATATTATCTGTATAAAGTTACTATTGAACCGAAATTGTTATCAAATACTTGCAGTAGGTTTTCATAATCACCATTCATCATTTCTTTGGTAATTTGTTTACCATCCAAACCAAGTTGGTTAGCAAGTTTTTTAGCTGTTCCTAACAAGAAATACGCATTACCTTGTGGTCCAGTCAAATCGATTTCAATTCCGTTTGTTTTTTGTTTTTTTACTATCATAACTTATCAATCATTTACATAGTAAATATACGAAAAATAAACGAGAAATCCAAGCAAAAAGTGAATTATTTTTAAGAAATTTTTGGGATAATCATTTCCATTATAGGTTGTCCTCTTTCAACAGATTTGAGCTTCCATCCTTGCTCTTCCATTGATTGAATCATTACCTTGTTGTTGTAGGATTTTGGAAATGTTTTAGTGAATTTTGTCATAATTATGTTTTAATTTCATTGACTCTCCAATATAACTCCATTCAAAGGTTTCGGATGTTCCGTTTTTCCATGAGTTTGGAAGTTTATCAAATATATGATTCGATATATTTTGGTGTCCAATCTCATTTGGATGACCACCATCTATTGACTGTTCTTCTTGTTTTATATTATAAACTTCTAAAAAATTAGAATTATCCGATACTATTTTTTTTAATAATTCGTATTCTAATTCGTCAAATCCAAATAAAGCATATTTAATGTTTTTTAATTTACATATTGATATAAATGATTCAATATAAGGTCTATGATATAAAAGTTCATCTGTCATAGGTAAATCTGAACTTAATTGAATTTCTGAATACAAATTCATCCATTCGTTATCACCAAAACCCTTTCCTATTTGACAAAGTTCACCATTTCTATATGTAGATATTCTACAAGATGCAGCAGTTTGGAATATTATATGTATATCCCAACCTTTATATTGTTTTTCTAAAATACTAATTGAATCTAAAAATAAAGAACATTGATGAGAGATTCCTGCACCTGCTACACCAAAATTTAAACATTTATCAAATTTTAATTTTTTTGCAAGTTTGTTAGGCCATCCTTTTTCATGAAAATTATCTAAATGTAACCACGGTTTTTCCAATGGCATATCATCTAAATAAAGACCATATCCCTCAGTCATTGAACATCCAAATGTAATTAGTAAATTTTTATTCATAGTAAATCATTGGGTGTGTTTCTGTATATTCTATATGAATCCTCATCAAAGTGTTCTGTTGATACCTCAAATATTGTTGAGTTATCTTCTAATGCTATAAGTTGATGAGGTAATCCTCTATTAATTAATACTGAATCTCCTACCTTAATGATTCTACTATCGTGTTGTCCATTTTCTACATCAATCCAATTGAATTGAAATGAACCCGATTGTACATACCAAGTTTCTTTTTTCTTAAGATGATAATGCATAGAAAAATGTGAACCTTCTTTTGGAAACACTAATAACTTTCCACAATAATCTTCATCATTATGAATCCAAAGTTCATGGCCCCATAGTTTTTCTACTCTTTTTGGGGGTTTTACATCTATTGGTATAATCATATTTTTTGTTTTATTCGTAATCATATCCGAACCCACTTTCTTGTCTATCTAATCTTTCATAGATACCATCGAGTTCTTCTGTCATTTTTTTTACAAGATTCCAATCCTGTTCTTCGATTGCATCTTCTAAAATATTACAAATTCTTCCTATTTCTTCAGATAAGTTTGCCATTTATTTTACTATATGTTTTTAAATATAAAAAACGAATATTATTCTGTTTTATATGTGATTAAATATAATAAAAATTACAAAAGGTTATTTTTTTCTATATAATTTATAATATTTTTTGCTATTACTTTTTGAAATTTTAAATTTGGGTGCCAATTATTTGACCATTCTAATTCATTTGCAATTATTAATTCGCTATTATGGTCAGATAATAAATCTGCTATTGTTTTATATTCTTTATCTTTATAGTTTATTGTTATTAAGTTATTATCATAAAAATCATTCTCAATTGGTAAGTTAGATTCCAACCATGAACCTATAAATTTTATTGGAATTTTAGTTTCATTGTTAATTTCTTCTAAATTTTTTATGAATTTATTAAGTTCTGATTTTCCAAGTGATTTTAAAAAATAATCAGGCTCTTCTTCTATATTTTTTTCTATGATATCGTGATAGTATTTTTTATCTTCATCCTTATCTCCACTTTTAAATGCATAATAATCTTCTACCATTCTTACCAAATCTTTTGAACAACATTCATCATTACAATTATCATGCACTTTTAATCCTCTAAGGTATTCTGTTAATTGTACAACTATCAATCCAATATCATCACCATAATCTAATAATGATTTTTTTATATGAGTTAACATCGTAGAATGATTTCCACCATTTTTTTCTGTAACCAAATCAAAAGTACCAAAATGATGCGATACCAATCTACTAAATCTATTTGATTCTATAAATTTTAAATGTGAGTTAGGCATAAAATAACCCAAATCAGGAAAATTATATGAGTATCTTTTAATTGAATTTATGTTAATACTTGAGTAATTAGAATAGAGTTCTAATCCCTCACCCCAAGTAAACGAACATCCTGCAAATACTATACCTTTCATTTTAATATAAAATCTAAAATTTCTTCTCTTGGTTTACTTTCTTCGGTTATGTAGCTATTCCAAATTTTTCTGTTATTATCAAATTTAGGTTTGTACTTTAATATGAAATCTTTGAATTCAGATTTATTCATTTTTGAAATATGATTTATAAAATTTAAAAACCTATTGATTTCTTCTGTATGTGGTATGTTCAAATGAAATTCTTTATCTAATTTTTTTTGAAAATCAATTTGTGAATGATTGTAGAATGAGCCCCAGTCATCCATGTCAAAAGAATAAAATCCAAGTTCTTTTAGATAATCACGAGTTGTTGTTGGTTGAACACAATAAAAAGGAAAACCAAATACAAGTTCTTTATATATTTTTTCAGTTGTAAAAATAAAAGGTTCTTCGAGTGATGTTTCATATACCAAATGTAATTTAGAATCAAACATATCAAAGAAATACAAATAATGTAAAAAAGATTTAGCTTCTATTAACTGATTTATGTAATAAGAATCTAACTCATCTTTTGATGGATTGTTAATTTCTTCATCATCATTTAATTCTCTAAAAGAATTTATTTCATTTATACTAAGTTCACTATTTTTTAGTATATCCCTAAATTCTAAAGTGCACACATCTCGCCATTCCTTATAACCCAATCTTGAATAGAAACAAATATCAGAGGTTTCTCCTAAAGGTATAATTTGTTGTTCTCCTATGTATTGATTTAGAAAAAAGTCTTGTCTACTTGTAAATCCTACAATACCTGAAAAATAAGAATTTAAAACATTTTCTTTATCATTAAATCTTTTCTTATCTTTTTTATCTGGAAATAGTTTAGAAGGTAAAAATGATGTTATCATTTGATAACCATTCTTTAAATAAGCATCTATATTTTCATTTATATGATACGCCTCACCTTCAATATACAAAGAAAATACATTTGATTTTTTAAATCGTTTAATATCATTGAAATTTTCAGTTGGAAAACACATTGCATCATTATCACAAACAACAAATTTATCATCAGGTCCTATTTCATTACCTGTTGGTTGTAAGAATTCTACTTTGTATTCTTGAGATTTGTACTTAAATTTAAATGATGCTCGTTGCATTATGTGATTAAAATCAACATATTTTACCCAATTGATATAAGGGTATGCTAAACGAAACACAAATAAGAATAATCTTATTTCTTTTACGAAGAGTGTAACCACTTTATTTATTTTTTATTTACCTTATTTTTTAATGAGGTTATTTTTCTTTAGAGCTCTTGCGGTTTCAATCCATTTTTGTCCTATCTTATTATAAACAGGTTTTCTAACAAATGTATTTACCGCCTTTTGAACTTCTTTTGAGATAGGTCTATAAACTGTATTATCTACAATTCTAAAGTTACCTCCAAATAGATTTTGGAATTTACCTAAATTGTTCTGAACATCACTCCATGATTTTTCTAATAAATCATCAGGTAATACTCTATCTCTTGCTTGGTTTCTCTCCTTTGCAACTTCTAAAGATGTGTTTACGAATACCATGTAAGTATCGTAACCCAATGATTCAGCGTATTTCTTATTCTTCGCAATCTTACCATACTCATGACCAGTACCATCGATAATCATACCCAACCTACCTGCTTCATAAAATGATTTCTGTTTCTTAGTAAGTTGTTTTGCTTTATCTCTGATACCACCAGGAGTTTTTGTAATTTTATCCCAAAGTTCTGGTTCTTCTTTTTCGATTCTTGCCAAATCTTTTGGATTAATACCATGTTTTTTCAATCCTGCTTCAAATGCTGAATCTGAATTTACTGATTTTAAACCAAACGTAGAGAAAGAAGATTTAAGTTTCTTATCAATACCGAAGATTTCCATGGCGGTGAATGATTTACCTGAACCAGGTCCACCTGCCATGAAAACACATTTGAGTATACCAGGGTCATCAACACCCTCAATAATCATCTGTTCGATAATAGTTTCTTTTATGTTCAATAGTTCATCTTCGATATCATACATTGAATCGACAACTATTGCTTCGGTAAGTAAAGATTTTAAATCCAATTTAACTCCTTATTTTTTATTGTAAAGTGAGTAAACTTTATTTACTAATGTTGATTTTTTTACAGACCCATCTAATTCAACACCATGGTCTTGTTTAGCAGCATTTACTAATTGGTCTTTTGTCATCGAGTTTAGTTTTGATTTAGTAACTTTACCTTTGATTGCTTGAAAAACATCTTCGATTTCATCAACTACATCTTCGATTTCATCTTTGACATTTTTAACTCTTGTTTTAACTGCTTTTACTTTTTTCTGAACTTTTCCTTTAACTTCGTCTACTTTATCTTCGACTACGTCTGGAATAAAATCACCATCAGAATCTTTGATTTTTCCCTTTTTGATTAGAAAATAGATTACACCAGCGGCGATAACTCCAATTCCTAAAATAACTAAAATAGTTTTCATAATTTAATTTTTGTTTTTGTGTACCTTAATTGGTACTGTTTATAAATATATACTGATTACAAAAACCTACATTAAAGTGGGTTCATTAATCAGTTTCCATCCTCTTTGAACTTGGTCATCAAAAAAATCAAACATTGATTGTCTAAAACCATCTC